CAGCGGATTTCACCAGTCTGCCAATCCACGCTCTTGATCGTAAGACCATTCTCGGTGAGATTGGAAAGGGCAGCGACAATGTTCTTTTGGAAACTCATTCTTGGCTCTCTTGCTCTCTTTTGATTGTTCTTAGATACTACCAGACAATTTCCAAAATGTAAACCGAGATATGGAAGATTTATTTTCTTCCTGTATTTTCAGGCAGACTTACTGGCAAGATAGATTGCAGCGAACCGATCGCGAACTTCGATGCACTTGTTGATCGTCTCGTTGAGATTGAACCGATCCTCCTGCAAAGCGCGATGCATTTCGTAGTTTTGCAAACGCACAAGGTAAACTGCCCGTTGCGGCTCGGACCAATTCTTCCAATCATAAAAAGCGTCGATGGGAAGAATGGAAATTCCGAAAAAGACACTCTCCGGGTTGGTGTCGTTCGAAGGATCAGCGAGAGTGGTGAAGAGTGGTGCGGTAGTGTTGGACATAGAACCATTATAGCAAATTTATCCATAATGTAAACCGTTATGGATAAAATCTTTTTGCTCTACTTTTTAGCGATTTCCACGCTTGAAGCTCGCTCAAACAAGCTTCGCAAGTCTTCCAGTGCATAAACCTTATTCGTGTGCTCAAGATACAAAGCTTCCGCCTTCTTCTCTTCAAGCTCAAACAAAGCAGCTACAGCGCCGCGATTTTCCTGCGAAACAAGAGCGGTTGCCTTTACCTTGCGGTCTGCAACATCCTTCATCTTGTGATAAAGTGACTCCTCTGCATTGGAGATTAGCTCATATCTAGCCTTTAAAGCCAGTACGATTTCTGCTACTTGCTCAGGGCTGAGCTTAACTGGCTCAGAACTTAGCTTATTCTTTAGATTTGCTACCATGACTACTATGCCTTAATCCGATCCTCAAGGTACTTAACCTTATCCTTTAGCTCCTCGTAAAGCTCACGAGACTCACGATCATGCTCGAAACGATCGAGCAGCTTCTCATTCGAAGCCAGAACGTAATCCCACTGACGAATCTGGCTCTTAACCAAGAGCAGAAACAGCTTCTCGACAATCTTTAGATCCATGGTCTTTTCCTTACTTTCGGCGTCCAGTACGTTGCTCACGCTCAAGCTCTAGAGCGAATCGAATATCACCACACGACATTTTCCACTGTCGGGCAAGCAAGAAAATGATATAAGACTTCGACCACTCACTTGTAGCTTGTCGCCAAAGTGCCTTGTATTGCTTACGAATTCGATCTTCTTTGGTCTGGGACATTTCTTTTTGATCCTACTTTTGGGGCTTCTCTGCCGATCGGGCTTCCTGCTTTGCCTGTAGTTCGGCAAGCTTTTCAACAAGCTCGCCAGCAAACACGCGCTTTTCAAGCAATTCCTTGGCAAGCAAGCCTAGAAGGGCAAGCTCGCAAACATCGTACATGTAAGGGTTCTTGTAGAAGATAGCGTCCTTACGCTCTTCTTCAATTTCCTTTACAGACGCCTTTGGGAATAGAGGTTCAGCCATTTTTAGTTCTCACAAAAAGTTCGTCGAACTTTCCAGTATTACAGTTAACCGCAATATACTCTTCTGCCTCATAAATGGAGGCAAAAGTTGCTACCAAAACCTCCTCAAAATGCTCGTAATTGTAACAAGCACTATTGACGCCGTAAACATGGTAATGGCTGTTTGTGTTTGGCATAGGATTCATTATACCTAAATTTTAGAAAATGTAAACCAAGTCGGAGAAAATATTTTCTCCTCAGAATCCAGGCATATTGAAGAGGTTTCGAAGGAACGAATCCTGATATCGACCCGTGTTCGGATCGCGGAACCGCTTCACAAGCTCCTGAGCATCCTCAACGATACCGATCTTACCGTTATTGTTGTTGGCAATATACGAATTGAAGATATCGCGAGCGTAAGGTGCGTACAACGCATTCTTACCATTTTTTCCATTAAGAAAGAGAGCAAGATCCTTACGAGAATCAAAGGTCATCTGATTCAAAGCATGAAGCTCATGCCCAAGGTTCTTCGACCAAAGAACAACCTTATCAGCAATATCGCGGGTAAGGTTACGGTGATACTCATTCTGCATCATAGGATACAGGTCATCAATCTCCCCGGTGAGGATATAGTTGAGAATATCGTACTTCGTGAAGTCGTGGACCTTGTTGAAGGTACAATACTTCTCCGACTTGATCTTAAGACGCTGCCAGTTAGCAGCAAGAATTACATAACCCTCCTGAACCAAGGGATCGAGCGTGTTCGCAGTCTTGACGAGATCATCAAAACTCTTGAAATCACGAAGCAAATCATGATGAATCTCAGCAGAATCGAAGCCAAGACCGAAGGCAACGTCCTCTGCAAACTTCTCGTTGCCATCTGCATCGCGAACACCAATCAATGCTGCCTTGTAAGCAGAATGCTTGATAACAACAATGTTCTCAGGCGTCATAAGCTCGAAGACGTACGTAACTCCCTTCGTAAGACGCGAACCAAAGCCATCCCAATCCTTGAGGAAAGGATACGACTCCAAGACTGCCTTCTCGAAAAGCTCACGGAAAGAATGGGTTGCGTTATCCGCAAAGTTAGAACCGACAGGGACATTACGGGTTGCAACGTTCCAGCAGTCCTTGAAAGGATCGAAATAGACGATAATCAACGTACCATCAAGCTTGTTGTAGATACGAACAGGCTTAAGGGAACCATCAACAGAAGCGTTCTGCCCATAGTTGAAGAAACGAACGAACGGAAATGCGAGAACCTTTGCCGGTCCAAACACAGCATTCTCGTCGATGTTCGTCGAGCCATCCTCACGAGCAATCACCAAACCACGACACAAGTTCGTGATCTCGTTATCGTTCTTTGCCTCAAACTGATGATAGGCAAGAGTAACAAGGTGGTCTACAACCTTGTAACGGACAGCATGAAACTCCCGAAGCTCTGCAAGAGAGTGGGAGTTCAAATAGTCTAGAAGAGGCTGTAGCTTGTTGTTGCTGTTCGACATAGTTTCAGAACTATATCAGTGATTTTGGAAAAAGTAAACCAAAATCAAAAAGTGCCTATTTCATAGTGGAAAATCACGATGAGTTAATTGTTTAAAGCGTTCTCTTGTCATATTTTTGAGATTAAGCTTCTTCACAACCGACTCGATTGATGCCGATGGCTTCTTTAGTTCGTCTTGAAATGACTTGGAAGCAACGATAGCATCTGAGATTGCTTTTAGTTGATCCTTGGTTCCTTTGATCTTAAGTGGCATGTTCTTGATAACTTTTCCAGCGATGTAAGCTGCGGCGGCAGCAAAGAATAGCTTACCTGACCAAGAAAGGTTCCATTCATTAAGAGAATCAAGCTCTTCTGGCTTGACTTCTTGATTATACTTGAATGTATAAGCTTCTCTGATGAGCTTTAGTTTCTCGTCGTCACTTACGCTCTCGGAAAGGATTTTTGAAAGAACAGGATCAGTGATAACAACTTCTTCTGTCATTGTTGTTGTTGCTGTTTGCGAATTGCTGCTGGTAGATTCTTTTACGATTATTGGCAAGGTCATATGTTTCTTTCTTAGCTCCTGTTAAGATTTATTTGTTTGCTACTTATAGTAAGTAGTCATATTTCGATTTAGATTCTATTTATCTGCTGACATATTACCGGAAATCTTTGTAGCATATTATGGCAAATACCTATGAACAAGAAGTAGAACTTCAAGCAATGTTCGAAAAGAGAGCAAGCTTCTTTGAGAAGATGAACAGCAATCTTCGCGGAAGCCTTGCCATAATGCAACAAATGTCCAAAGCAATGGACAACATGACTTCCGATGAGACTACAGACTTCTATGAGAACCTAAACAGCCTCATGGAAACCTCTGCTGAGCGTGTTGAGCGTTATGGTGACACTTCGAAAGAAGCGTTCGAGCAGATGAACCAATCGTTGTCAACAACCCAAAAGCTAATGTTTGGGATGTATAATGACCTTGAGAAGATTGGTAAGCGAGGAATGATATGGGCAACCATGGCATCTGGTCTTAACGGCTTCTGGAAAGGTTTGAAGCTTTCTGTCAACGTAATGGGCTCCATGTGGAATATCACAAAGAATGTGGCAGCGTCGTTGGGACACTTTGCCTTGAGCGTCATATCGTTTCCGTTCAAGATTCTAAACGGACTCATGAACATGGCACAACAGGGCGGTGGAGACAACAGCCTAAGACAAGCACTTGAAGATATTCGTAAAGAATTCGGTGACTTACGTACCGGAGCCTCTGCTGCGATCATTGACATTTCCAGAAGTATGAGAGGACCACTTGCCGAAACTGGCTTAGCAGGAAGAAGAATCTTTGGAAACTTGGCAGAAGCCTTGAAGACCTTCCAAGAAGTTGCTCATAACATGGGTCCAATCTTCAACATGATCAGCGGTCAGCTTACCGAAAGTGGATTAGCTGCTCAAAGATTTGGTGCATACCTTAAGGGTCTTGGTCTTGATACCGCAGAAGCTCAAAGAGGCATTGCAAGAATGTCTATCACAACAGGTAGAGATATCAATGAGCTTGGTAGAGAGATAACAACCTTTGCTTATGGAATGGGTGAAGCCTTCGGAATTAACGGCAAAGAGATATCCAGGGACGTTGGAAAGATGATGCATGACTTCGATAGCTTTGGTAATCTATCGATTCAAACTCTCACAAACGTTTCTGTATTCGCTCGTAAGCTCGGTGTTGAAGTTGAAAAGCTAAAGGGAGCAATCACAAGCTTTGATGATTTCGAAAAGGCAGCCGAGGGCGCAGCACAGTTGTCTCAAGCATTTGGTCTTAACATCGATGCGTTCCAAATGATTCAGGAACAGGATCCGGCAGCAAGAATTGAACAATTGAGAAAAGCGTTCTTTGCTGCTGGTCGTTCTGTTGAGAACATGACACGCCAAGAAAGAGCATTGTTGGCAGAACAAACAGGTCTTGATCAAGAGACTCTTTCGTTGGTCTTTGCACAAAAGAGCCAGGCTACTTCCTACGCAGACATACAGAAACAATCCGAAGCTACAAAGAAGAAACAACTTTCTCAAGCAGAAGCAATGGAGAAGTTAGCCAACTCAATTGAGAGAATGGTTAAGTCCGGTCAAGGTCTTCAAGGAGGTTTCTTCAAGATATTCTTGGATGGATTTACTGCTGGAATCATGCGATCTCGAGAATTTCGAGGGTTAATGCGAGATTTAAGGCGAGATATGAGAATTGTTTTCCAAGAAGGAAGACAAGTTGGTCGTGCTTTCGTTGAAGCTTTCCCTGGAGTAAGAGAGATGCTTGGAGGATTGAGAGAAATCTTTAACCCTTCTATGTGGAGAGCAAGAATTCAAGCTGTGTCTGTCATGTTCAGAACATTCTTCAGAGAGCTTGGAGATCCTCGTACAAGAAGCACAGCTTTTGGAAACTTTGTTCAGAACTTCAGACAGCACTTCGCTGATCTCTTTAATCCTTCATCCCCAGGTGGACAACGATTCCTAAATGGTCTTAGAAGCTTCCTAACGGCATTTGCAACCATCTTTGTGAGTGGCTTGAAGTTTGCTATGCAGTCTGTGACAAGAGGCGTTACTGCCCTTACAAGCTTTATACAAAACCCTGCTGCTGCTATGGCAAGAATGCGCAGCGGAGCATCTGGTGCTTCTGGCATTGGTGGTTTCGTAATGACAAGTTTCGTCATTCCTCTTATTGATGCTTTGAGAGAAGCTGGTCCTCCTTTGTTGGCTGCTCTAGGAACTCTTCTTCATACTCTATGGGATAAGGCAAAGGCAAAGCTTCTTCCAAAGGTTATGGAATGGCTTCCAACCATCTTTAGAGTAATGTTTGCTCCAGCAGCATTGTCTGGTGCTTTCAGCCTTGCTTCAACAGGATTCATGACAATCTTTGCAAGACTCTTTGGCTCTATGCTTGGTGCAATCATTGACAGAAGTACAAGAAGAGGTTCACAACAAGTAGCAAGGGGTGCTACAGACATTCTAAGCCAAGCAGGTTCAACACTTGCGTCTGCACCCGTTCCAAATCCATCTGCCGTTGCAGGTGCAGGTGGAGCAGCTCTAGCAGCAACAGAGGGTGCTTCGGCAGTTGGTCCAGCAGTTGCAGGTTCTCCAGTTAGTGCCTCAATGATTCCAAAGGCACTTGCAATCGCTGCATTTATTACCATTGGCTTGATCGCAATCATTGCAGGAATCGTCTTGCTTGCAGGATACATTCAAAGACATAACATCTCGGCAGCAAGTCTTGCCAAGTCATCAGGTGTGTTCATTGCCGCAGCAGTAGTCCTTGGAATCGTTGGACTTGTAGCGGTTGAGTTGATGGGCGTTGCTCCATTGGCTCCAGGTGCTACCGCTGCAATCGGTCCAGCAGCCTTGTTACTTGCAGGACTTGGAGTTATCGTTTTGGCTCTCATTGGATTGACAATGGTTGTTAAATCATCTGGTATCTCAATGGGAGATCTTCTCATGACAATGGCACTTGTTGGTAGTGCTGTATTGCTTATTGGTGCTGCTATCCTTGGTGGTGCTGCATTGATGGCAGCAGGTGTTGCTTCTCTTGGAGTTCCATTGTTGATTGCAGGTGTCTTAGCAGTTACAGCGTTTGCAACAGCAATGGCAGTAGCTTCATTCGCAATAGCTGGCGTGTTCTCCACTCTTTCAACAGGATTGCTCAATGCAACCGAAGCTAAGATCAGAAGTGCTTCTGTGACCATTCTATCGGTCCTTGCAGTTGGCGCAGGTATAATGGCAGCAGGACTTTTAAGCCTACTTCCAGGCATTAGAACAATCCTCAATCAAGGTTTTGGACTCGTTACACAGTTTGCCACAGCGATTGGTACTGCTGCAACTGTCATAATTGCAAGCCTAACAAACATCCCAACTGGAGCAGGGGTTGAAGGAAAGGTTCAAATAGTAACCCAACTTCTATCGGCAGTTGGAGGATTCATTAGAAACGTTGGAGGAGTTCTAAGTAATACAAGTGTATTGTCTGTCATTGCTGGTGATACAGTATCAAATCAAATTGGTTCCATGGTTGGATTCATTTCAATGATCTCCTTGCAGATTCCTGTAATGGTTCAATCAATCCTCAGAGCAATCTCATCGGTTCAAGGTGGACAAGCTGAGCTTGCAAGAGCACAGTCAATCGTACAAGTTCTTGGCTCTGTTGGGCAGTTGATTGGTAATATCTCAAGAGCTATTCCAAGAGATGCAGACACAGAAACTATTCGTGCTGCTGGTGACTTCTTCATGAGAATCAAAGACCACATGGTTACTTTGATTGGAAGAAGCGCAATATTGGTTAATGCCATCGTTTCAAGTGCTGGTACTCTTGATCCAGCAAAGGCAGGCAACGTTGCAGCAATATCCACAGGAATAACAACGGTTCTTGGTGGAATTGCCAACATGTTTGGTACAATTCTTAGAAGCCAAGCAATAAGAGAAATCCTTGCAAGCTCAACAGTTGCAACCAGAATGACTCAACTTGGCAACCTATTCGGAACAATCGTACGTTCTTTGTCCTCTGGAGACAATAACTTCTTCACCGCGATCGGACAGGTTATCCAACAAATTTCATCTAGTGCAAATCTAAACCCTGCTCAATCAGCAAATCTATATAACATTTCAAGAATACTTGGTCCAATGCTTGAGGCAATCGGTTCAATATTGCGAGTTGTTGGTCACATAGGTCCAGAGATGATCAGTGGAAGTGCTACAGAGATTCAAGCGAAGATTAATGGAATGAAGAAAGCTCTTGATGCCCTATCTACAGGATTCACAAGTGCCTTGGGAACCATGATTCCAAAACTTCTCGAAGGTCTTAACGCAATTCCAGCAGACCAAGTATCTCAAATCTCAGGCAAGGTCAGAACTCTTGGCACTCTCTTTAACGCTACGACAGCAATGACAGATATTGCTAGAAACGCAGGAGGTTTCGCCGAAACCCTTCAAAATCTACTTACAAGAGTAGGTGGTCTTACCAGTGAGTCGATGGTGGCAAACATTGAGTCTGTAAAGAGCGCAACAATCACAAGAATTGCTGGCGTAATCCACGACTATTCTACACTCGTTGACTCGCTCAACGGTGATCTAAGGAACATTTCTAACAAGTCGAACAATCTTACCGTTGCTCTTCAGAGAACAAGAGATAGACTTGGCTTGTCCGGTAGACAACAAAGTTCACTAACTGTTGGCGCTGTGAGCGTTACAATCAATGTAACCGTTAATCTTGCTGTTGACGACATTGAAGCTGCAATCGCTACAAGACCCGGTGGTTCTACATTCATTATCACAAATGGTCCAGGCAGCGTTAGACATAGCGATCAGCCAGGATATGCTACTGCTCAAGTGGCAACTGTCGGCAACGCAGGAACGCCTGTTGTATCTGGTGGAGGTTGATAGAAGTCTATGGACAACAATAACAATAAAACATTCAGAGAAATGGTTAACGAAGAGTCTGGTGACGCAATCAATGACTTTCTTTCTCAACTCCCTATCGATCAAAAGGTTCTTATTCAAAAGGCAATTGATGGCATCATCTCAAGTGTAGAGACTCAAATAGTCCTACCAATAGAAAAAGCTATCGAAGAATCCTCCAAAGAATCTAAGTGATGCGTATTTAGCTATATGCCTCCATCCTCTTCAAACAATACAAAACTCAGGTTTATAACTCTTGAGAACTATCTTCGCAAGGACACAGATCCTCTTGTTCATTTCGAGCAAGATGACGTCATTCCAGAAGATAAACAAATTGCTGCAAATCATTTGGTAGAGATATCCAACGATTCAAGCAACAACCAAGAGTACAAGCCAACCAACCCAACCGTGATTGAACTGGGTATACGTTCGTTTGATGGAAAGCCTGCCGTTATCAATACAGGGATGGGACAAACAGAAGGCACATTCTTTTCAGATACTCTAGGTCCAACCTCACAAGAAGCTATCTCTAAGTTCAACAGGAACTCAGACACAGGCATGTTTGATATGGAAGGTGAGAACCTTGGTCTGAACGTTGTCAAAGGCAAGCAGAACAAGAAGAATGGTAAGTCTCTAACGCTTGATGAGCTTATCTTTAACGAAAACCAAGTAAACGGAAACATTGTATCCGACACCGTTTTCAAAAGAATGGAACAAACAACAAGGTTCAATCCAGAGAAACCATATCTCACTTCCAACGGAACAGAGACAGAAGGCAACTCGGGAACCAAGGATTTCATTATACAAAACGTTCCTGGACTTCATTCACCTTATCCGCCAGGATTCTTGGGTCGTGGCAACAACGAGGCTTCACAGGGTTTTACAATCACTGTAGACCAGCTTAAGAACCTTGGCATCCAAACCATGTTGAAGGCATCTGGTGAATACTACATTCCAAAGGATGAAGGTTCTGGCGAGTCGTTCAAGTCTCTTGGTAGCACATTGGCTCCGGGCTTGGCAAGAATTGGTCAGAGAGTCAACTATGATGACTTTAAACCATCAACCATAATGGATAAGGTAAATCCAAACTACAACAAGACAGAGCTTCCTGGGCTTGAGAACAATGGACCAAAGAAGAAAAGCTTTGGTTCTCCATACAATCCTGTACTTCCTTTCGATGGCTTTATCTCAGACGGAGCAGCAATCGTTTCTGCCGGTGCTATGGCAGCAGCTATTTCAGGTGTAGCCTTGGCATTGTCTGCGCTTTTTGGTTCTGATAAGATTCAGAGCTTCGTTAGAAGAACAACAAACACAGATGGTGGGGCTAACAATACCTATAACTACCATGTAAGTCATCTTGGTCAAAACTCACTTGGAGTCAAGATTCCAAAACAGAACGATCAGGGACCAGGCAATCTGATTGGTGGAATCGTTGGAGACACAGAGAATATTCTTGGACTTGTTGCTACAAAGAACGACTTCAAAGAATGCGTTAGAATAGGTCTGAAGACTTTCTTTGATCCAACAAACAGAGATTCACGAAACATCATTCTCACATCTCCAAACTATGCAAACACAATCTTAAGAAGTATCACCAGAGATTTGGTTGACGTTGGTCTTGGTATTGCAAATCTTGCAGGCAACGATAACGTTAAGGGTTCTCTTGAAGTGAACTCGTGGACCAACGAAGATTCAAGAAATGCTGCTGGAACCGTTGAGGCTTCTTTCAGAATGATTGGACAACTAAGAGAGAATCGTATGATTCGCTTTGTCAACATCATGGCAATGCTTGGCGATGCTGTGCTGGCTGGTGACAAAATGTATACATACATGGATGAAGCTGCAAATCCGTTAATGCTTGACTCTATGTCAAGCCAAGGTGTAAGAAACGTTGTTCCTTCAAGAATCAACCTCAAAAACTTCCACAAAAAGGGAAGACTTTCAAGTGGAGTCTCCAAGGGTGCAGGTGGCACTTCATGGGCATCCAACACAATTGCCTCAATGTATATTCGTCCGAAGGAAATTGAGATTGGTTCAAGACTCTATTTGAACAACTACAATGCTGTGTCACAACTTACAAAGCAAAACTATTTCCATAAGCCTGGAACGGTCAATAGACTTTCCCAGGAACAAGTTACTGCTTTAGAAGCTGAGCTTGCTGGCACATACATGCCATTCTACTTCCACGACTTGAGAACAAACGAGATCATTTCGTTTCATGCCTTCTTGACTTCCGTTAAGGATTCATTCGACGCAGACTACTCAGAAACAGAAGCTTATGGACGCTTAGGAAAGATCTACAAGTGGAAGAACACAAACCGTTCTGTTGGTCTTGGATTCATGCTAGTTTCTACAAGCCCACAAGACTTTGACGAAATGTGGTTCAAGATAAACAAACTTGTGTCTTTCACAATGCCACAATATACAGAAGGAAGAAAGCTTCAAACAGAAGTCAATGGAGCAAACGTCAGCTTTGCTCAACCTTTCTCACAGCTTCCTGCCGCATCTCCAATGGTTAGAATGAGACTTGGCGACTTGTTTACAACAAACTATTCCAAGTTTGATTTGGCAAGAATGTTCGGAATTGGAAACCAAAGCATGTTCAACGTTGAAGGATCATCAACAGATGCAACAGGAACTCAAAGCGATTTAGCAATGGTTGACACAAACTATTCTGCAATTGAAAGTTTGTTTACTCAACTAAACAACTCCTCTGATAGTCCATTTGCTGTCAGAACAGCATACACACTCCAACAAGATTTCTTCTCGTATAATGGAACTGTATACAGACCAATGCCTACAAGTCCAAACATAAACCAAAATGTAGATAAGCCAATGTCTATCATTCCAGCGGGCGAAGATATAACATTTGAATCAGTTACTCCTTCGGGCGAATTCAAATTTGACAAAGGCACATTCATATTCAACGGAATGCCTGCAAGTCTTGTAAAGCCAAGTGTTCAAAAGATCAATCAACTTGCAAATCAAAACAACAACACAACAAATTCAAATACAACAATTTCCAAGTTCTTAAGTGAACAAGAAAACCCTATCTTCAAAGGCTTTGAATCAACAAAGGGAGAAGGTATGGCAGGCTTCATTAAGAATGTTCAGTTTGATTGGGATGAGTCTACCATTTGGGGAGTTGACCAAGATAGAAAAGCTCCTACAATGATGCCAGTTTCGATTGACTTCTTGCCTGTGTTTGATATTAACCCTGGCATTGATTCGTCTGGATTCATGATTGGTGCTCCATACAGAGTTGGTTCTATAATGAAGAATCTCAAAGATCCCAATGGCAACGGAACTCCACAACAGGGTGGACAACAGTGAGCACTAGATAATGTCAACAACTTCAGCAATCAAAAGATATTCAAATACTCCAGTGATAGGATTGAACCGTTACTACGGAACATCTTATGCCATTCCAGCCATTAGAGAAAACATGCAGAATGGAAACATTCGTTACAGAGAGATTGTGATAAAAGAAGCAATCAGACTGGATACTCTTGCAGGAATTGAGTACGGAGATGGAACTCTATGGTGGATCATTGCCGCTGCTTCTAATGTTGGTTATGGATTGGGCATTCTTCCAGGAACTATAATCAGAATACCAGATATGTCAGACGTTTCAAAGTACGTTTGATTTGAACTTAGACGAGAATAAAGCAAAAAATCTATGTCAAACATGAGCCCACAACGTAAGAAGTTCTTGATGAATCAAGCTATTTCCAAGCTATCTCCTTACTTTGGAACTGGCACAACAAGAGACTTGATCTCAAGACTTGACATGGTGAATACAACAATAAACAGGTCAAACCCTTCTGTTGCATCGACGGGTGCTACCAATCCTCCAACTCCAAGAGTGAGTGCTGTTACCGCTACAAGACCAGAGGATAGGGTCAGATCCCAGAATGACCCAGAACAGAGGGTAATGGAAGCACTTCTTGACGATTCTCTTGGGGCAAGAACAATCCCTGATCTTGTTCGTTATCTAAATGAAATTCTAACAACAGAAGCCACAGAACTAAACAGCAAGTTTACTGAGTCTGTTGATATCTACTATGCAAACTCAAGCGAGAACCATTTCATCAAAGGAAATGTTCTTGATATGTTTGATACTCCAATTCAAACTGGTCCAGTTACAGGAAGAAGAGCAGGCAGACAGCAAACAAATGCGATGAGCAAAGCAACTGTTGGCGAAGGTGCTGCTGTGCCTATTGGATATTCAGCAAAGGAACTCATCAATGCCCCTGGTTCAGAAAGGCATCTATCCGCTTTCCTTATCAATACAGCAAGAGTCTCTTTCACACAGAGAAACAACAACATTATTGGATTGTTTGCCAACTCTATTCCAAACATTGAGATTAACAGAATCTCTCCTTATCTTGAAGTTCGTTTCAACACACCAAGAACTCCAACAACAACCAGAGATAACAAAGAAGTTATCAATGGAATGTCCTTGGTTAAGTTCATAAATGGAGCAGCTAGTATTGAAAAGAATAGCGTAACAAGAGCACTTGTTATGGCAAACAAAACCGATCGACCTACCACTGGTGCCGGAAGCGCAGGTAGAGCAAATCCAACCACAACAAGTACGTCAGCAATCACACCAGAGTTCTATACGAGTGCTGGAATGGAGATGTTTACGTCTCCTCAGAGTTTGGTTAACGGAAACTACACCGATAACCCAACGCTTCATTCCCAAAAGATTCTCGACAAGTTCCTTCCATTCATGAGCCTTGAGGGTGTAGAACTCAATGTTGTTCCTACTCGTGGTCTTATGAGCAACAAGACAGGAACCATTAAGATCAAGCTTCATGACCGCTCAAGACTTGCAGACATTGCAGAGTTCATTCGTCCAGAATACTACGGAGCAAACGAAGTTGTTCTCGAATATGGATGGTTTCATCCAGATGGTGAAAAACTTACCATCGGAAATTCTACCGATAGAAACTTCTATGGAGATCTTCTCAACGGAATGAGAGTCCAAGAGAAATATCAAATTGTCAATGCAAGTTACAGCATGACAGAGAATGGTGAAGTTACCCTTGAACTCAGAGTCTCTATGAAAGGTGCAAACGACTTTGAAACAGAAAGCATTCTAACTGACGACGAGAACATCTCGAACTCCATGAGAGCAATCCAAGAGCTTCAAAGCACCATCGTTGACCTAAGAAGAGCAGTCTTTGGAGATAACAACTCAAGCTTTGGAAGCAGAGAGATTAGAGGAACTCAGATTCTTGATGCAGCAGGCGATGGAGTCAATCATCTTCTTTTAACCAGAGAGCTTAGAACTTCTCTTGAACAAATGAGAAGATTCCTTGGAAACGTAAGAAGAACAGGTCAAAGAGGAAACGACGTATCTCAACTTGTTACAGCTTTGAACAACTATGAAACAAACGTAAGAAGCGCACAAACTTCTTTGGCAAGCATGTTGAGAAAGAAGCTACAGATTCTAACCAACTCACCAGATCCAATCAAAGATGGTGCATTGGTAAAGCTAGGAATCTCTATCGATAACACACTTGACGACAGAATTGTGGTTAACGGAACTCAAACAAATTTCAACAACTTCTTGCAATCAATTGGATATACAGCTAACGACAGAGTGAATGGAAGCTTCTCATTGGCAAAGCTTTTGCTTTTGTTTGTAGGAATTCCATTGATTCAAACAGACAAGTATCATGATGTTCAGTTCTATTTCTATCCATTTAACGTTAATGCTGCACAAGCAAACAGAATAAACACAGGAGAGTTTGTAATCAATGCAGACTTGTTCATGCTTAAGTTCATGCAATGGAGACTCGGAAGTCTTGGACAATCATCAAACGTGAACCTTAGAGAGTTCATTCAATGGCTTGCTGCTACATTCTTTGACGATCCAGTCTCGGAAGTCTATGGGTTGAAGACACAAACAAATCATGGAAGAAGTGCTCCTCTCTACAGAAGAGTGTTTACGGAAGAGAATGGCGTTGGAGTAGAACCAAACATTGCTGCTGGTCGAGAGGCTAGAGGTACAACTGGAGTGAGCGACCGTGAAGCTAACTTCATGCAAGCATTGAACGACACCTTGACCAACCTTACTCCAAATGGAGAGTTTAGAGTTCCACAGATAGAGTTCTATATCGAGTCTCTTCCTGCAAAAGATCCAACAAATCAAGATATTGACGACACAAAAACTGTGTTGAAGATTCATGTGTTCGACAGACTCAACTCTCCTTACGAGAGTGTTCAACAAATCAACCGCTCGACAAGAGATAATGTTATCTCAAGCATCGGTACAGCAGTTACGACACACAACGCTGCACAGGCTCAACAAGAGATTACAACAGAAGCAAACAACGGAAGAAGACTTACTGCGCAGCAGATTCAACAAAACACAACGAGACGCAATACACTTGATATCTCGATGGCACAGTACAACGAGAACATTCAGAGAGCTGTTGCAGCAGAAATTCTCGAGCTAATCCCTAACTCAAACCCTGTGAGATACAGATTGAAAGGTGGACCAAACTCTGCAAGGAATCTCAAAGAGTTCTTCTACACCGTTGCTCCATATATGATTTATGGAAGTGCTGGAAGCATTATCAAGAATGCAAGCTTGAGTTCTCTTCAAGATTCAAGACTAACCACAGTCAATTTCTTGAGATCCCATACAGCTTCACCTCTTGAGCCGAACGGAGAAAATCCTGGCGGACTTCCTATGCAGGTTATTCCTGCTCAACTTGAACTTGAAATGCTTGGCTGTCCGTTCTTCAACGTTGGTCAAACTTTCTTCATGGACTTTAACACAGGAACCACAATCGATAACTTCTACTCAGTTGTTGGAGCAACCTATAGCATAGGTCCAGGAAGTTTTGATACAAGAGTCAAGATGGCACCAACAGACGGCTATGGTCAATACATCAACATCATGAACCAAATCAATAACTTCAGAGGAGAGCTTAACGGAATTCAAACCGATCAAGAAGCTCAAGCTGCTGTGGTAGCTGCGAAAGAAGCTGGAAGAAATACTACCGGTTCCTAAGCTGTTTACCAAAAATGAATAAGTTGTTAAGCTAAACGGTTATGAAGCTCTTTATACCAAAACAACTGGTTCATGGAACCTTAAGCGAACTTTCTGGTTTCTATTGTTTTAGAAACATGGAGGATCTGAAAGAAAAGCCTGAATCGGTAGATGAAGTCTTTACTTCAACCATGGGAAACCTCGTTGTTGGAACGGAAGACTTTCAAGATTTGTGCAACGTATACAGGTTGAACGTTAAACCATTCCCTTCAATCAGGTTCCAAAGAAGCTATCAGACTCTCCTGGAAAAGAACGATTCCATAGGAAGAAATGCAGATGATAGCTTCTTTGTCCCTTCCTGGGATAAGTGTATGCCTGCGCATATATTCAAAAAGGAACTGGCAGAATTTGTTAGGAACTTGAAAGAGCAGATTTCCTTAATCAAGGATGAAGGTTGGTATTTCAAAAACGTCTACAAGAAGCACAACATCGTCTTCAACTCCTTGCAGCCTGCCAAGGTATGCCCTGGAACGTTTCTAAAAGCCATCACAAGCCCGTCAACGGTGTCAAAGGATATCTTGTCTACCTTTGCTCCTCAAGAGGCTCCAGCGGGTTATACAAAGCCTGTGGAGTACCTTCGCAATGACACAGCTACAGGCAGGTTAAAGATAAGAGATGGAAGCCCGAATATTCTTTTGCTCTCAAGGGATATGAGAAATGAGATCCTTGGTGAGTCAAGATTTGGAAAAGGCAATGGAGGAATCTATTACCTTGACTTCAAATCCCTTGAACCAAGGGTACTTCTCTCTGTTCTTCTAGAGACTTCATATACACGTTCTTCTTCTCTCTCTTCTGTTGTACTTAAGGTTCCACAGGATAGTTATGACATATACCAGACCGTTATCGATAACCTTGGGATAAAACATATTCCAAGATCTGCTGTCAAGCTTGCCATTCTTATGGTTATCTATGGTGCGAAAGAACAAGCAGTTATAGAAAAGCTAAGAGAGCAAGAGAAGATTGAAGACGTCTCGGTTGCAAAAAAGATATACCGCTTTGTGCATCAGGATGCTTTTGGAATCGATCTGATCTCTTCTCAACAGTATCTTGTCCCTGACAATCTGAACAGAATCTATAACTACTACGGTAGACCAATGCTTGTGGAAGGCATTGACGACTACAAGCTTATCAACTACTTCATTCAATCAACTGCTGTAGATGTAGCACTCTTTGGATTTGCAAACATAATAAACAAAATTCACGAGACAAGAACCATGAACAGCATTGTTCCTCTTTTCGTTCTTCATGACGCTTTGTTTCTAGACGTTCACAACGATTATGTTTTTGCACTTGAGAAGTTAGCCAATCATGCAGGCAAGAAGGGCAACATACCAAAGTTTGAGCATTGTTCCTTCCCAATCGACATATCGAAAATATGAGTGGTTTACTTATATTTTCGTTCTGCTATGTTTGATGAATAGCTTTCACACAAAGGTAAATCAAAATGTCATCATACAACAGTAATTCAACCTATAAGAAAAATGGTTGGGGCAACAAACAGCAACAACAAACACAACAGACTTCTCCTGGCTCACTGAGTATGCAGGAAGTTCAACAGATTGATAAGAATTTCGATAAGGTTCTCGACTTGGTTTCTAAGGTTGAGAACGTTAAGGTCCGCGAGCCTCTTCTACTGCTCTGCAAGGAAGTAAAATCGCGCTTTGCAGTAGCTCCTGCTGCAACCAAAACCGAGTTTGCCGGAGCATACGGTGGAGGTCTTGTTAAGACTTCGCTTCAAGTCTTGAAGGCAATGATTCAAGCCAACGAAGCACTCGGAACCAATGTATCGAGCGATGATCTCATCCTCGCAGGTCTTTTCTTCCATATCGGTAAGATTGGCTCGGCTGACAAGGAATACTACATCGTTCAAGAATCTGAGTGGCATCGTAACAACCTTGGTCAAATGTTCAAGGTCAACGACGAGCTTGGAGACATTCTTCCACCAAACATTCGTTCAATCTGGTGGTTGAACAACGCTGGAGTTCCACTTTCGGAAGACGTTATCTACGCAATCACAAGCCTCTCCAACCTAACAGGGCATCAAACTGCCTACAGCACAGACGTTTACAAAGCACCTTCGCTAGCAATCTTGCTTCAAACTGCTTTTAGACTTGTCTGTTCACAAGCAAGCAACGCAAACAAGAAGTCGGTCCTCGACGCTTGAGAAAAAAAGAAAGATTCGATGAAGAGAAACTACAAGACGACACCCGGTCAAAAGATTGACGACAAGATAAAATCTGAGGACAGAACCGTAGCTGTTTTGGCTCTTATGTATATCATGTTAACCTTGGGTGCAATTGTAGGAATCTGTCTTAAATCTTAGACAAAAAACCCATTTAGACACATACTTATCTAGACCAAGAAACAAGAATTCTTGGCGTAAGAAAACAGATAACGTAATACAATTTTGTAAATAGAAAACACAGGTAATTCAAATGGCATACAATTTAGACGCAATCAAACAGAAACTCAGCAACATTGCAAACAAGAACAACCGTTTCGGTGGTAAGGGCAAAGAAGAGGACGCAAATAAGCCACGCCTCAAGTATTGGAAACCAACCGAAGGAAACACAGATATCCGTATTCTTCCATTCAATGACGGAAACGGACAACCTGTTCAAGAGCTTCTCTATTACGATAGCAAGCTCCTAGCGGATAGACGTTTCGTTGCTCCATATCAATTCGGTATGGACGACCCAATCAACGAAATGCTTGTTAACCTTAGCACAGGTCCACGCCTCGATAAGTCTGTCTTCAAGACACTTATGCAGTTCAAGGCAAAGCCAAGCTACTACTTCCCAATCATCGTTCGTGGTCGTGAAGATGAAGGTGTAATGTTTTGGGAACTCAACGAGAGAAATCTCCAAAAGGTTTACTCGGCAACTTTCGCTCATCCAGATTATGAAGAGGAAGATCTCACAGATTTGGATAAGGGATATGATCTTACCGTGACAGGAACAGACGCAGGCAAGAAGTTCAACGGTAACACAGTTATCGAATGGACAATCTCTCCACGTAAGAAGCCAAGCAAGCTCATGAAGAATGCAGCAGAAGCACAACTTTTGGTTGACTCGATTCCTGATGTTAAGGCTTTCTTCAAGCAATACATCAAGGGCAGCGCGAAGATCAAGGAAATGCTTGACAATGCTCTAGCTGGTGGCGCAAGCACAAACTCTTCCGAAGAGTCCGGTGGAACAAGCCGTGACACAGAAGAAGATGCTGGCGAAATCAAACTAGCAGGCAGCCGTAAGAAGGCACTTGAAGACGCATTCGCTGATCTCGACTGAGATAGAAGTTATTAAGCAAGTGTGACGAGAAAACCACCTAGAAATAGGTGGTTTTTTCTTTTGTGGAATGATGAAAATGTTGAATACGGGAAAATATTTGGTGACTAAACTATCCATACAGACAAACGGAGACACATCAAATGGCACCAAAACCAAAAAATACAACAAACACCAGTAATTCATCATCCTCACAAAACTCATCAATGGACGACGGCGAAGACTTTGCAAGCGAGTTGATCAAGCAAATCAACAAAGAACACGGAGACACGGTTGCTTTCAACCTTGGAGATGGCAATGCTCCAACATCGGTTAAGCGTTGGATTCCAACAGGCTCAAGGCAGTTAGATTGCATCATTGCAAATGCAGGCAGAGGCGGTCTACCAGAAGGACGCATTATCGAAATATCTGCTAACTACGGTGCAGGTAAGTCAACCCTCGCTTCTCTTTGCTGCGCTTCTGCTCAAAGAATGGGAGGCATCGCTGTCTACATTGACACAGAGAACGCAACCAACCCTGAGAACCTTGCAAACATGGGAGTTGACGTAACAAAGCGTTTCGTCTTCGCACAGACCGCTTGCACAGAAGAAGTATTCCAAATTGCTGAGTCTGCTATTCTCAAGACACGCAACATGACCAAAGATGTTCCTGTTGTCGTTGTATGGGACTCTCTTGCTGCATCTGCTCCAAAGGCAGAACTTGAAGGTGACTACGATCAAAACACAATCGGTCTTCAAGCAAGAGTCGTAGGTAAGGGTCTTCGTAAGATCGTTAATCTGATTGCAAACAAGAACGTTACGTTCATTATCATCAACCAACAGCGTCAAAAGGTTGGTGTGACATTCGGCTCACCAACAACCACTCCCGGTGGTCTTGCGGTTCCATACGCTTGTTCAACAAGAATCGAACTATCTCCAGGCACTCAGCTTAAAGACAAGAACGATATGGTTTACGGCATCGAAGTTCAAGCCAAGCTCATCAAGAACAAGGTTGGATTCCCATTCCGCAAGGTTCATTTCCAGATCCACTTTGGTAAAGGTATCGTCGAACACGAAAACGTCTTTGACCAATTCCGTGAATACACAGAGAAGCATCCAAAGGGAGTACCTGTTATAGTTGAAGGCATTGATACAGGAGAGAGAATGTTTATCGCAGGTGCAGGAGCTTGGAAGACTTTCACAATCATCGACAAGAATGGTTCTGAGCTTGACGAAGTAAAGTTCTACAAGGCAGAGTTTGGAGACAAGGTTCTAAGCAATCCAAAGTATATCAAGTACGTTGATGCGTTCTTTGAACAAGCATTCAGAATGAAGACAGAGAATGACAAGAATCATCCAACCTATGCATCAGAGATTGAGACAAGTGCTATTGGCATAAACTGAATAGTCTATTCATAGAATGAAGAAAGCCCACTGTTTAGGTGGGCTTTTCTTTTTGTCATCGTGGTTGATTCATAGGATGGCGATCACGACCCATTTCATAATATTGCACATCTTTTTGTGTCATCTTCGCCCTTCGAGCTGCTGCACGTTTTTCTTTTTGTGCTATTTGTGTTGCTGATGGATTTCCTCTTAGCTTTTTGACCATATCGGATAATTTGCTTATGATATCGTGCAATTCACTTGCTATTGTTTGAGACTCTGGATCGCCATTTTCTGCATAGGTTTCAAACATAGGCTCTATGTCTCGCATAGCATCGTCGAGAGTGCCTGCGTGCATCAAGTCCCTTCTTGTTACAACACGTTTTTGTGGTTGTTCTTCAAGTTGCTCTCTTATCATCTGTTTAAGTTGTTTGGTTGTTAGTTTCATGTTCTATTGGTCCTTGTTTGCTTTCTTCACTTCATTCTTATGATTGGCTTCTCTGCTGGAGCGTAGTAATCCTTTTCGCCCTTTAGACGGTACATGTTTATTCCACTTCTAGGGTCTGCATAATCGAACTCATAGTATTGTGGATCTGGAGTTCCACTATAGTCGCTCATGGTCTTTGGCATCCCACCAGCAGCTATGCGCTTCTCTTCTTTTTCGTCTTCTGCTCTTCTTCTCTTTGAAGCTAGCTCGTCTTCTTGCTTGTTCTTTGCTCTTGTGGCAAGACCTTTTTGTGCAGCAAGTCTTTTTGCTTCTGGATCTCTTTGAGCAGCACGAGCTTTTCTTCTTGCTGTAGCTACGGTATTAAGAAAATCTTGAGCAGCACCACTCATAGCTTGAACATCTTCGAGACTAATATCGGTTCCAAGAGAAACAGCTTCGTCTCTTATAGATTCAAAGAAGTCCTTGATTCTTTGAGCCAAGTCTTGTCCTCCTGTACCAGAAGAGCCAACTTCTTCAAGCTGTTCTCTTATGATCTGTTTAAGAACTTTGGTTGTTAGTTTCATCTCGCTGGCACTCCTAGTCTTTTGTTCTGTGATTCTTTCCATTGATTCTCTGAGAGCTTCCACATAAGAGGAGGAAACTTATCTCTGCATCCCGTATCACACTTTCTGTAGACATCAAGAGCTTTATCAACCGATTGATAATTGTATGCATTAGCTAATGCTACTCTGACCATTGCCATCTTCTTTAGATCTTCAAATCCAATGTTCATAGCTTCTTGATCAAAATCGCCCCAAATGTCATTGACGAAATAAGAAGCTGCTGCTTTATCTAAGTCTTTGACTAGCTTCTTTATGTCAATACCGTAAGCAACGCCTCGATATGCTGGTCTAGGTTGTCCAGGTGCTTCTTCCATGCTTGATGAAGGTGGTGTCATTCCACCAACTTGTTCTTCCATAGATCCATTTGAAACGTCTAGCTCTTGAATGATATCATCAATCAAGTTGGATAGTTGTGTTCTGTACATGATTGCGTTTGGCTTTGTCAAAAGTTCTGCAACCTGAAACAAAGAACTTCCTGCGTTCTCTGCACCAATATCACCGAGGTCCATGAGATGATGAGCGATGAGTTCAACTTTCTTTGAAAGGGATTCAAAGTTTGTGTTCTCTAGATTCTCAATGTCTGCCTGAAGCTCTTTTAGAATCTCACGCTCTTGTGTGGTATCGATTGGTCCTTCCGCGCCAGAAGATATGATGGTGTTTGGATCTTCTAGGTTGTCTATGTGTTCTTTGATTATCAATTTGATTTGGTCTTTTGCTGATAAGACCTTCTTTTGTTGTTTTTTGTTGGTCGATGACATAGTGTTTCCTATACCTTTATTCTTCTTTGTGATAGTCTAGATGGAACATAAATATTCAAAGGAAACCGAAATGACAGATACAAAAACCGTAAGATTCAAGAAAACAAGACCTGACGCAGTTGCCCCATTCAAAGCTAGAGAGTCTGATTCTGGTTTTGATCTAACCCTACTTGAGCTTGTTAAGACAAATGGCAAGGTAGAGATGTACTCAACAGGCATTGCAGTACAGCATACAAACCCAGGTTGGTATTTTGATATGGTGCCAAGAAGCTCTCTTATCAAAACAGGCTATATTCTAGCCAACTCCGTTGGAGTCATTGACCATGAGTACACAGGTGAGGTTATGGTTCCTTTGATCAAGATTGACAACCTAAAACCTGATATCCTAGCAGAAGGACCAGTTAGAGCAGTACAGCTTATTCCAAGACAAGTGGAGCATTTCAACTTTGTAGAAGTAGAGGAGCTTGTAGATACAACAAGATCGGATGGAGGCTTTGGCTCCTCTGGAGTAAAGTGAGTTTCTTCTTATGACTAACAAAATAACAAAAAAAAGAGTCCCTATTCCAACACCAAACAACTTGATACTACTTCCTGTAGATATGGAGTCTCTTGCTACAAGTGAAGAGAATGAACAGAGCAGTAATGGAATAATCATTCCAAAGTCAGCAGGACGAATTGAGGCACTGGCAGCAGGTAAGGTTGTCTATGCAAACACTGGCAACAGTCCACAATGGTACGGTCCAGGTGAGGTTGTTATATACAGAAAAGGATTTGAAGTGAACCTTACTATTGATTCAGAAACATACATAGTAATGGATTTAAAGAATGTCGTTGCCGTCATAATAGATGGAGAAAGCGACAGAATACAGCAATCAGAAAGAACGGTGTTAAATGGATGAGACTCAATTTTGTTATTGGCTACAGGGATATGTAGAACTTTCAAACGCTTCCGAACTCTCAAAGGAACAAGTTCAGATAATCAAGGATCATCTCAAGCTTGTCTTTGAGAAGAAGACTCCAGACAGGACGGTAGCTCCTCCAGTGCCAGTTGCTCCTGTTACTACAGAAAAGCAACAAGTACCATATCAACCATCATTGCTAGATCGAACCTATTGTTCTCCTATAGACTATCCTTTGTTCCATCCTCAAACAGTCTTGACTTGTTAAAATTTGTCCTCGATGACTATACTTATTCTTAACGCTTCCAAACAAGCAATGGCTTAAGTAAGAAGCGCATAGAAAGTAAAAGAGGATATTATGTCAAATAAGTTCGTTAGTTTCGTTAAGGCACATGTAGTTGGTCCAGTTACCGTTGCAGCTTCCGCTGCTCTTGCTCCGTTGGTTGTTGGTGGAAGCCTTTCTGCCATTGATTACAAGGCAGTAGGACTTGCATTCGTTGGTGCTCTAGTTGGCGCAGTCCTTCACAAGAAAGTAATCGTTAAGGTAGTTGGCGAAGACTGAAAAAGAGAATAAGAAATACTCTAAAAATATAGATTAAAATGAGGTTGGACTTGAACGGTCCAACCTTTTTTCTTTGTCCTATACTTGTCTATTATGATCAATACTTTGTCAAAAACAACAATTCCAGAACCAAATGTAAATCTCAACGGACAGAAAACCATATTGCTTGTCGATTCAATGAACATGTTCATTCGAAGCTATATGGTCAACGAGTCCATAAACAACAAGTCAGAACCAATCGGAGGCACCGTAGGATTCCTCAAGAGCCTTAGAATGGTTGTCAACCTAACAAGACCCGTTAAGGTAATAACAGCTTTTGAAATGGGTGGAGGCTCACCAAGAAGAAAGCACATATTCCCAGGCTATAAAGCCAACCGAATGAAGATGAAGGACTTGGCAAGCACCATGAAGCATACTTCAACTTCAAAGTCAATCAAGGATGGCTTGAAGTATGATGAAGACACAAAGGTAAAGCAGCTTGTTCTTCTAACGGGAATCCTTAAGACCATGCCTGTGTGCCAGGTATTTGTTAAGGACGTTGAAGGCGATGACATTATCGGTTATCTCGCAAAGGAGAAGTATGGTAAGAAGACCCCTTATGAGAACTACCGCAAGGTCATTGTCTCAACAGACAAGGACTATTATCAGTTACTCGACGATCCAAACGTTGTCATCTTTGATCCAGCAAAGAAAGCATTCATTGACCATAAGACCGTTTTGGAAACCTATGATATCTCGGCACGCAATTACTGCCTCGCAAAAGCCATTGTAGGCGATGACAGCGACAACATACCAGGCGTACCGGGCGTAGGGTTCAAGAGCCTTGCAGGGCGCTTCACGAGCCTTAAACGACAAGATGTGGACCTAACCATTGACGATATCATGACCGAGTGTCAGACCAACAAAGATTTCCTTATGGTCGAAGAGCGCAAGGTCAACAAGAAGAAGGCAATTGTAGAGGTTAAGGTAAAGAAGAAGAAGGCACCAAGAATCTACAAAGACGTTCTTTCTTGTGAAGAAATCGTTAAGAGAAACTGGAAGCTTATGTATTTGAACAGTTCCATCATGAGTTGGGACCAAATCCAAAAGATTGACAACATTGTTGAGAACTACACACCACACAGAGATCAGCTTGCTCTTATGAAGTTCTTGGTCCAAGAAGGAATCAACTTCGATTTCGATATCAATCGTTTCGCTCTTGAGCTTCAACAACTTGGTGCCACAGCAACGAGCTAATTAGATCTTGTAGACAGTTTTTCATAACATTTTTTTCATTATTTTCTGCCTATAAAATAGGCAGATTCTTCATTTCAAGAAAAGTGAATTTAGATAAACTTTTTCACAGAAGTTTCTCTTTGAGCGTACTCTTTATCTCAACCCCATGAGTCTGTAAGTCATTCCTAACAAGAGTTGGTTTACAGATTTTTGTCGTCGTGTTAGGGTTCACAACAGCATAGAGAACAGCAGTAGATTATAGGTAATTTCATGACAACATCATCAATAACACAAACATCATCATCATCAACAACAAACACGAACGACACGGCAGCAACAACAAAGAAGTTCTCATTTGACAAATCCTTCCAAGAGAAGATTGTCCAAGCCATGATAGTAGACAGAATGTGGGCATCACAGTTCTGCGAAGTTCTTGAGGTAGAATATTTCCAATATGCGTACCTAAAGCTTATCACAAGCGAATACACACGCTATTACACGAAGTACAAAGAGTTTCCAACTGCTGAACTATTATCTCAAATCATTGCCAAGAATCTAAAAGAGACTGGTGCTGACTCCATTCTAAAGGATCAGGTCAAAGAGTTCTTCCTTGGAAGAATCAAGTCAGACAAGGACTTGACAGACCTTCCTTATGTTAAAGACCAAGCTCTTAAGTTCTGCAAGCGTTCTGCTATCCATAAGGCATTGATTCGTTGTGTTGAGTTGGCAAATTCCGATAAGCTTGAAGATCAAGACAAGATCTTTGATGAAGTTAAGAAGGCAGCTTCCGCTGGTAATGAAAACACCGTTGGTCTTGACTTGTTTGAAGATATTGCTGCAAGATACTCAGAAACCTATCGCAGAACCATTGCAACAGGAATCAAAGAGCTCGACCAAAGAGAAATCCTTAACGGAGGTCTTGGTGCTGGTGAGCTTGGTTTCATTGTTGCTGCCTCTGGTGTAGGTAAGTCACATGCTCTCGTTCACATGGGTTCGCAAGCTCTCTTGCAGGGCAAGAACGTTGTTTACTACACCTTGGAACTCAACGAGAGAATGACAGGTATTCGTTTCGACTCGCATCTTATGGATATCAACTCCTCAGATTGTTACCAATATCAAGACCTTATCTCAAAGTTCTACAAGGACAACCAAGATTCACTTGGTAAGCTTCGTATCAAGTATTATCCAACCGGAGGAGCTACCGTGTCTACGTTACGTTCCCATTTGGATAAGCTTGCTTCACAGAACTTCAGACCAGATTTGGTTATCGTTGACTATGCAGGTATCATGCGTTCAACCGAACGCTATGAGTTGCTTCGCCTTGAGTTGAAGAAAATCTGCGAAGAACTAAGAGGATTCGCTGGAGAACTCGACGTTCCTGTATGGACTGCCCTTCAAGCAAATAAAGAAGGTGCAAACGCAGAGATCATTGATATGACAAATCTTGCAGAAGCATTTGCACAAGCACACGTTGCAGACTTTATTCTTGGTATTGCAAGACCAACAAAGATCAAATCAAGCGGATACTGCACTCTACACATTGCAAAGAACCGTGCAGGTAGAGACGGTCTAACCTTCAACGGACACATAGATACAGCAAGATCAAGAATAAGAGTATTGACAGAAGAAGAAATGTCAAGCCGAGATATAGATTTACAAACACAAGAAGAAGAGCAATCGTTGGACACAATCAGAAGGATGAACGCAAGAAAATATATGCAATCCTCTGGCAGCAACGGTATCATTCAATAAAAAATACAACAGAAGATTAACATAACACCACATATTAGAGGTACTTACCATGGGTTTAGCGGAAAACAATGTAGACACAAAGAAAGAGCACTATCAAGAAGCTCTTAAGAAGTCAAAAGAATATTTTGTAGGAGACGAACTTGCGGCACAAGTATTTCTTGGAAAGTATGCATTAACAACTCCAGAAGGAGATATTCTTGAAGAAACTCCTGATGAGATGCACAAGAGAATGGCAAAAGAGTTTGCCAGAATTGAACAGAAATATCCAAGACCACGTTCTGAGAATGAGATATACGAATCATTCAAGGGCTTCAAGTACATTGTTCCGCAGGGTTCTCCAATGGCAGGCATTGGAAATCCTTATCAAACAGTGAGTCTTTCTAACTGTTTCGTTATTGAGTCTCCATATGATTCCTATGGTGGTCTTCTTAAGACAGACCAAGAAGAAGCACAGCTAATGAAGCGTCGTGGTGGAGTGGGTTTTGATATCTCTACAATACGTCCTAGAGGCATCGCAACCAACAATGCAGCCAAGACTACCGATGGCATCGGAATCTTCATGGAAAGGTTTTCAAATACATGTAGAGAAGTTGCTCAAGGTGGTCGTAGAGGAGCTTTGATGCTTTCTATTTCGGTGCATCATCCTGAGATTGAAACCTTCATTAACATCAAAAGAGATCTCAAGAAAGTTACCGGAGCAAACATTTCCATAAGACTTTCCGATGAGTTCATGAATGCCGTTAAGAGTGGAGAGAAGTACCAAGTTAGATTCCCTGTTGATGAGAAAGAGAATCCACAAGTATCGGATTTGATTGACGCAAAGAACATTTGGGATCAAATCATTGAGTCCGCTCATTCCAGTGCAGAGCCAGGATTGTTGTTTTGGGATACGGTCAAGAGAGAATCTCCTGCCGATATCTACGAACAATTCCAAACAGTTAGCACAAATCCTTGTTTTGAAGCAAACACACTTATTGCTGTTGCAGACGGAAGAAATGCAGTTTCCATTAAACAACTAGCAGATGAAGGAAAAGACGTACCTGTGTACTCTTTGAATCCTTCTACTGGTTTGGTTGAAATTAAGATGGGTCGCAATCCAAGAGTAACTGGTTATAATCAAAAGCTTGTTAGAGTGTTGCTGGATGATGGATCGCATTTAGATGTTACTCCAAACCACGAGTTCTTGTTAAAAGATGGAACAAGAAAGCAAGCTAGAGACTTGCTGTCTGGAGATAGTCTTCCAAGATTTACAAAAGCTATTGAGCCCGTTAAACAAGGTGGAAAGAGCTATTACCGTATATACTGTAATACAAATGACGCAGCGTCCAATAAGATTTTTGAACATCGTTTGATTGCTCAATACAACAATCCAGAAAAGTGGAATAGTGTCTATGAAAACTCGAAAAAGTCTGGTTGGGCAAACACTGGCGGACTTGTTGTGCATCATAAGGATTATAACGGACTTAACAATAGTCCAGATAATCTTGAAATAATGACATTTAAAGAGCATCAACAATATCACGCCGAGCACGATTGCAAAGGTTTCGCAAACGGCAATTCATATTCTGTGACAAATGAACAAATCAAGAGCAAAGCCATAGAGCTAACCAAGGCACTTGGTAGACGTTTTAGTGCAAAAGAATGGGAATTGTTTGCATCTGAAAATGAGCTACCCGTTAGCTTTACTGATTTTAGGAAAACGCTTGCAACTAATCCAGTAGAGTTGGCAAAACTATGTGCCATTGAGCTTGGCTACGATCACATTGATGCCGATCCAAGAGTTGTCAAGACATTGCAAAATATGTTATCTCAAGGCTATGTGGCTAACATTGTTGACAGTCAGGTTTTTGTAGAAAAAACTTGTGAGATTTGTGACTCAACATTTTCAATTAATCATCTACAAAGAGAAGCTTCATTCTGCTCTCAAGCGTGTTCTTTGGTATATATCAACAATAACAAAGATATCAACTCAGCAAGAACAAATACATTAAATCAAACATATAAGGCAAAACTTGATTCAATAAAGATCAAGCAAGCTCAATTGTTTTCAAAACTAAAGTTTGATCTTAGTCGTAAACCATTGATGAAGGAATGGGAACAAGCTTGCAAACAAGAAAACGTGTCATACAGACTAAAGACAAAATACGGATTCCAAAATTGGAAAGAAGTACAAGAAGCAGGAACAAACTACAATCACAAAGTAGTTTCTGTTGTTGAACTTGAAGGTCTACATGATGTGTACAACATCACGGTTGATGACAATCATACAGTTTCAATTGTTACAAGTCAAAAACAAAACAACAAGGGAGAGACTTCATACAGTGGCATACATGTATTCCAATGTGGTGAAATCACCCTTAGCCCATACGATAGCTGTCGTTTGCTGCTTGTGAACACTCTATCTTTCGTAGAGAAACCATTCACACCAGAAGCAAAGTTTGACTACGATGCTTATGGAAAGGTTGTTATTCTCGCACAAAGACTCATGGACGATATGATTGACCTTGAACTTGAGTGCGTTGACAAGATTCTTGCCAAGATTCAAGCAGATCCAGAGCCAGATGACGTCAAAAGGATTGAAGTTAACCTATGGAACAAGATTCGTAAGTCTGCCGTTGATGGTCGTCGAACAGGTCTTGGAGTTACCGCAATAGGTGATACACTTGCTGCCCTCAATATTCGTTATGGTTCCGAGGAATCCATTGGACAAATAGAGGAAATCTATAAGTACCTTGCCCTTAACGCTTATCGTGCAACCGTTGAATTGGCTGGAGAAAGAGGCGCATTCCCTGTTTTTGATTACGAACTTGAGAAGGATCATCCTTTCATTAACAGAATCATGGACCTCGATCCAGACCTTAAAGAAGATTGGAAACGCTATGGTCGCAGAAACATTGCTCTCACAACTACTGCTCCTGCTGGTTCTGTAAGCGTTCTAACTCAAACTACCTCTGGAATTGAGCCTGCGTTTGAAGTTGTTTACAAGCGTCGTAAGAAGATTAATCCAAATGACAAGGATGCAAGAGTTGACTTCGTTGATGCTCTTGGAGATAAGTGGCAAGAATATAAGGTCTATCATCATCAATACAAGAAGTGGATGGAAGTATCCGGCAAGGAATCCATTGAAGATAGTCCATACTGCAAGGCAAGAGCCAATGACATTGATTGGGTCGCTAAGGTAAAAGCACAAGCTGCTGCTCAACGTTGGATTTGTCACAGCATTTCAAACACAACAAACATTCCTGCTGAAACAACTGTGGATACCGTTAAGGATATCTACATGACAGGTTGGGAGACTGGCTGTAAGGGTGTCACAATCTACAGAGATGGTTGCAGAGATGGCGTGCTTGTAACAGAGAAGCCTGTTGCAAACCCTGTTGAACTTGATTCGGAGCGAGATAACGGCAAGTTTGTCGAACATCATGCTCCAAAGCGTCCAACAGATCTTGAATGCGATATTTTCCATATCACCGTTGGTGGAGAAAAGTGGAATGCGTTCGTTGGTCTTTATGAAGACAAGCCATACGAAATCTTTGCAGGTCGGTCAGAATATGTCCATATACCAAAGTCAAGAAAGAAGGGAATCATTCACAAGAATGGAACCTATAACGTTTTGATTGGTGAAGGCGACGATCAAATCATTGTAAAGGATCTTGCCAAGGTATTTGAAAACTCTTCTGAGAGTGCGTTCACAAGAACCGTGTCTCTTGCTCTTCGTCATGGAGTTCCTGTTCAATACGTTGTTGAACAAATTGAAAAGGGTGCAAGTAAGGATAACAATCTCTTCTCTCTTGGTAAGGGACTCATGAGAGTTCTAAAGGGCTACATCAAAGATGGAACCAAGACAAGAAAGAAGTGCGAGAACTGTGGCTCTGACGATCTTGCCTATATTGAAGGCTGTTTGTCATGCACGTCCTGCGGCAACAGCAAATGCGGCTGAATGGTTTACATTATAGAAATCTTCTGCTACAATCTTGCTTTACAGCCAAAAATGAAGATACAGGAAAACTAAATGACAGATTTTGAAGTCTATCTCGATATGGACGGAGTTCTTGCGGACTTTGATGGTCGAATCGATCACGATGGCTACTTGAAGAAGCTAAAGAAGGATTTTGCACAACTGCTGGCTAGCTTTGGTCCGCAGTATGAAAACCTATCGATGGACCGAATCAAGACCATTGTTAAGGGTCCACAGACCGATCCGAAGATGAAGGCATTGAAGGTTGCTTATCATAACGTGAACAGCAGGAAGTATGCTTTGGCAAACGCTGAGCATTTCTTTCTCAACCTTCCCGTTCTGCCTGGAGCTATGGACTTGTTTGAGGGTGTCATGCACCTTACAGGCAAGAAGCCTCATATTCTGACGGCACCAATGGATTCCAACAAGCAATGTGCGGAAGAGAAGCAGCTATGGATGGAGAAGAACTTCCCTGGCATGTATCAGTCGTTCAACTGCACGAAGGACAAGTTCAAGTTTGCAAAGGGAGATCCTCGGAATATCTTGATCGATGATCGAGAGAAGTACGTTGATCCTTTCAACGCTGCTGGAGGTACCGCAATCCTTTATCATACTCCAAATGCTTCACAGGCACTTGAAGAGCTTCAAAAGACGATTGAGAATCTTGTTATGAATCCAACGCTTGCTGAGCAATCCTCCTCTTCTCCATCGGTTCTAACTGCAACTCCGGGTCCGGGTAAGAACAGTGTTTCTTACACGGGTCTTGTGTTGTCTCGTGCTGACCACAACAAGCTCGTCAACTTTGTCAAGGATGATGTTGATACGTTTGCGAATGGTTGGGAGATCCTTGCACACCACGTTACAATCAACTTGGGTAAGTTCAAGGGAGATCGGTCTTTGATTGGACAGACCTTCCCTATCCATATCACAAACATTGCACAGGATAGCCTTGTTGCTGCTGTTGGGGTTAACCTTCCTCGTCAAGAGATTCAAAGCTCTAACAACGTGCCTCATATCACGGTTGCTGTCAATCGTGCCGCTGGAGCGAAGCCAATGCTTTCGAACAAGCTTGACTGGAGTTCTGCTGTACCTGCTTTGATCCAACTGGTTCTGAATGGAACTTTGATGGAAGTTTCTGTCGATGATGATCGATTTTCTGACGAATATTGATCATATAATATAGATAAATCGACTTGACTGTTTACTATTACCCATATCTGATGTAAGATGTATGAATCATGGTGATAGACTCTCTCAAATCGTTCTTCAAGAACATCGTAAAGCAACGAGACTCTGAGCCTCCTCTTGGAAATCAGCAAGTCATCGAACAAGCTTTCGATAGTTTAGATATTCTAATGTCCGATGTTGTGGAGCTTGAATTCAAGGATCCACGAGATTTCGGCATTACCAACCCAAAGTCAACTACCTTTACGCGCTTTAACGCAGGAGAGTTTGAAACTCCCGAAAGCCGCACAGTTAAGGGTATCGTTACTCGTGTTTGGAAAGAACCAAAACCTGTCAACGAATGGTTTATTGAGGTCGCTACTCATGTTAAGGTTGCAAACGGAAACACACTAAAGGAACGCAAGCTCTTGCTCATGGCAAGTGAACTTGAATGGATTAGAAAGATTGTATGAACACAACTATGTCTACCGAAACAACAGAAAAAACAACTAACAGCAAGACCGACTTTCGAACCAAGTTCACACTTCTTGAAGATGCACTTGCCAAGCATGTTGACGTGCCGGGTGGACAGTGGACGTCGGGCAACGAGCTACAGTCAATGACAAGTCTTGCCTTTCTAGGCACAGAAGAGGATATGGAAAACACTGAGTTGCTCTATGCTGCAAAGCGTCTTCGTGTACCAGTTCGTGCCGATGCTGGCACGATTGGTGGCATCGTCGATTTGGATGATCTGTTTGGTTATCTTAAAACCAATGGGTTCACGATTGAATATCTTGAATCACGAACAAATGTTGATAGCGCGAGAACTCGCGGCTACGACCGCATTGCGCCTGAGACTGTGACCATCCTTGCCTATAAGCACGATGCGGTCTTCAACCTAGAGCAGCGCGAAGCCTATCTTAGCTACTCACTTTACTCAAATTTTGAGCGATCTCGCGCGGGAGAGACGTTTCAAACCAATAACGCAAAGTCTTTTGTTAAGTTTGCCGAGTCTGTAGCGTATCCTGTAGAAAGCCTTAAAAAGTCGAAGGCAGAGTCTTACGTTATCTCGTTTGCTGCTGGTTCTTATCGGCTAACGGGATTGAACTTTGGTAATCGTTCAAGTGCAAGCAAGAAGCTTGAATCCTCTTCCTTTGAAGATTCAAAGGTAATCAACTATCCTTCCATTGCACATTCCAAGCTGGAGAAGTTTGCTTCAAGCGATGGTTGTGATCTGTTTGGTAAGCTTCTTCTGCTTTGCGGAAAGCCTGGTACTGGCAAGACAACCTACATTCGTAACATGATTGACTCCTATGTCACTCCGAACACAAAGGTTGTCTTCGTCAACTCAAGCAATGTTGCTCAGTTTGGAAGTCCAGAGTTCATCAACTTTGCTCTCACCTATCTCCAGAATTGTCTTCTGGTCATTGAAGAGGCAGAGAAGATCATTGTTTCTCGCGAGGAGAATACGAACTCTCCAATCAGTGAGCTTCTCAATATCACAGACGGTGTGCTTGGCGATGCTCTTAACATTCGCGTTGTCTGTACTTTCAACACGAATTCTGTTAACGTTGATAGTGCCTTGAAGCGCGATGGTCGTCTCTTTCATCTTCAAGAGTTTGAACTTCACACCGAACAACAAGCACTTGATTGGCTTAAAAAGCATATTCCAAATCCACCAGCGAAGCTTGTGTCGTATTGTAAAAACTTGGACGACTACTATCGTGGATTGATGAGTTTTCAAGAGCGAAAGCCAGGTTCCATGTCACGTAATGAGAATGGAAAGTTCGTAATGAGTCTTGCGGATCTATATTCGATCCTGAACACCTACAAAGAAACTTTTCCTGAGCAGCAACAAGAAGCTAATAATAACAACAAGCCGGTGATCAATGAGTAAGAAGCAAATCAAGACGTTTCCAACAATCTTCAAGAAGACTTCAACGGGTGCCACACAGATTTGGTATCAAGAGATTTCGGAAGATGGGACTTCTTATCGCACTGTCTCTGGACAGATTGATGGCAAGCTTTGACAAATGCATGTCCTGCGCATACTTATTGTTGAGGTAACATGACTAAAAAAATTGACTTAACAAACCAAACATTCGGAAAACTAACTGTTCTTGTACAAGATATGTCCAGAAAAGATCGCGTTTACTGGATTTGTCGATGCGCTTGCGGAAGAGAAAAAAGTGTATTGGCTAAACATTTGCGAATGGGACAGGTAACATCCTGTCGATGCAGTTTATCCTTACCTGGAAAAGAATCTAAATCATGGAAAGGTTATGATGACATTTCTGGAAAATATTTTAATCAGATTAAGCGTAATGCTGGTTTGCGAGGATTTGATTTCAACCTATCGATAAAAGAAGCCTGGGAAGTGTGGTTGTCACAAAAAGGTCTATGTGCCGTGTCTGGTCAGCCAATAATCCTAGGGACAGGAAGTAAACAAACTGCATCAATTGATAGAATTGATTCGACAAAAGGTTATTCTAAAGATAATATTCAATGGACTCATAAAGACATAAACATGATAAAATCAAATTACTCAATGCAAGAATTTTTCGAAATGTGCAAGGCTGTAGTGGAATATAACAAACTATGAAAAAAGTATTATACAAGAAAAATGAAAATGGGTCTGTGATTGAATGGTGCCAGGAAATAGACTCAACTGGTACAAAGTTTAGAACCGTACATGGATTGCAAAATGGAAAAAAGGTAACAAGTGGATGGAGCCTTTGTGAGCCAAAGAATGTTGGCAAGGCAAATGCTACCGATGCAATCGCTCAATGCATTCTTGAGGTTCAAGCGAACTACAAGAAGAAGCTTGCTCAGGGCAACTACAAAGAGACTCTAAGTGAAGAGTCTCTTGCCAACGATAACTTCTTCAAGCCAATGCTTGCCAAGGAATACGGAGAAGCTTATTCATATTCGTCTGGAGACGATGTTTACTCTCAACCGAAGCTTGATGGCTTGCGTTGCATTGCGAGGAAGGAAGGGCTATTCTCGCGCCTTGGAAAGCCCATTGTGTCAGCTCCTCACATTCATGAAGCGTTGATGCCTCTGTTCAAGAAAGACCCAAATCTTATCTTGGATGGCGAGCTTTATTCCGATAAGCTTGCAGACAACTTCAACGAGATCATTTCTCTTGCACGACAGTCAAAGCCAACCGAAGCAGACTTTGCAAAGTCAAAGGCAACGCTTCAATATTGGGTTTACGATATCAATCAGTCAACCAAGTATGGACTTAGGTTTGCTTATCTGAACAAGCTCATCAACAAAGACCTACAGAACGACTTCATTAAGCTTGTTGAGACAGAACACGCAGAGTCTCAAGAGCACCTTGATGCCCTTTATGCTGCCTATATGATCCAAGGCTACGAGGGTCAGATGGTTCGCATGAACAACAAGGGATACGAGAACAAGCGTTCAAAGCAACTTATCAAGCGAAAAGAGTTCAAGGACGAAGAGTTTGAGATCGTTGATATTTTTGAAGGTCTTGGAAATTGGGCAGGATATGCAAAGAGCTTGGTTTTCAAGCTCAATGACGGTACAGAGAGAACTTCGGATGCAGGCATTGCAGGAACGCAAGCTTTCACAAAGAGTCTTTTGGAAAACAAGGACAAGTACATTGGCACACTTGTTACCGTGAAGTACCAGAACTACACTCCAGAGGGAAAGCCAAGGTTTCCGATTGCAATCAAGTTCCTTGGAACAAAGAAGAGGGAACTGTGACGGATATAAAGCTTCCAGTAGATTACACAAAACTCAAACCTTATGAGAAAAAGACCATCAGGGAAGAGTATGTTAGAATTCAAAATGGCTTATGTGCTTTTTGCAAGAATCCATTGAGCGGACCTGCTACAGAGAAAGTCATGGGTAAGACGATTAACAATAAGTTATTTCCGATTGGATTTTTCAATGCGCCTATACACTTACATCATAATCATGATACAGGTATGACAATTGGAGCAATTCATAGTCGCTGTAACGCATATCTTTGGCAATATCACGGAGAGTAAAACATGATAACAAACGCAACTCTAACAATTCAAAGTGGCAAACAAACATTTAAGATTCCTGTAACGTGGGAAGAAGATTTCTTTGTTGAAGGCGAGCAATTGTATTGCGATCTTATGTTTAATGGAGTATATCCCGTTGATTTCGAAGATTTGGAGTTAAGCGTCATTCTGGATTCTGATAAAGAAGTTTCTTGTCAAGTTAGATGGGATGATATGGCAAGTATGGTATATCCTGCTAGAAAGAGGAAGTAGCATAAATGCGTGACGAACCAAAATATCCAAAAGTAGGCGACTTGGTAGAATGCATAATGAATTCTCCATCCAAGGGAGAACAAGGCATTGTTACGGAAGTAAACTTATGTGCAACTAAATACGAAGATCTCAACATAGAGAATCACGGTTTTATTGAAGTTGAAATCACAAAAACCGTGCCTGGATCTTATTCCAAGGTCGGAGACACAGAAGACTATGTGCTTCATAATTGGTCAAATGCGCTAAAGATTGTGAATCAAGACAACAATGAGTGACGGTACACAACATCATGTAGCAAAGCTTCTTGAGGGTGAAGATGTAATCTTTCGCCCTCGTGGCAATTCTATGAAGCCAATCATTTTCGATAAGCAAGAAGTCACCATTACTCCTATATCAAAATTGTCGAATGGTGTAGAATCAATTGAAACGGGAGACGTGGTTCTTTGCAAGGTTAACGGAAAGCAGATGCTTCATTTGGTTACAGCAATCAAGGGAGTTCTGAGCAACAAAGAAGGCAAGAACACACTACAGTTTCAGATAAGCAATAACCATGGTCACGTAAATGGTTGGACTCCTGCCAAGAACATTTACGGAAAACTGATAAAAGTGAGCGATTGATTAGGAAAAAGATATTATGCCAATCACATTCAAAGAACTAAAGCAAAAGCACGACGACAAGAACAAGATAGAGTTTCCTCAAGAGGTGCTTGCCTCGATTGACAAGAGGATTGAAGAATCGTTTGATGGAAACATTGCAAGAGCAACAATTACGTCAGTAGAAGCAGATGCTCTTTTCATTGGAGCCAATGTAGTTCAATTCAACAAAGAAAGATCGACAAAAGCACTTGAATTGTTGGAAGAAATGTACCGCAAAGCTGGATGGAAGCTTGATTTTCGTGCCACGACGGTCCCATACGCTTCGCACTTAGGCGAAGGTAGACATTACACCTATATACTTTACTTCACAGGCATTCATGAGTCAAAACCACGTAGCGTTCCACCAGATTTCGTGGATCCAAGAGGAGGAATGGACGCTGTACAGAAAGACTCAGGACGTATAGATCCCGGATTCAAATGGAGATAAACAAAATGTCACTAAACCCACAAGATAATCTAGTTGAACTCATTGGAGTTTATGGTGGAGACGAATCTCATGCATCATCTGCATGGACCTCTACAAGCAGAGATATGACACCTGAGAAGGTTACTCGTATTCCAAAGCTTCTCGGAATGCTTGCCAAGGATGGTCATCATACACCGTTTGAGAAATCAAGCATTCATTTCTTGGTCACAACCGACATTGCTTCCCATATTCACATAATCAAACACAGAATTGGTGTTGCGGTTAACGGTGAATCTGCCAGATACAAAGAGTTGAAAGACGACAAGTTCTTCATTCCAAACGATTGGGACGAAGAAGAGAGAACCAACTACGTCAAGTTCATGGAGAACGCTTACAACGAATACCATAATGCCTTAGAGCGCCTCCAAACCAAATACGTAAGCGACCAAGGTTTTGCTCTTTCGGATGCCAGGAAGAGAGCCAAGGAGTCAGCAAGACTGTATCTGCCATACGGCAATCAGATTCAAGCAGACGTTATGTTCAACTTCCGCAGCTTCTATCATTTCTTGAGCTTGAGATACTCGACTCATGCACAGAAAGAGATTCGAGATATTGCAAAAAAGATGCTTGAGCAGGTTGTTGCAACAAATCAGTTTCCAATCACGCTTCAAGCGTTCGGTCTAACCGATGCCAATGGAAATATTAGAGCACCGTTCACAGATCATTTCCACCTTCCTGCCTACGAGCCACAAGAGTCAAAATGAACCTATTTGGATTCTACTTTGATAGAGACACAACATCTTTTGATGTTCCTATGTGGGTTTGTTCGTACGACATATACTTGCACATAGCTCCATCATTGTTTGCTCTTGCAAAAGAAGTAATCACCGAATACAAGAGCGACAGACACCTAGCAATGTAGAAAAGAGCAGTTATGATCGAAATCAAAGCACCAAACAAGCTAGCCAAGCTCAAAGATTCAAAGACCGTCTTCATGGCAGGCTCTATTGATATGGGCAAGGCAATTGATTGGCAGAAGCAACTGAAAGAAGCTTTTGCTAAAGACAAGAGAGTCACCTTCTGGAATCCAAGAAGAGACGATTGGGATTCGTCTTGGAAACAAGACATTAGCTTTGCTCCATTTAACGAGCAAGTAACTTGGGAACTTAATGCCTTGGAGAAGGCAGATATCATTGTCTATTGCTTTGATCCAAAGGGTCAAGCACCAATTACTCTTTTGGAACTTGGTCTTCACGTAAAGAGTGGCAAGCCTATCATTGTTTGTTGTCCAGAAGGATTCTGGCGCAAGGGCAACGTTGACATTGTTTGTGAGAAATACGGGATTCCTATGGTGGACTCTCTAGAAGAAATGATTGAACAACTAGGACAACTACTATGAGCACAGCCGAAATTATGCATTGTCGTCATTGTGAAAAATACATTGGCAAGAAGAACAACCTTGATGATTACTTCTTTTGGTGTGACAAGACTTGTCATGATGCCAACGAGAAAGAGATCCTTGATAGAAATCTTGCTACCATGGCAGCTCACGAAGCTCACTTCAAGAACAAGAAAGCTGCTGCCGCATGTAGCGGAAATGTTGACAAGGACAGTGGTGAAGCTTCTTCTTCAAAAGAGAAACAAAAGGCGCCAAGAAATACAAAAAAGAAGTAGTCTTCTATAATATAGAAATTACACAAATAGAAAGATAGGAGATGAAGACAATGACAACAACGACAGGCTCAGGTAGATTCAAACAAATTGGTGAAGAGATCGGTTCTCTTGTAGAAGAGAAGAACGCAGCATACGGCAATAGCTTTGGTAAGGTAGCAGAGTTCCTCAAGATTCTTTGGCCAGATGGTATTCCTGTTGAGGCATACACGGATGCTCTTTGCACCGTTCGTATGTTTGACAAGCTCATGAGAATTGCCAACAAGAAGGATGCCTTTGGAGAAAGCCCATACAGAGACATTGCAGGCTACTCAATCCTTGGCGTTGAGAAGGATGAAAGAGAGACTGCTCCACAAAAAACAGAAGCAAAGACTACAGAAGAGTTTCGTGAGTTTATACGCGCTAAAAAGCAAAGTGATGCCGCGAGAGATCTAAAGATTTATTCAGACATTGATCTGGAGCAAACAATCAGAGATATAAAAGTAGAAGCTGCTCTCAATGCTTCAAAGGCATTCTTTTCAGAGAAGCAAGTAGAAGAGTTTGCCAAGCAAGTTCCAACGGAAGAACAACAAGAAGAAGAGCCTTATCCAATTCATTTGAATGATGGTCCAGTTCCGTACAAGGAAACAGAAATAGCAATAAAGCAAAGTCGTACCGTTAGAAAGTTTGACGAAGTTGCCGAAAAGCTACTCAATGAGTCGAAGTCTGGTCCATTCATTCCTGTAACAGTTTGGGTCCGTGGACAAGAAAGACTTGGAAGAATTGAAGAAATTCCTTACAACAATGTAAAAGTCAACAACATTAGAAGGGATCCAAGAACAGATATCCAATATCTCTATATCATGTATTCTAATGGCAAATTAACGTCTATTCAGACTGATGAGATCACAAGGATCACTCAGGGAGAAGAAACTCTGTATGATGCAAGACCATATCTTCTCATAAAGAAAGCTGTTAACTACGACGCTCTTAATGACATTCTGTCAAATCCAGACGAAGTTATGGTCTTGACAGCAACCATTCAAGAAGAGATGGATAAGCAAGGCGTTAAAGAGCCAGGAAGATTGAATCTAACCAATGAGTCAGAAAAGAAAGCAACCAATGTTCCTCTTCCAAACTCAATAGAAGAGAAGGCAGTTGCCATTCAGGATTGGCTTGAAGAGAATGTAAGCAATCCAACGGCAAATGAAATAACCGTTTGGCAGACATTTACAAGCTCCCTATACAAAGCTAATGGATTGAAAGTCGATGTAGGAGACGTTGTTAGATTCCCAAAGAAGTTCCCAAATATTTCGTGGCAGATTCTAAAGATTGCTTGTGGTGTAGCGTTTATTCAAGACGTTGACGATCAAGGAAGAACACAAACCATTGATTTCTTTGAAAAAGGACTCTTTGCTCAGAAGCAGATAAAGATCAAGTTTGGTTCCGAGGCAGAGAAGAAGACTTGGTATGAGATCACCAGCACCTCGAAAGCTACTCCAGATGAAGTTGTTGACAAGCTCATTGAAATGATGAATCTTCAAACAGAAGGACTCGTTCAAGCAAAGGCAAAAGAACAGAACCACAACATTGTCGCGACTATGGAAGTTGATGACACGGATGATGCCAACAACTCTTCTGTGTGTATGGACCATGAGTAATAAAAAGTACAAATACAATCCAGATCGTCCAGAGCTTCCATTCTTTGAAGAACAGAGAGATTTGGCTTTCTTTCAAGAGCAACTGTTGCTTGCCTTGAAGATACCAGTACAATTCATCAGTTTTGATTTCACTGTTTCAAAAAACGGCTATCCAATGAAAAAAGATGATAATGAAGAAAAAACAAACACAGACGAAAAGTCCACTTAGATATCCTGGCGGCAAGTCAAAGCTTGTTAAAGAAATTGATCGATTGGCTCCTGCTGCTTACAAAGAGTATCGGGAGCCTTTTCTTGGTGGAGCTTCCTATCTTCTTCACGTCTGTCAGACTCAACCAAGCACGGTCATCAAGAAGGCATCAGATAATTTCTATTTGCTTTACAATTTCTGGCAGCACGTCCAGTGCTGTCCAGACACCCTTGTTGACGAGATCAATAAGCAAAAGGTTATAGCAAAGACAGGGACCAAGCTCTACATCGAGTCAGCAAAGACTCTCAAGAAGGATGGCAATAAAGACTCATCATTGCTTGAGAGAGCAGCGGCTTACTTCATTCAGAACAGAATCACGTTCAGTGGACTTGGATTGAGTGGTGGATACTCTCAGGGTTCTTATGATGGAAGGTTCAAAGAGAACCATATCAACGCAATCAAAGACGTAGGCAAGACTTTGAAAAACTGTCAGATTCGTTCTGCCAGCTATGAAGACCTATTGTTTGAAGATGGTGAAGATGTTTTTATCTTCCTCGATCCTCCATACGATATAAAATCAGACAACCTCTATGGGAACAGAGGTTCGATGCACAAAGGCTTTGACCATGTGAAGTTTGCAGAAGACTGTAAGAAGAGCAAAAAACACAAACTGCTCATTACCTATAACGACAATGAGCAGATACGTGCGTTGTTTAAAGAAGAAGACGGCTTCAAGATAAACGAAGTGGAAGTCGGTTACTCAATGTCCAAGGGAAACAACAAGAAGAAGATCGAGTTGTTTATCACAAAGGGATACTGAGTCTCACTCCCAAGCTGCATCAACTTCTTCTTGGGCTTGCAACAAAGCTTCATTGAACAAGTCTCTGATTGCTCTTGGATTGTTTTGTTCTGCTTGCTCAAGCCAATCTTGTTCGCTTAGTTTCAATTCGCTTTCAAGGTCTGCAATGAGTTCGCTTGCATTCCAGTAAGACAGTGGAGTGCCATGATCATGACGATAAATCATGTGACTGATCATAATGTCCTTGATTGCTTCTCTTGGAGACTTGGTTGGTCTTGGACGAGGAGCAGACGTTGATTTTGGTGGCAAAAACTCTTTGATGATTTGCTTAATCTGTGATTTGGTGATTTTTCTCATATCAGTATCCTGCGTTAAGTTTGATCCAGCCTGGGTCTATTCCATACATCTTTGCTCTGCTAAAGATTACTCTGATATCACGTTCTGAACGAGCAGCTCTAGCTCTTTTGTAATCTTGAATGAGTTCTCTTGCAGCAGCTTCTTTTTGTTCTGGTGTCACTTCTTCATACAACTCTTCTTGATAGAGATGCATTTGATCTTTGAAGTCTTGAACGTCTACACCGTCAACGGTAAGAGAATTGCAGAAAGGATCGTCTCCGTAACCATTATCTTCATAGAACTTTTCGATGCAGAGTTGCTCAAGACCTTCTGTGGTCATGTTGTCAATCTCATGTTTTGGAAGTACAAAGTTGACAAATATGCGATCGGCTCTTGGTGAGTTTCCTCCCCAAACTTCTGCTTCAACTTCCGATACGTCTCCACCCATGCCGGAGGCAGTCGCAGGAGATTCTTCCATTGAAGTGATTGGACTGCTAAGTGCAGTACCGTTGCTATCTTGCTCTTTGAGCTTCAAGGCTTCTCTTAACAGAGTCTTGAGTTGTGATTGTGTGATTTTCATATTAAGCTTCTTTCATCCAATTGTGATATCAGTAATTAATTTATTGTACATACTCAAAAGAGTTCTTAAAGAAACATCTTTTATTTCTAAAACAGAATCTTCATAACCACCAACCGATAAACTCCACATATCTTTTTCTTGATCAAAAACAATCCATATGTCCCCCATCCAGGGTCTAGGTAAAGCTTTGGTCCACGAAGTTCCACCATATTTTGCAAATTCAAACCCAAGCTTTTGCAGTATTTTAACTTCATCTGGTCTTCCCGTTCTAGGATGCATTTGTTCTCTTATCATTTGCTTGAGTTCTTCAGTTGTTAGCTTTTTCACTGTGTTTGGTTCCTTTTCTCTTGTCTTCTTTGACTGCTTGTCTATCGGTAAATCTTTTTCGATTCGCATATTGAGCAAGTTCTTATCGTTAACCGTTGGTTGGTTAAGCTCTTTGTCTCTTCCAATCTTCTTCACAACGGTTCTCTTGTTCTTGAACTTTCCAGTTAGAACAATGTCTCCCACATCAATATCCAAATCTATTGCCATATAACTAATCTTTTCTAAATATTACTAAATGAACAACAAATCAGAATAGTCGGCAATAACTTTACGTTCTTTGTCAGAAGTTGTTGACTCAGACCAGAATATAGCAGCTTTTATGCCCTTGTCTCCGTTACCTTCAAACACTCTATCCAAGTCACCTTTAAGCTGAACTTCTTCGGTTCCTGGGGCTTGTGTATCATAAGTTGCAAGACTTGGAATCCAAACCTTATTGTACTTGGTGTATTCTTTCATCGACCTGTCAACAAGTTCTTTTGTCTTTGAAGTGTCATAGAGCATTGGAGAACCAAAGTCACACTTCTTCAAACAAGTCCAGTCAATGTCTTTGGCAAGAGTTGGCAATGGGTAAGAGACAAAGCCAACAGAAAGAGATTGTTGCTGGCTATTGTTGTTTTTTGCAAGAGAAATGGTCTTATCTACAAGGGCATTAAGAGATTCCTTCTTGCCACGATAAGCCTTTTCTATATCAAGCATGACTCCCTTGCCTCGGACCATCTTGCAGTAGTCCACAGCAAGGATGGCAGCAGCTTCGCTTTGCTGGACGCTAGCTGCCCTCTGGCTGCCAGGGAATGTCCAAACCCATACGTCGAACCCTGCCAAGACAAGATCGTCTCCATAATCTTTTATATTTGATCTTGGAGACACATAGCCATCTTCGGCTTCAACCATTAAAGAAACCCAAGTAGCTTTTGCTGCCTTGAGTCTTGTGATTAAGACTTGACCGTTCTTCACGGTATGAGGAGGAAGTCTTCTAAGATAGAAGCCAAAACCTTTTGTTGTTGTAGTATTTGTTGTTGTCATTGTCACCAAGGATCTCCGCTTAGCTTGAGGGAAGAAGCAACCTTCTCGGATTCGTACTTGAAGCGCATCTTCATGATCTTCTTGTTATTGCCACCAATGATTCCAACAGAGTCAGCACCAACCTTCATGACGGTAAGCTTTGGGCTGGATAGAGCTTGAAGCTTCTCGTTGTTAAGAGGGTCCATGACAGAGGCAGCGTAGGCTCCGTTCTTTCCGTTACCAGTTACCTTGATGTATCTTGGCTCGATTACGTCTGCGTCCATCCAATACTTGAGAATGTAAGCTCTCAAATCTTTTGGCTTCATTGTTGAAAGCTTCTCAAACATCTTGTCTCTCATGGAAGCAAGAATCTGTTGTCCAACCAAGACGGTCTGCTGTTGTACCTTTGGCTTGGAACGGATATAAGCTTTTCTCTCCTGCATAGGAATTGGAAGCTTCAACTTCTTGATGACAACAGCGGTTCTTGTCTTGAACAAAGAGTCGAGATCAATTCCAAGTGCCTTGGAAACGGTTCCTGCGCCTGGATTCTTGAATCCAATATCGCCAGAACTCTTTGTGGATTTGGCTGAAATACCGAGGAATTGTCCATCGGAGAACTGAAGTAAGATATCTGTTGGGTTCATTCTGCTATCTACAGGCTGACCATAGGCTGCTGAAAGAACACCGGGACGTGCTGTCCACCAAGCTTTGACAACCTTGCCAGCATATCCATTGGAAGCTGCCCAAGCTAGAACAGAGTTTGCCATTGCCTTTGCTCTGCCCTCTTGGTCCACATATTCGTTTGGAGCAAGTTGAGCTTTTCTTGCTACAAGTTGAGCCTTAGCTTCGGCACCATTTCCAAAAGAAGACCACTTACCTCCAACGAGATAGAAGCCTGTTAAGATTTCGTTAACGTCTGCACCAATTGTGTTAGCACTCATTGTTGTGGCTCCTCATTCTCTGTATTGCCTTCTGTTTCTACTGTGTCTTCAATGGTTCTTGCAATCTGTTCGATTGACATTTGTTCTGCATCGTCCGTTGGGTCTTGCTCATTATCAAAACTTGTAGGTTCTTGTTGTTGTTGTTGCTCTTCGTCGTTCCCAATATCTGATAACTGTGGAACCTTAAGTACAGTAGAAGAGGGAGTAGAAGTAGGGATATCTAGATCACCTAGTTGCTCCTTAAGGATTTCTCTTATTAGATGACGAATATCGACTGGTTTGCTTTTATTCATTTTATTCATTGGCTACCTATTCTATTAGAATACATTCACAGGAGTTAAATATGTCCGAAGAAACACAAGAACAAACAACAACCACACAAAGCGTAGCACGACTATCAGATACGTCAATTGGAATGATCAGAGACTTGGTTCAACTTTCTCTGCTCCTTGGAGTCAACATTATCGATAACCTAAGAGCAATGAGATTCGATGTAGACCAAACAGGTGCTCTACTTCCAAGCGCAGCTTACGTGACTGCATACAATGAGATGCTTGTCAACCTTGAGAAGCAAGCGCAAGCTGTCCTAGATCAAGCACAAAAGCAAAGAGAAGAAGCTACTCTAGCAGTTGAAGAAGCAGTAGTAGTAACAGCATCATCTTCTGACGATAGTAACTGAAAAAAAGAAAACATGACCGTTAGCTCAACATTATACTCCAGCGAGAACATTGTTTGGGAGACTCCACAGAATCTTTTTGACAAGTTGGACAAGCGATTTAAGTTCACTCTTGACGTTTGTGCCGATGAATCTAACAAGAAGTGTGACAAGTTCTTCTCAGAAGAAGACAATGGCTTGTCTCAATCATGGAGCGGATCCTGTTGGATGAATCCACCTTACGGCAAAACAATCAATCAATGGATGAAGAAGGCATATGAAGAGAGTCAAAGACCAGAGGTTGATTATGTTGTCTGTCTTGTTCCTAGCAGAACGGATACAAAGTGGTTCAGTGACTATGCGATGAAAGCATCAGAAATCATCTTTGTTAAAGGTAGATTGAAGTTTGGCGGAAGCAAGAACTCAGCACCGTTCCCAAGTGCAATCATTGTTTTTGACAACAAAACAAAGCGCAATCCAACGTTAACAACGATGTGAGTTTACATTTCCAAAATATCTGATATAATCATCGGATTATGGAAACCCCCGACAATAGCACAACAGTAAAGGCAGCAAGCAGGGTCAAGTATCCTCGCACGTTCCATTTACCGTGGTCTGAGGGTGCAACCGACGATGACAAGATTCTCAAGTCGGTTAAGCACTTCTGCGATCTCGACGAGGTTGTGATCACCGAAAAGATGGACGGAGAGAATACCTCTATCTACAGGGATTTCTTTCATGCCCGTTCTTTGGATCTGGCAAAGCACCCTTCCAGGGACCATATCAACAAGCTTCGCTCGGAAAAGCTTTACGATCTTCCATTGAACATGCGTGTTTGTGGAGAGAATTGCTTCGCAAAGCATAGCATTGCCTACGATAGTCTTGAAGACTTGTTTCTTGTTTTCTCAATCTGGAAGGATGATACGACTTGTCTTTCCTGGGATGAGACGGTTGAGTGGTGCGAACTCCTCGATCTTAAGACCGTTCCCGTCCTGTATCGTGGCAAGTTTGATGAAGAGCTTATCAGGAACACCATTCTTGTTGAGCGTGAGTCGATGGAAGGCTATGTTATTCGTAACGCTGCTAGCTATCAGTACGAGAGCTTTGCCAAGAATGTTGCAAAGTACGTTCGAAAGAACCACGTCCAAACAAACGAGCACTGGTTGAATCAGCCAATTGTTCCCAACAAAGTGAAAGATACTCTATGACATATGTAGCCACTAAGTATAACATCTGGAAAACGTCATCCGGCTCTTGCCTTCTTCCTGATGGCATTGGTGAATCCAAGGAAAAGCTTTTGGAATGCGAAAAGGTTCTGCATTCTTTTGAGGCTTTCTCTTTCGGCGAAGCTTTGCAGAAGATGAACGATTATTTTGGATGGGGACCATATAGCTTTGTGTTGAACCCCGAAACAAATGAACCAGAGCCTTTTTACTTCGAAAAGACACTACAGGCAGAACCAAATGAGTAATGACAATAAGTTTCTTCCTGTTTTGGGCTATGACATTACCAATGGTCAGCCCGTCATTGTACCTTTTGAAGACATTCAGAATGGTAATTTGCTTTTGGCAGAATGCGATTATGAAATCGCACCAAATTTAGCCAAGTTACCAGAATCGTTGGCAAAGCTTTATACGATTCACAACGTTAAGTCAGTAAGCCTCGGCTCTATTCAAGCAAAAGATGAATTAGAGCTTGTGTGGCTTCTGCTTGATCTAGGGATTGCAAAGGCAATCGAAAACAAAGACTGGTCCGTGTTCAAACGCGGAGCATAGAATCGGTCTATTTTTCCGAACAAAATGAAATAAAAAGTGTAGTGGTTTACATTTTGGATATTCTCTGCTATTGTAAGAGAATGACCAACGCTTCCGACAGTCATTACCACTTCAACAGTCAGGTTCAGCTTGGCAAGAAGCTTTCGGGAAGTTTCCCTGAGTCTCTTGTTAAGAATGAGCCTATGTTGTTTTCGTGTGATCTGAAAAGCTCTCTGGAGCTTGGTGGTCCTATCACCAAGGCATTCATTGATGCTCTTCCTGATGACTGGAAGAATGCTTCCGATTTCATTCTGGACACTCGCGTCCATATGTTGATGGAAGGCTGGTTTCCTTGCATTCCTGGCTTCCACCACGACGACGTTCCTCGTGCTACGCCTACAAGCCAGCCGGATTACGATCATCCTGAGTATCTTTCGCAACACGCTTTGTGTCTTGTGAACGGAGATATTTGTCCTACGCAGTTTGCTATCGGTGAGTGTGATCTCCCAAAGGTTCCCGAGGGTGAAGTGATTTACGAGCATTGGCACAATGATGTTGTTCAATTGCTTGATAATGGAAAGCTTCAAAGCTTTAGCGCACCTACGAATCAGGTTGTCTTTTTCGATTGGCAGTCGATTCACCAGGGAACGCAAGCAGTAAGCGGTGGTTGGCGTTGGTTCGCGCGAGCATCGCGGAACACTAACCGTAAGCCTACCAACGAGCTTCGTCGTCAGGTTCAAGTTTATCTTTCGAATCCGATGGCTGGTTGGTAACAGTAGTAGAATAAAAAAAGAAAAAGAAAAAGAAACAGGAGAAAAGAAACGATGCGAGCAATTATCACAATCGGGATCAGTGCATCTGGTAAGTCAACCTGGGCACGAGAGTTTGTTGCAAACAACGACAACTGGACGATCGTTTGTCGAGACGATGAGCGTACCAAGCTTGCCGGTGGACAGCTTGATTGGAAGAAGTGGAATTGGAAGCGTGAGGGCGAGGTCACGAATGCCCATTGCGCTGCTCTGGATGCCGCTGCAAAGCAGGGATTGAATCTAATCGTAGCAGACACCAACCTCAACGCAAAGTTCCTTGGAGAGCTTGTTACGCGCCTTCACAGCCTTGGCTATGATGTTACGTACAGAATCTTTGAAGTGGACGAGGAAGAGGCAATCCGTCGAGATACCTCGCGGGGAAGTCTTGCCGTTGGTGCAGACGTGATCAAGAAGCAGCTTGCAGCTTTCGACAAGCTCAAGACGCAGACTTGGTGAAAATCGGCTATGAATATCATAGTATTTATTCTCGGAGTAGCTTGGTTTGGATTTCTTGGATATCTGATATTCAATGATTTCTTCTATAAACGAAGTAGATTTAAGGATACGTTCATTTGGTCCACCAAGGACTTGAAGAAGACTCCTGTTGCCGAATTTGAGATCGTTAGTAAGAGGGACGGGAAGATAGATTCTTGCCTGATTACATTCAAGAAAAAGTCTCTATTGCCTTTTTCCTCAAAAGAGCAAAGGGTTGTGTATTACTGCGAGAACCTAAGAGGATTTGGAGACTCTGGTAAGGTCTTCGATGCTGAGACAGGCGACGACCTTTGGTTCAAGTACGATTCTGGTTTTGTTATGGCAGTAAGGGCAATGATCGACAATCAAGAGTCTCGGGCATATATCAAGAACAAGATTGACGAGCATTACTCAAAGGCAATTTCTCTCTACGAGTCCGAACTTGACAAGAAGTTCAAGGAACTTGAACAGCAGAAAGGTCGCGTTATTGGAATCAAGTCTCGGATTGCAGAATCGTTTTCTCCAACAACTATGGAGCAAGAACTTGATTGCCTCAATGATGACGAATACAAAAAGAAATCAAAAGTAAGAAGGGGTTGAATTTTTTATGCTTGGAATTATTTTGGTTTTGGGGATGATTGTTGTCGGTTTGGTTGTCACGGCATTTTACTTTTCTTGGTCTGAGGAAAACTCTCGAACCAAAATTGAGTTTGAAATGGGAATCGTTATCGAAAGGCACGGATCACAGGATAATGGTGAACCAAAGCTTTTTCAGCTTACAAAGTACGAGAAGTATGTAAAGAGCGGCAAGGTCAAGAACAAGCAGGACTATGTTGTGGAAGTCCCCAGTGATTATTGTGCGACGTGGGCTGAAAACTACAGTCATTGCAAGGTTTTCCATTCGTCTGGTCATGTTTACGATTTCGTGGACCGCGAACAAAAGCAAGTCGCCGCGTTCTTGAACAAGAGCAAGCTCGACAAGATTGTTGAAGCTGCTTACGACAAGCAGATTGGAAAGATTGAAGACGATCTTGACAACAGGATCAAGAGTCTTGAGCAGACAAGAAACAAGGCACACGCTTTGAAGGCAAGGATTGCAAAGCCAGAAAATGTTCAACATGTTGCCTTACGCTCGGACGACTCAGAGCTTGAAACAGAAGAAAAGCTTGAGTACGTCATGGTAAAACTAGAATCGCAGCGGAAAAACCCTAGAAATAGGGGATAAAATAATTTTCCATATTCAGTTTACATTTGGAAAATATTTGCTATAATAGAGAGTATGAACAGCGCCTCTACCAAGTTCTACTTCAAGGTCCACGGACCCGGCTCGTCCAACATGAACATTGCGAACGAGCTTACTCGTTGCAATCTTAAGCGTACTTTCACGCTTAAAGAGGCACTGAACAGCAATCTTTCGGCTTCGATTAAGAAGCGTCTTCACACTTTGCAGCACGGTTCGACGGTTCCGTATGCCCGTTGGGCTCGTGGTGCCTACTGCATTTCGATCATTCTCAAGCCGACCGCTGGCAGCAAGAAGAATCTTGAAGCCAAGAAGATCAAGTCGGAAATCAAGACTCTTGACGAGAAGATCGGGGATCTTCTGGATCAGAAGAGGATTCTTGAGCGCAAGCTAAATCGAATTGGCGGCTGAGAATAAGAAAAAACAAAGGAAGAATAGTCATGCGCAATCCTATCGTTGATCCCGGCAATCGTTTCGTTCCTGCCTCCGTTCAGGAGAGGACGATTAAGGCAATCGCTCGCCGCCATGCCGAGGTTGCCGAAGCTCGAAAGGATATCCGTCATACGGAATCTTATGTCAAGATGCTTGTTGGCGATGCGAAGGATCTCCGAGAGGTCTTCTCGCTTTGCAAGCGTGGATTGTGGAAGGATGCCTCGCGAAAGGCTTCCTCGATGGATACTGCCGCTCGGGAGAACATTCCTGATGCACTTTACGACTTGATCGATAAGAATCAACGTGCCGGCAGGACCGGACGGGATTATTGTTGGTGATGAAAATCAAGATCCCAAAGGAAGTTCGCAAGGCAATTATTGAAGCTCTTGAAGCAGAGATCGATCCAGAGATGTATGGCTTCGGAGGTCCAGCTAGACGACGTGGAGATGCACTTACCTGGGTACTCAAGTACACACAAGAATCCTGAAAAGATAGCAATATGACAATCACAACTATTAGTCTATCTACCACCATGACCATTCGACAGACATACATAACAAGATTTGAGGCATACGACCCTCATATTTCTGTTTTTGGTTCCGACGCATATTCATTTCTCTTGGCTGACAAACCTGATCTGTTCCTTGTTGATTACCGAATGGTCAGTCCATACTTTGATAAACAATACGCAAGATTCCAAACAGCACCAGTAAACGACTGTAACTCCGATCTGGTCTACAAAGAAATAACAATGATTCTATTTGGCATAGAAGAAGAAGAAAAATACAATGACAACAACAACACATAAGCCAATCACAATCGGTCATCTTACCGATACACACTTCAACTTTCTAAGAGGGAAAGACGCTTGGTCGAACTTCTTCCTTCATTGCAAGTCTGTTGCAGATGATGCAGACGTTGACTTCTTTGTTCTCACCGGAGACATTTCGGAAGCTCCAATTCTATTGGACCAACTACAGATCCTTGAAGACTACATTTGCCGTCCTGTATACTTTGTTTGTGGCAACCATGATTTCTATAACGGTTCCATCAAGACAACGAGAGAGAACGTATTTCTGAAATACTCGGCTAACCTAAAGAAGAAGCTTACGTATCTTACTGTCATGCCCGAAGATCAGAAGCAGTATGTTCCTGTAAGTGACACGGTTGCAATCCTTGGTCATGATGGTTGGTATGATGGAGTCTATGCAGACTGGCATAAGAGCAAGGTCAACATGAATGACTATCACATCATTTCGGAGTTTACTCCGCTCTATCACAACGAGTTGTTTGCTGCGATTCAGCAGTATTCAAAGGAAGCTTCCGACTTCGTGTTCAAGGCAGCAAACCAAGCAATCGACGATGGGTTCAAAAAGCTTGTCATAGCTACGCATGTTCCTCCATTTAGGGAGAATGCTGTGTATAACGGCAAGATATCCGATAATGACTGGATGCCTCATTTCTCTTCTGGCTTCATGGGCGAGGCTCTTCTTCGTCTTGCTGTAGAGAATCCACAGGTAGAGATCACAACCCTTTGCGGTCATTCTCACGGAGAGGCATTGCATAAAGCAAATCCAAACCTTACCTGCCTCACAGGCTATGCTCAATACGGAGTTCCAAGGGTAAGCAAGATCATTCGGATTGAGTGATTGAAACAAGGATAAATAAAACCAAATAGAAAAGCTTAAGGCAGGTTCTCTTCACGAGATACCTGCCTTTCTTTTTGTTCGCTTCTAGGGTGTTTTAGATATTGCTAAGCGATGCCAATATCAGCTTACGTGCCAGTAGTAGCCAGCGGAGCCGGAAACCGAAACGTAGTTGCTTGCAGAGAACGCACCAATGACTGCTGCGAATGCACCTGCTGGTGATACGAATGGGTTGGAAGCGGTAACTGTGAATGACGAATCGGAAAGAATCTTCACAGTTGAACCAACTGTATCCGAAGCGATTGCTGGTAGAGCTACAACTGCCGATGACGCTGAAAGGACAAAGTTTGTCTCTCCGAGCGAAGCGGTGGTTGTACCTGCTGCATATGTGATTGTCTTGACTGCTGCGTTTGGTGTTCCTACAAGAACGTCGTAGCTGCCGATACGTGGGTCGTAAACTCTTTTAATTGATGCCATGATGTTTTGAATCTCCTATTTCTTAGCTAAGTATGTAGGCTCTTGCTTTTTCTCTCAATGTACGTTTGTTGTTCTAGAACTTTGTATTTTGTTTTTTTGTATCTGAAAAACCTACAGTCCTAAATATAGGAGATATTATCAATTTTCTACCACTTCTTGTGAAAACCGTCTTCAAACACTATGATGCATGGCTTTCCAAGCTTTTTAGCATAGTTTAAGGTGAACTCTGTACCGGAGCTTTCTTCATCCCAAAAGGCAATAATGAAATCGGCATTCTCCACAATTTGCTTGTTTCTGAGAATGCCTGCTTTCTTTCCTTGTTGGTTCCAGTTGGGTAAAAAGATATCGCGGTTTATCTTGCGATCGATTGCCCATTGTTCTGCTGTCTTATCTACGCCTCTGCAACCGCCAGATACGAGAACAATGTTCCCGTCCCACTTGTCATTGGCAAAATCTAACCATTGTGAAATTAAGTCTAGACTCTTGAACTCTCTTGAGCCTACGACAGCAATCCTTCTTCTACTGCTGTTACTGCTATTTGTTGTAGAAGAAGAAGATGAAATTACCTTCTTCCTTCTTGTTGCTGCTGCCATTGGCTCTAGACTATCTGCTGTTATTGATGATGATGGGTTTGCCGTGAAGTCTTGCATACTGTCCAAATAGTACGCGCTGCTGGCTTTCTTCTCCGCTAAAGATTGTTTATTGTTATGTTGATTATGATGGGTCGGCATGGCTGATCTCTGTTAGACACTCCTCTTGCTTGTTGTTTTTTGCTGTTGCTGCTGTTTGTTGAACTTTGTGACAATCGACACACCCTGTAGGTGATCGTATTCGTGCATAAAAACACGAGCGCGAAGTCCGGTTAGGGTTTCTTCGCGCTTTGTGAATGTTCGGGTTGTTTCGTCCAGTTGATACCATGAGGCTTGAATTGAGACTGGACGCTCAATAGCGAAAAGCTGTCTGGTGGTTTTACGCACGCTCAGACAGCCTTCTATTTGTGATTCTTTTGTTGTGGAGTTTGGATTGTATGTGTAGCTTGGATTGAAAAATGCTTCTGTCTCTGTTGTTTGCTGCCCGTCAGTTGGGAGGAGGTTGATGATAAAGAGTTGTCCGTTGAAGATTCCGAGTTGAGGTAGGGCTAAGCCGATGCCGTCTTTTTCTGCGCGAAGTGTGTTTGTCATCTTATCGACAAGACGGACCAAACTGCTGCACTCTTCTTCTGTCAAGAGTCTATCCACAAAACTATAGGGAATAGACTTCCTTCCATCAATCTTTGAGTGATCAAAGATCTTGGCTATAATAGAGTGCTTCTCTTCCGTTTTTGCTGCTGTCGTGAATGTGCTATTCATAAAACTTCTTGTTGCTTGCATACACAAGCTATCTGTTCTTCTTTTTATGGCATCTGCACCTTTTGCTTATTCAGCTATTTACAGTGCCTTGTTGTGTTTTCTTTTTTGCAGGTAAAAAGAACTATACCTGTTCACTCTCTATAAGTATAGGAGAACAGGCAATTTCTTATCGGGAGACTGTCAAAAAGATTCTGCCATACGGTTCCAAATTCCTCGATCTTCTGGTCCAGCGGCGTCATGACGTAGATGAAAGCAAAGTTCAGTAGTCTGCTCATTCAAAAAAGGGAAAGAGGGAATTGAAACAATTTGCGTAGAAAAGTAGTCTCCTGCTCCAAAAGGCTCTTCACATACTCTCTTCAAACGAAGCAAATTGTCAAGACGCTTAATCATTTGAGCTAGTTCCGTGTGTCCATAATTCCGACCGGGGTTAGCAATCTCTTGACATAGAGAAGAGATTCCCGCTACGTTTTGCATAAGAATCTCATGCAATTGAGGATCCGGCTTCTTTGTCACAAGAGTTACCTTGGTATGATCGACAAGGTTGTGACAGTGAGTAATGCGAATTGACATTTTTCTCCCTTCTCTTTTTCTAGTCGCAAACCGTTAGCTTTAGGTTCCGTTCTACAATTTCCCTTCGATACCATTCCCAAAAGAATGGACCAATGTTAGGAAACTCTGACATTGATACGTTATTGAAATTTCGAGACATGGTTTGAAATACATAGCCCTTCTTGTTTTTCTGGTATACGTATGGAGAAACTGCAACCACAAAGCGTCCTGAGTTCCTTATGAAGAGTGTGGGAGGACTTCTAGGCACTCCTATTCCATTCCAAGAACCAAGGGAAATTACAGGAATTCCGTTGAAAGCATGTACCAAACAAAGAAGAGCAGTACCACCCTCATTCTTTGTCTTGTTTGTTAGATTTGCTCCCTTTGGAACTTTCCAGTCAACTGTTGAGCGAATGGTCATTTCTCAATCCATCTTCCATATAGGCATTTGTTTGTCCTTATTCTTTTTCTCAGGATGGACTTGATTCCAAATCGAATTGATAAAACCAACCTCTTTCCAGAAGACACTGGCAAGACTTGGATTTCTAATCATGTTATTGTACGTAAAGGTTTCACACTTGGAGAGAAGAGTTTTCCCTGTCAAATCCTTGTGTGTTGAATACAGAAGAACACGAATGTAGTATTTCGTGTATTCCCAAACGCTGCCATGATAGAAATCTCCGTTGCTAACGCGGAGCATCTTCAATTCCTTGGTGTATTTTACGTTTAGACTCTGGCGAATGGTCATTATGATTACTTGCCCAACAAGTCCGTGTACTCATCCCATACACAATTAGGAATTCGATCTATTGTAGCCAGATGACTAGAATCGGTAGAATGGATCAATTTACGGACGTCGTAAAGGACCAGTATTTCTTTTCCGTTGTCATCGGCGTCAGGTACATACCTGTGAAGGGTTGGATGTGCAGGCATCACTGTCTTCATTCGTGTTCGAAGATAGAAAATGTAAGTCTTGCGCTTCTTTTTGTAGAATGATTCATAAGTTGGGTCATCCAACTGAAACAGGCTGTTCTTTGTATTTGTTCGAATCGCCATCGACAGAAATCTCAACTCTGGATATAAAAGTTTTGAAGAGTTGCCATCAACTTGTCAAGTTCGCCTCTGGTTGAAGCAATACGCTTTTCTGATGACAACATGCCAATGACAACCTGATAAAATCCTTCATCATTATCTTCTTCAAAAAACGAAGTGACAAGATGAACAGAACCTACGTTGCCAGCAAAAACTGCTGGATCCAATCCATCTTGTACGTACGCATGAGTAAGCGTATTTGTCAAATTTGGATTTAAGGCATACTTTGCGCGGAGTGACATTTGTGTCCTTACTTCGAATAGCCAACTGCCTTCATGTTCTCAAGCGTATTCTTGAGGAAAATGAATGCCTTGTTGTACTTCTGCATACGAACGAAATCCTTGTCTCGCAGTCCCTTGAGACGAGTGATATCGGAATTGTCTCGCAAGTCTTCCATCTTAACGCGAATGGCATCGGTGTTCGAAGAGATTCGACGAATGTAAATCTCGTAATCCTCATCCTTATCGTGAGTCATCAGAGCAAGAGCATCTGTGACACGCTTAGAGAATCCGTTCTCACGAAGCTTCTCAATGGTCCAAGCACCTCCAGAATCCTCTACAACGTCGTGCATGATAGCAATCTGCATTAGTTCTTCATCGGTCGTACGAAGGCGCTGCATGACTCGCATAGGGTGAAGGATATAAGCATTGCCACCTTGATCCTTCTGTGTCTCGTGGACAACGGAAGCAATCGCGATGGCAGTACCGAGGAGATTGGAAGTGTTGTTTGTGTTGATATTTGTGGTCATGGTTCAAAGATACCAAACAATATCCAAAATGTAAAGTGGTTTACTGATTATTGTGCTGTACTACAGTAAGCCTGTAATATCTAGGCATAAACAGCCAAGCGTTCAAGTCATTGTTTTGGGTGCAACGATTGACGTTGTTGATCTTAACAATTGTTCCATTATGCTCGGTACACCACGCTGCTTGAATAGCGCGGTTGGCTTCATTCACATCAAGCCTTTCGGACTGCAACTGATTGTAGTAATCTCGTTGAGCACTCAATGTAAAAGTTGCAACTGAACCTGCAACGTTGAAGAAAAGGCTAATGAGCAACATTATCATTATTGACAATGGAAGCAATGATTCGTCTTGTGTCTTTTGCTGTGTCATCATAATATTCATTCTATCGTTTGATTTTGGAAATGTAAACCGTAGGGTCCATTAAGAGATTTGGCATTGGCTCTCCAATATTCCAAATAACGGTTTGTTCTGGAATATCCGAATAAAGCTCCAAGTGCAGCATGGTCGTTGGATTCTTCCCTTTGTCTTTCTTCAAGACTTCGGCAATAGTACCAATGCAGTCATTAACAGAAACCTTTGTGCCAATTGCAATGTCCGTGTCAATCTCGCCATAAACAAAGACAAGCTTGTTACTATTGCTGCTTTGTACCCAAACCGCTTGTGTGTCCTTCCACCACGGAGTCGGAGGATTGCTCTTTGTTCCCGTGAACCATTCAACGTTGACAACCACCCCATCTTCAATCGGATACACTTTCGTACCATAAGGAAGGTAGATATCAATGCCCGTATGAATATCATGCTTTCGTACAGCACCAAACCTTGCATGGCTTGGAATATTATCGTTCGATTGCTTGGAGTTCATTGATTGTCTCGGTTACAAAATCCATATCCACAGCAAGGCGCTTAAACCAGTTAAGAAAATAGGTTTCAAGCTCGTTGGACCTTGGATGCGTCCCCTTGTGTGCCTTAACAAAATCCTTATAGTTTTGAATCTTGTCGGCAACCAGCATTTGATTGACTTCGGGAATCGGAGACAGTGCCACGCTTGAGAATAGGTTCTCTTCGGTTACATCTTGGCGAAACGAGAGATAGGCATTTGCAATGTTTCGGTACTCCATCGCAAGCATAATGACCCTCTTGTTGTCAATCTGATCAACATACTTCATGCCATACGTTGCAAGGTCCGAGTCTCCCTGAAAGATTGGATGAAGCATGTAAGCAGAAACGGTGTCACCGTCTGTTACCTTAAGCTTGTTGTGAAGAATATAGATTCCCTCATCAACGTGATTCATGTAAGGGATCTTAGAACGCTCTGCAATCCTAGAGCCATACACTTCCGAAATGATGTTGTAATGCTTCTCTGTGCTCTTGTTTGCAAGAGGATACGCACGGACAAAGCTGTATCGGTTCTTGGTGAACGTCCGCTCAAGATTGCAGTCAACGATTGTGACAAACGGAGTCTTGTTGGAGTTGTGCTTCAATCCATACATGTTTGAAACACGCTCAAACATTCCCTTGCCACGAGCACTCTCGTAGATATAGAGAGAAATGAAAAGGTCAAAGTAGTTTGGATTGGACTTCTGTGCCTTACGGAAGTAAGTCTTTGCAGCGACAGGCTTTCCATCTACGACGACTTCAATGCACTCACGACACCAAATATACCCATCTGTCAAAATCTGCCTTGCACGATCCTGATAGTATGTTGTGACGTCTTGAAGATTATTTGCGTTCTTGTTGAGGCGAATGTAAGTCATCTTGTTGCTTCTCTCAATGTCCACTGTGGGCATGAAGAACATTCATCTGTCCCGCATGATTCACTTCGATATCCCAAAGTGCGTTCGTGTTGAATCGATTGAAATCCGTACCAGTCTGCGGATTGTACTCCCAATGCGGCTTCTCGTCATCATTGAGATCCGTGAAGGTCACACTGTAATGACGCTCAATCTCAAGAGACTGTGGACCAATCTCATTTCGCTGTGCCACAAGATCCTGCGGATCACGAAGATTGTGGTCATTGAAACCGTGAAGCTCGGAAGTAGCAATCACCGTCCACTGATAGTAATCGTACGAACACCACTGTTCCATCGTAGGACACTGTTCATAGCAAGTGTCATACTCAGTCCGCGAGCAAGAATCACACTCGGTATGCGACTGCGGAGTGCAAGTCTCAGAACACTCGGAAAATCCATTTCCGCTGCTATGGCAAGACTCATGGCAGGATTCACCATCGCTCACGCTATGACAGTTGCACTCGTACGAGACACTGTGAGGATTGCAGTTATACGGATTGCAATCGTGAGTGCCATGCTGGCGAGTCTCGCAAACATCGTTGAAATGCGAAGCAGGCTCATCATCCTGCCAACCCGTGTCATGGTGCGTGGAACGCTGCGAAAGGTTCGCACGATGGCTCCAGTACGTGTTCGTAACCGTAACCAGCTTGGAATGATACGAGAAAAGCCAGAAGAGAAGGAAGACCAGAAGACCAAGACCAGCGACTACGGCACCAATCTTTGCGTAAAGAAGCTTCTCTTCATCGCTGAAAAAAGAATTGAGCTTATTGTTGCTGTTGTCATCGGTAGAAGGAAGCCAACCAGTAGGCTCAATGACGCGAGCAGGAGCACTATTCTTTGGGGCAATAGCAGGACGAAGAATACGGTTCCAGTCATGCTGGACCGGAGGATCGGCAAGAGTCTCCTGCTGCTTTTCTTTTGCAGCTTCAAGCGTCTTGGGACCACCGCAAACCGAACACTCACCATAAAGGTTACGAACATCGTTCTTGCAGAACTCGCAAGACCAATTCGAACCAGCCTTTGCAAGCTTCAAAAGCTCGGGATCCGTAACCGGAGCAGACGTAAGATTCTTTGAAGTGTCGTACTCCTCACGCTTCTCTTTGTAAGATCCGCACTTCTTACACTTCATATCGCGACCACGATTCACTTCCTTGCAGGAATCGCAAGTCCAAGTATTCTCAACGGTCCAACGACGCTTAACGTAGCTCATGCGTGCTCCAAGTCTTTGTTTTTCTTGTTTTCGGTCCAGTTTTTCTTTTGTTCGATCGAATCTTTAATCAAGAGCTTTGCAGCTTCCTTAATCGAAGTGCAAACAACAACCCGATCCCACGAAATCGCTGTCAGCTTAACGCTCGCATTGTCATGATCAAGAGTTGCAACAATTCGACCGTCAAAAGAGGAATACACTCGCTCAGAAACATTATCATTCACCATAGACGCAAAGGTCATTTGACCTTCAAGCTTTTCTATGGTCTTCTTGTTTACAAGAGTGTTCATATGATCCATTATAGCAAAAATATCCAAAATGTAAACTAACATTTGGATATTGTTTTTATGCTTGTTTTGCAGTCTATCGGTCAATCATCAACGAATAGGCAGAACTACAGCAGTACCAGTCTCGGTGTCAAACTCAAGGGTGCAGCATTCGCCATATTGAACCCACTTCTTCAAAGCAGACTCAACCTCTTGATACTCTTCATCAACCAATTGCTTGAATTCTTTCTTCGCAGACTTATCTTCAAAAGAACGTGATACAAATCCTCATGTCCATTCTCGCGGAGCTTCGCAACGGCATGATCCTTTATCGACTCGTAAAAGCCATCGGGATCCTTAATTGAAATTGTGATCTTCATTTTCCTTTTCTCTCTTTTTGATCAACGACGACCAAAGTTATTTGCGCGAAGAAATATTGGAGTATCCTTGCTTACGCATCGGAAGACGCCAGCATCATCCTGAATCAAAACGCCATTCGGACAATCTGGTCGATTCACATACTGATATCCATTGAATGCCCAGGCACCTACAATTACTAGGAGGACAAAAACAAAAAATGCTTGAAAACTTCTATCGCTATGCATATTGAATATTTCCTTTATATCTTTCTTTTTCTTGTTTTCAGCCCCAAGCGAAGCACTCGCCGTATTCCTGGCAGTATGCGAGGATGGCATCGAGACGGAAAAGGAAGCTAAGAGCCTGGTCGTCCTTCGGATCCAAGGTCGAAACGTTGGTTAGCTTGAGGATATTGCGACGAAGCTCGGCAATAAGATCCGGCGAAATCTTGCCAGTCGGCGCGGGATCGATGCCGATCAGGTTGAGAAGGTGGGATGCCGTGCTATTGCTCACACAAAGCTCCGGGGCATCGCAAATGCTAACCCATCCATCACCCTTGCAGAAATAGCAATCGCTATCCGGGGTACACGTACACTGACGCTCCGAATAGGTGGGAGTGTGATTCGCGGAGGTGGAGTAGAAGGTCGTCGTCATAACATCTATTATAGCAAAAATTTCCATAATGTAAACCAACATTATGGAAAAATTATTTTCTGCCTATATTTCTAGAGGATTTCTTCGATTCGCTTCATTGAGCCTGGATGATAGTCATGCTTTTGAGCAAACCAACCTTCTCGTCCTGCACCTTCATCAATAAGGATTTCAAAACAATCCGTATGCAAATAAACCGAAATGGTTCGCTTATATGGTTGAGGTACGCTCTTAACGTAATAGGTTCCGTAATGCTTAAAACCACCAACATCAACAAGCTTGGTATGCATTTCTTTTACAAAAGCTTCTTTTTCTTCTTTTGTCATGGGAAGAAACGTACGTTTCGATGGCTTAGGTTTCATGTTACTGTGAGTCTCCATCGTCATTGCCACCATCATTTGCTGATGCAATCATTAGCACAAAGATAATTCCCGAAAGGAATCCGCAAAGATAAGGAATCATGATTTTCTCTCTTTTCAATCCTCTGTTGACATTGGAGTTGTTGAGCACTCAACAACAAGCTCGAAATTTCCCTTTAACAAGAACTCTGCAAAATTTTCAAATGCCAGATCGCGGTTCTTAAATCGACATTCACACAAGGAATGACGCCGACCACCCTCTACAGAATAGATTGAGTAGTACGTATGGGTTGTAATGTCATTTACTTCAACATTGCCTTGAAGCTTCTGTGGAAGCCGAAGCTGTGGAGTGTGAAAGTCAACCTCAAGATTTCGAGGTGCCTTGCGCATGTAGTTTGATGATCGAATGGTTGTCATGGTAATAACTCTATTCTAGTCGTTCGACTCTGTTATGTAAACAGACTTATGCATTTTCCAAAATGGCTGTCTCTGCTGCCGCTGGATTCTTTGGTTCGACCTTACCTTCCCCATCGCAATCGGGGCAAGCGGTAGGTTCATAAAGAACGTTCATCGGATATTGAACTTCGACCTTGATATGACCAGATCCAGAACATCGATCGCAAAGTCGCATAGGACGCTTGCTATGCAATGCTTCTGCTTGAAAAAAGCTCCTTGCACGTCGTTCAGCCTCGCGACGCTCGACTTCATTTGAGTAAATACGGTAAAGCTTATAGCTAAAATCGCCGCCAACAGATTTGCCGTCCTTGTCAAACCAGTCTTTTTGTGCCAGCGGAGAGTAACTGTAATACTGCTCAAGTGTATCGAAGTCTTCGTTCAAAACATTCATTCTGACAACTGCGTTATCCCAAGATGATCGACGTCCTTTGATTAGCAGATCATCCGAAGAGAAGAACGTGAACTTCGGATAGATTCCAAAGAACTTTTTGATATGTCTAAATGGGCTCATGGCTATTTCTTCTTTTTCTTCTCATCCCAAAGCGGCTGGAAAGTAGCCGTACCAGTCAAGCAGATAGTGAATAACGTATGCATTCACCCAAACTACAAAACAAAGAAGAAATGGATAGACAGATTGAGCGAGCTCGGAACCAACAAAAGGATACTTTTCATCAAGATATTCCTTTCCAAGTTCGATCGAATAGACCTTGCTAATGCCATCATAGTTCATTCCGAATCGGGATCCGACGATGGTAACGGCAAAAGCAATGCCAACAAGGATCTCGCGTGAGGGGAGTGCCCAAGGCAAATGGTAAAGATGCCAAACATCATTCAGTACATAGACACCGAAAATGACTGTCAGCGGATATAGGATAAAAATCTTGAAAATGGTCCATAGAATGTTGTTGAGCATTTTTTCTGTTTCTTCTTTCTTTTCTGTTTTTTAGATATGAAATACGTGAGTCTTCAAACAAGTCTTGTTGTCATTGAAAACAGACTTGTCAAACATTGCGAACGTTACAACTCGGCGACCAGAATCAAGCCTGAAATAGCAATGAACCAAACGACCGCGATACTTGGCTTGCCAAATAACGTAGTCGCTAGGACCAACTAAGGTTGAAACTGCCTTGAAGCGATTCATTGATATGAACTTACCAGTTTGAATGGTTGAAAAAATAGATAGCTGCTTGACCAGCCGGTATCAAGCAAATGGCAGCCGTTGCCGGATCGTGCCAATAGAAATATCGAAAGATAGCTGCAACAGTCCACAAAACAGAAGTTACAGCCAAAATCGTTCGGTAATTACGCATTGGCTTCGACTCCGTTGAAAAGATGCCAGGCAAGCTCATCGAGAGTCCAACCATGCGAAGCGGCAATGATTCGATTCTGCCGATCATTCTTGATCAGAACTCCACCAACTCCCGTGCCCACAAGGGCATCCACAACGTCATTGGCATCGGACTGATATCCGTGATATGCCACGTTGACTGCCGCACAATCGGCAAGCTGTGCAGTCTCATACTGCTCACACGCATCGCGATTGAAAGCGTTTACGAACGGGAGCTTGCTCTTGAAGATAGACATTGGTCTTGGCTCTCTCTCTTGTTTTCCGAGTCTTTATATACTCTAACAGAAAAGGAGGATAGAGTAAACCACAATATCCAAAAAAGTTATTCCCCTGTTTTATCGGGGAATAACTCGTTTGAAATCTCTGTTAGCATTTCTGCGTAGTGAAGCAGGAGCTTTCGAAGGAAGAATGCGAAGAGCATGACAACGGAAGTCATTGCAATGCCGGACAAGATTAGAGAGTGTGTCTTTAGAAGCGCAAACTCCATCGTAAGCTCACCAAGGAAGATCAATAAGAAAAACATTGATCCCATGATCAACAGATTGAAGAGAATCACCGGAATTGCGATGACAAGATAGAGGATGGTCTTAAGCATTGTTTCCGCTCTCCCCAATCAGAAGATCCTTCTCAAGAATCTCTGCTGCTCTGTATGCAAAGTAAACAATCTCTGCACCAAAGTCCTCGACAAGAATCTTGTCGCCAAGAACGTCCTTAATGGAATTGCCCCAACGAATACGATGCCTGCAAACATCGATGCAGTTCTCGATCTTCGGGTTAGTCTCGTTGTGATTGATAAGGGGAAACATTGTCTCTGAACTCAAATGAAAAAGTTATGGTGCGCCAAATACTAGCAAGTATAGATAGACGACACCAATGAAAAGGAAAAAGGTTGCGACGCTTGCAAGGAACTCAAGAACCTCAGTCTTGCGATCTCCCTTGTAACTTCGAAGCTCTGGCATCTTGTTGGTTTTCTTGCTGTTTTTGGTCATTTTTACGACTGCTGCCTTACGCGAAGCTCGCCACCAACAAGCCAGGGATGACCCTCGATTGGACGCTTCTTGAAGAAGACAAGAGGATCCTTTTCATCTTGCTGTTTCATCAAACGAATTTGATTCTCTGCCCAAATATAGTCGGGATGCCTATCGCTCATAAAGTCAACCTACCATTACGAAATTGTGGATCTTATCACCAAGCTCATCAAACCCGAGGAACCAACAGATTCCTGCAATGGGATGACACACAAGGTTATGAAAGAGAAGTTGGAAGCTACGTCTATTAATCATCGTGGAATTGCCTTTTGTACCGCTGCCTTGAGCAAGGTCTTTCGAAGCTCTGCACGAATCGGAAACCCGTTTGCTTCTGCATTTTCAAACTGCTCAACGATTGCAAACAATGAAGTTGCAAGGGTTTCCACAAGTTCTTCATTTGAAGTTGTGTAACGATCAAGAATGATCGTATCGATTAGCTTTTCGACGTTTTGCTCTAGGATGGTCATTGTTCGTGTAGCCTATCATGGAATATGGAAAATGTAAACCAAAGTTGAAGCGATTAGCGTAGCGGTTAGTGCGGAACCTCTTTAACTACTGGACAAAAGTGACTCTCTGAGTCTGCTAGCTCGTTTAGAAAGACTTTGACAAAGGCTCGGACAGGCATGGGAAGTGAGGTTGTTGTGACTGCTGGAGCAAAATGATAAGATACAGTGTTCTGAAAAGTCCAGTAATGGTTGATCCAACCTGAACCCTCTTCTCCCTTATAGAGAAAGTTGCACGGTCCCGTGATTGCCTTGTCGGAGATTTCAATAAATCGTTTGGTTTTTGGATTTGTCATATTATTTCGAGAAATAGAACCAAGGAAGCCGATAAAAGATGCAGAGTTAATCTTGAAAAAGATTAATGGCATTGGTCCAAGAGTCTCTGTGTTTGTTCTACGGATTGTCATCTTTTTCTTTCTTCAAAAGCTGTGCAATCAACCCATCCCACATTAGCCGAAACTTGATATAGTTTGGAGGAGACTCAATATACTTGTAAATCTTCTCGTTCACAAAGAGTTCAATCAACCACTCTTGCTTCTCTGTGAACGGATCGGACTTTCCAAGATACCGCTTTATCTGGCTCTTAAACCAAAAGAGAAAGGTTTCCTTCTCGACGCAGTAAAGCTCAATTCCACGAATGAACCGACTGATCTCGTCTGAGAAGAAGATTTTCTCCTTTTTCTTCTTTTGGTATTTCGTTGCCATGATGTTGTTTTTAGTCGTGCGAGGTATAGGATCCGAGAGAAAAGCTGCAATACTCACGGGTCCACTCAAGCGTCTCAGGATCGTACTCTCCGTCAACATAGACGGTGATCTGTGGGCTGGTGTAATATCCACCCGTAGAAATCTCTTCAAGGTGGATCTCTGCCTTGTACTTCTTAAGAAGCTCCTGTAGATCCTTTCGGAACTCTGCTTCGACTTCCTGCTTGGTAATCATTATGGTCATGGTTCAATCATCATCAGTGTGCGTCAGGATAGATAAGGTAACAGTTGGTATCCAGTAAAAGTGCTTCTGCGTGAACTCGACGATTTCCACAAGAACATCGCGGTTCGCCTACAATCCAAGTCTCGCATTCGCAAATGTTGCTGTCAATCCTTACTTCTTCGTCTGATTCAGACCAAACCTCAAGCCAAAATGCAATTGCATCTTCTGCCGAATCGGCAATTACTTCTGCGGAAGAAATCGATTCGTTTCGAAAACTAGCTTTCATTTTTCTACTTCTCCTTGTTTCTTAGAAGAGAGCCGCAAATCGCGTTTAGCTTCTGCAAATGCTCAATTTCTTGTAACAATGCATCTACATTGGTGACGTTCGCGTCGTCTTTGAAATTTGCACACGCTTTCATCCAAGCAAGTGCAGCCTCATAATCATTTGGATTCTCATCCAAATTCTTGCGGGTGATTTTTACTTGATCAACCGCTGCACGGCATTGATCGATAATTGGTTTGGTGATTGTCAAATTCTATATCACGCAAGGTAGAGTCAACAGATTTAATTGTGTCATAGACTTGCCGACGAATAGTCTTTGGAAGGTATGGGACTTCGTGATAGGTTAGTTCTTTAAATCTTCCAAGGCATGACAGGCTGGCTGTTGAATAATCTGCTGGAAGTTGAAAGCTGCACTGTCGAACATAACCAAGGTAATACCAATCGCCATAAGAATCAAAATCATGTATAAAGATGGCTACGTAGATGTTGTCCACAGTCTCTTGAACATAATCATGACGGTGTAGTGCTCTTATGGTCATTACAATTCACCCCTCCAAATCTTCTTGATTGCATTATATTGCATTGGCAATGCTCTCATTGGACCAACCATGTAATTCATGGTGAAGTTCATCATGTAATATTTAGGTAGGGGATGACGAGAGGATTCATGGACAGGGATAACATCTTCTTTGTCCTGAAGAAGAGTATAGATTTCAAAGCCTTCAACAACATGCGAATATGTTTTTCTGATTGTCATTTCCAATCTCCCAAATCTTTCACCAAGATCAACTTATGTTCATTGCGAATCTCTTCGCAAAACTTATGGGCACTTTTCCTAATTGCTGTTGTGAAAACTGTGCCTTGCCATGGATAACAGATTTGATAAGTGTAAGCATAGCAGGCAAGACCAAAAGGTACATTCTTGTCGTTGTCAGCTACCAACAAATAGTTCAAGCTACCAAAATGAGGATATGGTTTCTCTGGTCTTCTTCGAATTGTCATACGTACAATGGTCCATTTCCTTCTTTTTGCTCAAGATAGCCATATTCAAGGCAAAGGGTTTGAAGCCAAAGAAACTCTTTTGAGGACGCTAGTGGTTTAATTCCTGCGTCTGAATATAGAAACTTTTCAGAAAAGCAATTTTCACCAGCGATGATTCTTCTAGCCCATGCGTTGAACCATATAAGCTTTCTAAGATCCTCGCCGAGATATGTGATAATCACAGCAGGATACCAATCCGTAGAAGCACGAAGAGGATTTGTTCTGATCTGATACTCGAAAGTATTCTTATGTGAGATTCTAATAGCCAAAGCTACAACCACTTTCCTGCATCATGCGTTGAAACTCCATATGGTGTTTAACGTTACCATTATAGAACATAAACGTCCAGTCTGATTTCCTGACTTTGCCGTCTGTGCCTATAAATGTTCGGTTTTGAAGTATGTATCCATGCCGGTCCAGTCTATTATTACGCTTTTTGTTGCCCCATGTGAGCATGATGAAACAATCCGTCTTTTTCAAGAGCTTTGTACTGTGTCTTGCTCGGATTGTCATTACTCAGAATCCTCTGATTGTTGTAGACCTACGTTCTGCTGCTGGCATCTGTGCTAGGATTCCCCACGCATAAGAAAGAACCAATGGATGAGACTTTCTTGTTGCCTTGGTGGCAAGGTAGATTTTGCCTTGCGATTCTTGTGTCACAACATCAAGAGTCATGAAATGATAATGTGGTCTAAGGTTCAAATGAAAGGCACGGAACAGATTCTTACTTTTTCTGTTCTGCATGAGCTTCAATGTCTTCTTGTCGAAGTTGAGTGTTTGTCTGATTGTCATTTTTTATAGGAGTCCTCTTGAAACAAGTTCAGCAATCTGCACGTAACGGATGTAAAGACGGGTATGAGCTACAGCACGACCAGAGAATGTCATTGGTATCTCTTTCTGGCAGCATGATAGACTGTAAAGCATAGTGTCAGGGGAAATCATCAAGTAAACAGTCTGTTTTCTTTTGAGCTTATCTGTGTGGGTTGTTCTAATGGTCATTTTTATAGCAGTCCATCGAAAGCTTTGTGCCAGTTTGGAATATCGGTTTGATATAGAAAGAGTCTTTTGAGAAATCCAGAGTAAGAGTTTACCTGAGAAAGAGTTGCTAGTTTGAATCCAACAGGAGTACGAGGACGCGACCATGCTGTTGGTGACACAGTGCTCTTGTGAAGAGTTACAATCTTGGCTCTTATGTTCTCAACTCCATGAGTCTTTAGTGAAAGAATATTTGTTGTGCAGGTTGATCTGATTGTCATGGCATTGGTAGTCCAAAGTGAGTTCTCCATTGCAAGGATTCTTCGTAACTTACGTTGCAACCCCAGGTAAACAGGGGTCGAGTGGGTCGAGGGTGATTACTTAGCCTTCTAGCAGAATAAGAATAAATCATCCCCGTCCAGTGCCGTTTCGGATCGTCGTTTAACGATACAATCTTCGCAAGATACCTACCATTGTAGCAGTCTGTTGGCAGGTTTGTAAACTTTGTTACGTGTATTGTCCTGATCGTCATTTGTTTATTAGAAGCTTCCTTGAAGCATTATATCCGAAATCAACCGAAAATGTGTGCCATTCATTGTAAAGAACAAATTGCGCAGACCCTCTCCATCAATACGAACCATGCAGCCTGCCCCAATGGTATATATGTTGCTTAGGTGTACAGTGTCATCTTGGAAAATCCCATGACCAGCCCAAAAGTTGCAAGCAAACGCATTGCTACAATCGTCGTATTTGAATTTTGTTCTAATTGCCATAATACTCGCACCACAATTGAATATATCTGTTTAGCATTTTCTCTGGAGCAAAGATTGGGGCATCACGAAAATAGTAGTGGTCTTGCTTGTATCCACTGGACACTTGCATTTCGTACGTAACTACGGTGCCAGATTCTCTCTCGTGAGTCCAGTTAACTGGACTTGTTTGTCTTGTTTGTGCATAGAAAGACCGCTTCCAAAAAACTTCCCATTTTGGCAATGCGTATATGTATGTTGTTCTAACGGTCATATAAACTCTGCATAGTATATGCGTACCAAGTATGACGCCGCGACGAACGCCTCATCAGAGAAAAACCAATTTTTTCTACTTTTTACCAAAGGGTATTCAAGAATAAGCCCAGAATGCCTCCGATGAATACGACGAGCAAAAGTGGTAGTTGCTGTACTCTTGGAAGAAGGTAGTTCTGCTCTGTATGTTGTTCTAATCGTCATTTTAGTCCATTATCTCCCCTCGCTCAATAGCCCAAACAAGTCTTGTGCATGGATCTCTTGGACCAAGCGGAGTTCGATTCAATGCGATTCGAACCTCGTCCTTCCCAGGTCGAAACCAGAAATCTCTATACATGAAAAATCCCGATGGTGTAGGAGAATATAACCCAGGAGGAAAAGAAGGCGGAAGAGGTCTGGCATTTTCTTTAAACAGACCAACAACAATGACCATGTTGTTTTTTGACTTGTATGTCTTTCGGATTGTCATGGCATGATGTATTCACTGGTAAGAGCATCAATGTTTTCAAAATCGTAGTGATTTGCAAGGTCTTCCCATGCCATCTTTGTTTGAAGTCTCATTGTGAGATGAAATGATTTGGGTTTGACAAGACCTAGCTTTGCCAAAATATACTCTACGTCCTGCTTAAAACTACGATAGTGATTCTCGGCAAGAAAATGAGCTAGACTTTCATGTAGTCCATGTGGCATAGACTTGTGAGTTACCTGCCAACTTTCTACATTCGCAAAAATGGGCTCAGACTGTTTTAGATTTCTACCATAACGAATTGCAGGACGACATATCACAATCTTTGGCATCGTGTTAACGTAGAAATGTTTCCCGTCCCCTGTCCGACCAGCATAAAGTGGTACTTTCCTTGTACGAGTCAAGGTTGTTGGAAGTTCTGTTTGATATGTTCTTCTAATGGTCATGGAAGTGTTTTGTTTCTCATAACAGAGACGAGGCATTCCATAACATCAGCAATCAAGAGAATTGATATTTGATGCTTAGTCATCGTCGATTCAGCTCCAAATAGACTGGACAGATTTGTTCCAATATCGGTGACTAGATCTATAAGATAACACTCACCGTCAGGATGATATTGACCTTTTCTGTCAGCAAACGTGCCAATCCAAGCACTCGACGGAGTGCTTGTATCCCAATCGTCAGTCCTGTGTGTTCTTCTAATGGTCATAGTGTTTTTATCAGAACACTCCAGTCTCTTCAATTTGCTTGAACAACTTCCCATATGTTGTGGGAAGTCCAGTTCTACCTTGACACATAGGAACTTTGTTATATCCGCTGTTAATATGCCTATATTTAGGATGAAAATACCAGTTACTTTTCCATACGAGTATCGGTTCGTTGTAGCGCCAGGAATATTCGTCTATAAACGCTACAGAAACAGCACTTGAATTGTTACTGGATTTTATTGTATGTCTAATTGTCATGTGACTTGACCAGTTCTTTGAACTCTGTCATTGCACAAGCACTCACAAAGTATTTATCTGCGCGGACGAAACGTTCCTCACGAATAGAAAGTTTGTGAATGCAGTTGAGAACGAGTTTGTTGCACAGAGACTTTACCTCTATGTTGTGATAGACATAGGTGTCAAAACGATATACTTTGCCTAGCTTTTCCGCAAAGCTTATCAAGCCATTCTGCACGTTTGTTGTTCTAATTGTCATTGTACCAATAGTCCATTCTTCTTCAAGAAGTCATAGAACTTACCAAACCGCTGCGCATCAAGCTTGTTGATCTTTTGCACTTGATTTAGCTTGGTTTGGTAAGCATCCCAATCAATGTCGTCCTTGGTCCAGTTAAGCTCAGAACCCTTATTCATATCCTTTCTAAAATCACCAATGACCACGGTTGAGTAGAACCCTCCGGTGCCCTTCATCTTGTTATAGATTTGATTTAGCAATTGGTTGAAGAGCTTGTCTGCAAGTACCTCGTTCGGAGTATCGTTATTGCGAGTTGCTCCAACGACTGTATTCTCTGCCGAAGTGTAATCTGTCATCTGTTGACGACACTTCAAATCAATCTCTGCCTTCTTGTGCCATTCGTTTTCATTGATCTGGAAAGATAGCTCTCCGGTCCTGAACGGCTTGTAGAAGTTAAGAATAACCTCAAGACCTGCCCAATCAAGATAAGGCAAGTCTTCTGTCTTGGTCGTGAAGAACGTATCGTGCCATACTTGATCGCACTCAAGCATTACGTGCTTAAGGCGAAGCAGAACACGACTGTTCACAAAATCATTCATTCCATCGTACTGAATGAACGCTGATGCTGATGATGCCTGCTGTTGCTTCTGTTGCTGCTTGCTCATCCTGCAATCTTCTTCCACGAGTTCATAAACGAAACAATATTCATCGCACCAGCGGGATTGCTGGAATGAACCTGATAAGCTGGACACTTTGGAAACTCGTCTTGCTCATAGAACCACTCCTCAAGCTGACGAAGAAAAACCATGGTTGTGTCGTCACCACCGAGATCATGGTCGAAGCTGAAAAACTCAGGAAGACCATAGAACTTGACGTAGTGAATCGCATCTGCACTGTTTCTGCAAATGACCCATTGTCCAGGCACGTCCCTCTTTGGAAGATGCTTAACGTCGTCAAGACCGCGAAGGTCGTCGAGAAAAAGGAAATATGCCATGACGGAGGTTTACTTTCCCTTACATCATGGCATATCTATTTTGTTTTGTAAACTCGAATACGTATTATTTCTTCGAAGTCTTTTTAGGCTTTTTTGGTGTCGATACCAATTCTGGTTCTGGTTGCTTGTTCACAACGCGCTTTGGAAGCTCTGTTGGCATAACGAACTCAACGTTCATGTTAACGCTGATGTTGAACTTTGGTGTTCCAATCACGTTGGCAACATTGTGCTTAACGCACTCATTCGCGTCCAAGAACCAGTCTGCATGACGACGTGAGGTAATCTCTTTGCCAAAGTATTCCTTGGTATGACCGCAATTGGCTGCCATGATCTCAAGAATCTTGTCGTTCAAGCGATCTGCTTCCTTGGCAGATGCCTTGATCTCTTCATTCTTACCAAAGGCAACGGACGATACTTCATGAATCATAACGGTTGCGTTTGGACCAACGAAGCGATAGCCCTCGTGTCCACAAGTGAAGAGTGCTGCTCCGCATGACATTGCCTTGCCTTCAACAATCGTAGCAACCTTCAAAGAGGGATCGATTGAGTTGATAGCGTCAATGCAAGCCATGAGAGAATAGACTTCTCCACCGTATGAGTCGATGATGATTGGAAGAACCTTCTGCTGCGATTCAAGGGCATGATTCTCTGATTGAATCAAGTCTTGACGGAACTTCATGCAGTTGTCTTCTGAGAACTCGCCTGTGAAGCGAACGTAAATTGGAAACTTTGAGTGCTTCTCTGGTTCGATTAGTGTAATTCTTGGATCTACATTAACGATATACTTCATATGATAATCTCGTTTCTTTAAGTCTTGTTGTTTTTTGTTTTTTGATGTTAGCAAGTGCAACAACAAGAATAGAATCTAACATTGAGACTCATATGTGTAAATGACTATGAATAATGTGGCAAAGTTCACTTAAACTTTGTTATCGTATCGCACATTTGTTCGTAGTCCTTTTGCATATCTTTGTCAAAGGCATTGAATGTCTTTGGATAGAGATAGTGAAGGAAATACCTGTAGGTTTCATCTGCCATGGTAACAGAGTACAGCGACGGATTGATCATTGTGTTTTCCGATAACACACGAACAGCAAATGGAAGAGTAATCACAAGTCCATCAATCCTCAAAATGATAAAGCTTCCAACATGACTAGAGCGTCCTAGTCCTTGGAAAAGCAAAATCTTCTTTCTTGTCTTGCTGTTATATCTTATTGCCATAGTGTTGAAGTGTGTAAAGGTTCTTTAGCTCTTTGTGAATCTGCTTCATTTCAAGGTTCTTTAACACTTTGAAGTGACTTGCGTGGTTTATGTATTTTAGTTCAAGAAGAGGATCCTTGAAGACTGCGTATCTCTTATCCATCAAGACTTGACGACCTTTTACTTTCCAGTAAGGAAACATATGGTTAATCATATCGCCAACAGAGATTTCCTCGCCATTGATGTAAAGCTCGTAATACATATCCCTTGATTTGACGTTGTAGGACGAAACAAGATGAAATACGTTCACCTTCGTTACCGTGATCCTTCGGATTGTCATAATCCAAAGTCCAGTAGACGACGGATGATAACATAGTCAGGAATAAGGTTAAAGATGCATTCTCTAGAAAGAGGATGCATTGAATTCTCAACGTTGTCTACAGACTCTTCGGAGGCAGCATGGATTCCTGTTTTAAGCTGCTCGTAGTAAGGAGCCAAGTTAGACATAGAGTTCTTCACAAGATTCTTGTCGAAAAGAATGAAGAACGCTTCGTTGTGCTGCTCTCCGTTTACCTTTTCTTGGAACCAAGTTACTTCCATTCCATAGAACTTTAGGTCTTGTTCTACGATGAATAAGTGAACGCAGCAGTCTTGAGACTGATCTCTGTCATCTAGGTTTACGTTGCGACAAATAGAACGGATGGTCATACCAATAGATATGACCATCCATTATGATTATTCTAGAACTGTCTTTTCTACTCAGGCTTCTTCGTCTTCCTCGGGGCGTTCGGGAACGAATGGATCGCAGTAGCTTGCGTAGGACATACCAGCTTCAATATGCTCTTCAAAGAATGGAAGATTTGAAAGACTTGATTGATGAACGCAGAACTTCAACTCCTCGTCATAGGGCAATGAATGACGGAACGTGATTGTTTTCAAGTCCTTGAAGTCACGGAATCCATTTGACTGAGACTCGTTGAAAGGCTTGCCATAGAGCGAATACCAATACTCGTACTCAATCTCTCCCTCTTCAAAGGTAATATCTCGTACCTTGGTGGTTGGATCGCCTGGATCTGTTTCATACTCAGAGACAGAGAAGAGACTGAAATAGCGAATATGTAGAGCAATGTCATCTTCAAAGAGATTGCCGTAACGACGCTCTTTGTTCATATCGACGCAGCGATCTACGGGAAGCATGGAAGTTTTTCGAATGGTCATTTTTGATTGGGATTCCTGTGAAAAAAGAAATAGGTGTTTTTAAAACAGCACAGCTAACAGTAACGAGGATACCAGCCGAAGGATTAAGAGTAAATGCATTTCGATATTATTGCTCTGTTGGCAATGGAATATCGTAGCTTGCTCGGAAGTAGCCACCTTTTTTGGCATCAGGCAAATAGAAGTTAATGCTCTTAACTCCAAAATAGGCTTGAAGAACATCGTGCATGATGTAGAAGATTGCCGAAGGTTGAACGGTTATGCCTTGCTTCACAACCTTTTTGTTATCCACCGTTACGAAAGGAAAGTGAAGGACAGGAAGGATTGGCATGTAGCTCTGACCATAGAGAGAACTCTTTGATTCAAGATGGTTCTCAAAAGGAATCTCAAAGCTTGTTACGTGCTCGCTAAGTGTCTTTGTGTAGCTTGCCCAAATAAGCTTAACAGAGACTCTACGAACGTAGAGTCTTGTGTTTGTTGGTACGCCAATAGCAGAGCGAATCATGCCGTTGGTTCCGTTGTTGTATGGAATTGGATAATAGCCAGCATCCAACATATCTCCTGTATAGGAGGCATGAAAGAAGTGAGTGGTTACAGAACCGAAACTTCCCGAACGAATTGTCATAACAATAACTAGCAGTCAGTTTTCGTTCTTGATGCTTTCAATAAGATACGCCTTGAGAGTATCCAAGTCACCGGAATCAAGAAACCTTTGAAGCTTGTCTTCGTCAACGTACTGATTTGCAGTTGCAAGATCTCTCCAACCTCTATCAGCACGTCCACTGTTGAACCGAAGACCTACGTTTGAAAGGTCAAAGTTCTTTGGATCGTTGTCCTTTGAATAAGCATAGATAAGACCGGAATAGATAGAAATTCCAACAAACTCAGGTGCTTTGTATTCAATCTTCACTTCACCGGAAGCAATCTTCTCCATAACGAACGCAGGGATTTTGAAGAATAGCTCAGGATCATCTTCGTCTTGTTGAACTACAGGCTGTCCAAGAATTGCAGACTGCACAGGAGCAGAGTTCACAGAAGGCGCAGGAAGCACCACAGAAGCGTTTGGAAACTTGGCAAGGTATCTTGCGCGTGCATTCTTCATTGCCTGCCTAGAATGCCACTCTGAGATGCAGGAATAGGTATCCACAATGCTATCGTCGTCTGGTCGATTGACTCGGATGACAAGCGAGATGATTGTGTTATCATCGCCACGAGCAGTAGTCTTCTCGTTGTACTTCTCCATACGAACAAGTTGGAACTCGATTTCTGGTCCGTTCCTTCCGGTATCCATAACAAGACGGCTCAAATATGAGCTATCTGCGGATACTTTCTTGTAGTGAGTTTGAATGGTCATAGTTTTTTACCGACGTACCAGTTTGGGTTTATCTTGCCTGACTCTACCACAAGTTCCTGCCAATGTCTACCAACAGACTCAATTACTGCACGAATGATATGAACAAAGAAGTCAAACTGCACAGGATATGCCTGTCTCATATAAACATCTTCGAATCCCATTGCCGATGCATGAACGTGTGCTTCAAGTCCTGCCTTGAATCTTTTGATCTCTTGTGGGGTAATACAATGATCTCCAACCCAAGTGTGGAATATGTCTATTTGCTTTGAATGAAGCCCTTGAACCCAAAGACCATATTTCATCCAATCAAATACGAAAACAAGTGTCTCACCCGTTAGATGGGAATGTCCGAAGTCCGTTCTATGCTTTGAACGATGGTGCCAGAGATATTCTTTTTCGGTGAGATAGCTTGTTCTTATGGTCATACCATAAGATAGTCTTTATTTGGCATAATTCTCTAGTTCAAAAATGTCATTTCTGATGAAATTCTGATAAGTGTCGTTCTGTTTTTTGAATTGCTCGGCAAGCATAGCGTACTTCTTTGATCCCTTTCTTACGCCTCTGAATACCTCTTTTGATGAGTACATGTATGGTGAAACGATGATTGGATTCTCTGGATCTACTTGCCTTGAACTATAAGTCCAATTTACAAAAATAGTGAAGCGCATCGAAGACTTTGAAAGATAGATTGGAGTATGAGTGATAGGTACATATTCACCAATCGCAATCTTATATAGCATATCCTTTGAAATTGCTACCTTCTTTTTCTTCACAGAGCCCTTGTTGACTCGGTTGAGATAGACTCCTGCGCTGCTGCCAGGGTTCATTTGCCAAAACACAGTATTTTCCTTGTTGACGATCGGATGGACCATACTTACCCAACCACCTGATCTCGCTTTGATGAACTCTTGAACGAAGGATGAATTTTTTAACCCAATCCCACCTTTCCAGTAAGCATGGAAATTCATGTGCAGATGGAAATTGTTCCTTGCAATTTCATTTGAATGTGAAAGTCGGATAGTCATCTCTTAGTCTTTCTATGTGTTTCTTCCATGAAGTCTTGGTCTTTATGTGTAAGGTTGGAACGGCTGTAATTTCACCTTTCCACAGAATCCACGAATCAAAGAATTCTCTATACCAATTGCCATATCTAACATGCATAGTTACGGTGGCAAGTTCACAGTAATCAAAGAACGAGCTTGTTCGTCGAATGGTCATTTTATAGAGCTACTCTGTTGTCCGTGATGGATAGATCGGGATAAGGTCTTGTTCGATACTCTCTGAGTACCCTTGTAATCTCTGCAAAAAATGGTGCGTTTGTCTCGTTTATGTAACCTATTGACAAGTCTTCTCTAACATGTAGGAACATACGTTCGTTTCTAATGTTTCTATCTGGATAGCTTGATGTATTAGAATCTCTTTCAATAATTCTGAAACTTTGACAGGCTAGAACATGCGTATCCGTGTAAGTATTGTTTATTTCAAACGCCGCAAGAAAGAATCGATGATAGCCTATCTCTTCAAGCCAAGAGAAACCCCAGGAGTTTTTACGTGGCAAATGCTCAGTTTCCGCATACGTGTAGACCGAGCTTATGTCATGAGGCTTGTATTTTGTTCTGATTGTCATACGACTTTACTGAAATCCCCGTTTTGAAGAAGCTCCTCGGACCATGCTATCTCTTTTTCCATGAGTATCTTTGTTTCTGGTTCAAGGAACTTTCTCCACTCTTCCATTCCTCTTTTCAGATAAGAGCTTCTAACAGACTCGTAGAGTTCTCTGGAATGAATGAGATACATTTGATCTACTTCTATCCACTCAAGCAGCTCCATTATTTTGGCATCTGCTTCTTGCGAATATCCGAACAAGAGAAAGTTTGGATCATGACAATTGCATTCTTCCAAGCATAGGTCTTTCAACAACTGCTCTCTTTTGTCATATGGAATCGTCTTGTAAGACAAGGTTCTAACTTTAGAATCCCATTGTTTTGCACCATAATTGACAACGCAAATATATGGCAGATGAAAGTGATACCTTCCATTATCTGTGATATCGGGAGGATGAATCACACTATTATCGTGGTATTTGAAGTCGTCGATTCTCAAGGCTGGCTTGAGATTTGCATATTGTTGTCGGATTGCCATTTTGAAAAACGATTTTCATCAATAAATGTTGAACATGGGCTTGATGAATCTCTTGTAGATCAGATCAAGCTCTTCTTTGTTTGTTGCCGTTGTAGCAATAACCCAAGCGGCATAGTCTTCGCTCCAGTCAGCAACGAAGCCAACTGTTCCAAATCCCCATTGGTATTCTTTTGGAGCCTCTTGAAGCTCTAAGGAAAATTTGTTGTGGAGCATACCCGAGATAGCATTGTATTCAAGATATATGGGTCTTGCATACGATGGAGTCTTGATTGTAAGCAATGGTTTCCATGGCATGATCATCTTTTGAAGAGTAATGAATTTGCCTGGATTAAGGTACAAACTGTTTGAGTGAGCACCAAATGCATTTGTGTAGAAGCCTGCATTGAAATGGGTCTTCTCCAAATTGGGCGATGCCATGTAGATAAAGGCAGGCTTGTTTTTGTTGTAAGGCTTTGCTTCAAACTTTGCTGTCAATCGAATTGTCATAGCCATTTCACATTTCTTTGCATGACGTTTACTGCTTGATCGTAGATACGAGTCTCTGTTGTGACCATGGTGATATCATGATCGCGGATTATGCCTTGTTCAACAAAGATATCCTTGACGAGAGTCTGGATCCTTATGCCAATGTCATCTGGATATCTGTCAAACTTCCAGTAGTGAGTTTTTGGAGCTACAATCGAACCATGAGCGATTTCTATGATGTAACTTCTCACATTATCAACGGTCTTGTATTGAACAGAAGAGAACTTGGTTTGAACAAACTTCGGCTCAAGCATCATACAAGAATCGAAGTATTTCACACCACTTCTCATGGTATCAGAGAATGTTGCTCTGAACGCTTGATTGTAGCTGTGAATGCTATATACGTCGCTGTTTGCTCTAATAGCCATAGGAAGGTATTACTCTTGAATAATGAGAGTATTGCTGAGCAATCGGGTTGATGAAGGCTGTAACTGCTCTATGATAAGGACCGCCTTTGTCATAGTGACCAGACGGATTCCGAAACTTGTTAATCACATCAAAAGACAATCCATCGTTTGATGGCTCGATGATAAATGCATACGAGGGTCGAGTGTTATATTGGAAGCCAGCACTTTTTGTCAGAAGGTACTGAGTGGTCTTTGCCTTTCTTTTGCGTCCGTCTCCGAAGACTCCATAGGAAAAATGGATCTTGGTTGTGATATGAGTTCTTACCGAAGCATCTATCGTATCGGTGTAAGAACTTATATGTACGTCAACACGAAAAGCCCTGATGGAGTCTTTTCTTATTTGAGGCAATCTATCTTGTCTGCGTATTGTCATAATAGCTTAATGTTATACCAGTCTGGTGAAGCAATAAACCATTAACAACATTACTTGTTGCTATGCCTGAAAGCATAATCACGGTCTAGCATATCACCAATTTCACGCTTCATTGCTGTTATTGCCTTGTAAACGTCATATGGCATATCTGGATTTTGATTATATGACTTTTGAATTGACTTTTTCTCCGGTGAGAACAAGGAGTTGCCATCGAAGTTGCATTCATATACTTTCCATCCACAGAAGAATTCTGAATCAACGTTCTTTGATAGTCTAACTTCATCTTCTTCTGTGATTACGTCAGGAATTAGAAGACCTAACCTTGCATCTTCTATTCTCTTGCTGAGACTGAACTTGTCAGAGACGTTTTCGATGTATAGGCTGAGTTCACTTTTTGTTGTTGATGATGATGCAGATGTTTTGGCACTAGGATTGATAGCTTGAAACAGAGTGAACTCTAGCAAACCTTCTCTCACTCTGATCAAGTTATCCCACGAATCATAGATGAATGTATTCATAACAGGAATATATGGAGCCCAGACATATCCAGAAGTTAACATGTTGCTGGTACCTGTGCCTGTGTATTGCAACGACGTTGTGGCACTACTTGCTGTTATCGAAAGTGGGGTGTTTGCGTTGATAGTGATTGATGCTGTGCCTGTTCTAGTTGCTGGAAGGGTGATTGTGTTCGTAGTGACGCTACTTGTAGTGACGCTATTTGGATTTACCGTTGACCACCAAGGATTAGACGCAGACATATTTGTTGGCATCGGTGTTGTTACAACGCTTTGTACTTTTCCAATGTTGTCAACTCGTTTATCTATTACAACATGCCAAAAAGCTCTCTGACCGTTTAACAGTCCTCCATGAAGTCCTTTTGCTATAGATTTCCTTATTCCCATAATGACGACACCCTCCCCTTGCTCTTTTTTCAGTTATTGTGAGTATCAGTGTACGGGAATGCCTTTAGCTCGTATTGAATGGAATTGCTAAATGGAGAACTTGTCTCTGTGCGACATACAACAATGTAGTGTTCGCTGCCGTCTACTTGTTCATTTACTGTACGAACTTCTGAATAAGACTCAATGGAAGCGGAACGTGATCCGGTCTGAGACTTGCAGAAGTTTGTAATTCTCTGTTCTTTATGAACTGCATCGCGAGCCATTTGATTATTGCATGAGCTGATTCCAGAAACAGCAAATCCAATCAAAATACCTATGAGTGCAATCGGAGTCTCGACAATAAGAAACTCTAGTAGTTCTAGTGTTGCGCTGTATATTTTCTTCAATAGTTCTAGCATGGTTTTTGTTTTCTTCATTCTCAATTATTGTTGTTGCTATTATTGTTAGTTGAGGTGATTGTGCAGTTTTCGTTTATGAACTCGATGACGTTGTGGCTTCGGTCAATGATGTAGAAGTAATTGCCACGACGCTCGCTGTAGCCAACATAATACGCTTGATAGCGTCGAACTGACTCTGGACTGCTCATGCATACAGTGTCGTGTCCTTCGCTGTCAAAGTTCATTTGAACCATACGGTGATCGCATGATACGGTGATTACATGATTTATTTCTCTGTTATGCTGCCAGGTGTCTTCAACGTTTTTTGCTTCGTAGCGAATAATTCCAACTACGATCAAAAGAATTGCCAAAAAAGTGCCGAAGATAATGAAAAAGGCAAGCCAGCCAGCTTTTAGCTCATATTCTGTTCCTGTTGAATACCGATATGAATCATAGAAAATGTTTGTTAGCTTTTTCTTGAATGCTTTGTACTTATCGTTGAGTTTGTCTTTGAATGTTGTCATTTTTTGGTTATTCTTTGTGATAGATTATTGATATCTTGGATTGAAACTCTGGAAGGGTGTTTGTTGGTTTGCAGGACTCGTTGACATTCAGCTCCAACTTGATATTCTCACGAACACAGATAGCATCAAGTGCTCTCAATGCTTCAATGTCAAGCTTTCTTTCTTCTGTCAGAAGAAATCTGTTGAATTCCTGTTCTGTTGGAGAAGAAAGAAGCATATGTTTACTTGCCATTGTTCTTTTCTTTCTCTAGCTGTTGCCTAATTGCAAATAATTGCTTGGTTAGTGGTCCTTCGTTGTTTGTTGGATCAAACTTCTCAATGCTTCGCTTTCCAAAGCGTTTGTCAAGCATTAGAAATGCTTTGGTGATATCTCGCCTATCCATTTGCAAAATATCTGCTGGTTTGTTATTTATCCAATGCATCATGCCAACCAAAGCAGAATGAGTATTGTAAATGCCATTGTCCCAAGCTTTAGCATTTCTCTCTTCTTTCGAAAGAGTTGGTTCTAGCAATCTAAGCTCATAGACGTATCTATCGAACTTGTTAGAGTTTGCTTTGAAGATGGTCTTGCCATCAAAATGAATACGAAACTCTGATTCAGAAGAATCATGAGACTTTCTATACTTGGTTAAATGAACCGTGACTATGCCTTTGACAGATTCGGCAAAGTTTGACTCAACAAGCTTTTTTGTTTTGCTCCAAGTCATAGCGACTCCAATTTCTCTATTTCTTCATCTGTTAAATCAATGTAAAATGTTACCGTTGTTTCGGTTCCACCGAACTCATCGCCAATGGCTCTACCAATCGTTTTCAGAAGCCTCTTACATTCTTTTCTTGCTCTCTCAATAGAAGAGCCATTCATGTTTGAGACGCCTTTGAATGTGATTCCATCTGGATTAGCGAAGTATTCCATTATCAACCTCAAATATTTGGAAGCAGTCAACTAAAGGAAAATAGACAACTTGTCCGACTGAGCAATGATCTAAGTTGCCAACATTTGCTAGAGTGATTGTTAGTACTCCGTTGTTTGTTTCTCGTAGAATCCCTGGATGTTGACTCCAAAAGTCCACAGCAACTACAGTGCCTTGAATGTCACCATAATGACTATAAGTCGAGGCATCTTTCTTGGCTTTCAGTTTGTCGCCTACTTTTGGAATGTTCATTTGATCAGCCTCTTGTGATCTTAAAGATGTTTCCTGACGCATCGACATTTAGATTGATTCTGTCAGGACGATAGTCCATTGTGCAAATAATGTGTTGACCTTCAACAAAGGTTACTCGACACATGACACCGTGCTCTTTGCAATAAGCTCTGGCATCTGCTTCTGTCATTCCAATGAGTTCTTGTGGATCGAATTTGTCAATGTTCATTTTCTGATTGTCTTTCTTTTTGTTGGTCTAGGAGCACCGCAACAGTTGCAAGTATCGTCTTTTGCAGAAAAGCCTTTGTCGTATGCTTTACAGTATTCACAGGTTCTCTCACGATTGATTTCTTCAATTGCGCGGAGAGTTGGTTCGATAATATCACGTTGTACGTTGATTGCCATTTGTCTTTCTCACTTTAGTTGATGCATTGGTTCAAGTGGACCACATGGAAGTCCATTGGAAATGAATGTGTCTCTGATAAAGTTTGCTACATCTATGGCAGTAACTCCAGCAGGCAAGTCCTCGTAGAATGAAAGCTCTTCCACTGTTAACCCTGCTGCGTTGTCGTCACCACCAGAGTCCAAACACACTCTAAACTTATTTTCCGCTTCTCTAACGGTTTGATGAAGGACCATATTAATATCCTTGTTACATTGGTCAGGAAATACTTCAAATGGATAGCAATCGATGACATTTGTGTGTTCATTAACCTGTTGGACGCTTACTTTATGTTTCATGGCTCTCTTTCAATGTTCTGTTAGTTCTATAACTCTAGCATCCGAGACAAGCCGAATAAACCATAAACCGGATTTCATCAACGACGACCGCTCATTTTATCAAGCTGCTTGTAATGGAAATCGCTCATGTAAAAACGATGATATGGATTGAAACCAACAACGCATGATTCATAGTTCAGAATCAATCTATCGTGCCGGTGCTTAGAGATCCAACAGAAGTTAACAACATGCTTCTTCAACTCCGCATTATCTATCATCAAGAATCCATTAAGGTTCTTGGTGTCAAGAATCTGTGTATGCTCGGGGCGTAGTTCTGGTTGTCTTCGAATGGTCATATGTCAAAAAACAAGCTCTCTTGCTATGCTTCTAGGTCCGCAAACATCTTCAAGGAAAACCTTATTGACATAAATGTTAGCAAATGTGTCAGCTCCAATGCCATTAATTCTTGAATACCATGATCTTGGTTCATTGTACATTCGATACAATTTAATCCAGTCACAGACCATGACAACGTAGACGTTGGTTTTGTTCTTTGTCCAGTCATAGTCCAGATAGCGATCGACGGTGTAGCTAAAGGTTTTTCGTATTGCCATTGTTGTTGCTCTGCCCTATTCCCAAACTTTGTCTCTGGTAGAAAGAAACTCATGGTGCTCTTCAATAAAGTCATCAAAGAAATTCAAGAGCCTTGGACCAAGATGCTTCTTATGATGCCTGCCAATTCTACTTCCTGTTATCATTTCAAGTCGAATCGTTGAATCATTAAGCTGCATTGTCCAGTCCTCAATTTGTTCATCGGTAAGTTCATCCAATGGACTGTCAGAACCTCCTCGGATAAAAGACTTCGTGACTCTCTTGTAAGAGTCTTTGTGTGCAGAGTATTGGTACTCAATTGTCCCAATGGAATAATTCATTGTTGTTGTCTTCACATCAACAAAGAGATCTATGGGATTCATGGCATATCCATGATGGATTGAAGCGTCAAGTTCGTAATAGTAGTAAGGCACAAAGTTAGGATCTGCCTTGGCTAACGCAGTTTCTTCTTCCAAAGATCTTGGAAGCCTGCTTAGCTTCTTGATATCGAGGTATTTGTTGACTCTGATTGTCACGGTGATCGTTTCTTGATTGGAATGTTGTACTGCTCGCACAATGGGTACAAAACAGGCGAAATCAAGAAGAAGAACAATTCAGGAGAGATTCGTATGTCTGAGAATTCCGTCAAATTATACTTTCTTGAACATGGATTGCCCATTGTACCATCAGAAACAATGTGTGCTGTTGTTGACACGGTTTCTTTGGTATACATTCGACTGGTATGGATATATGAGTGATACCCGAACGTTAGACGAGGTTTGTTCTTCATCGTTCTTGCGACACGACGATTGGATAGAAATGTGGTTCGAATGGTCATGAAGCTTTTCTCAGTAGTCTAACCTGATGTTGTATTGCTCACAGAGCTTTTGAAGCTCTGGCTTCAAGAAACTGTTAAACATAACGTGTCCAACTCGATATTGGAATAGTTCATTGTCAATAGATCTTGTCAACTGCTTATTGGTTCTTTTTATCGGAATAATATAGCAAGTTTTGCTAGAGTGGTTGTTCTTGGTGTGAAGTTCTTCCTGCAAGAGAGAGTGATATCCATACGTGATAGCAAAAAATCCATTCTTAGACCAGTGCTCATTGTACAAAAGTCTTGCTGTTCTTCTTGAAGAGACAAATGTGGTTCTAATTGGCACGCTTTTTATTATCCCTGTTGTAGTCATCAATGAACTGCTTTGTTTGCCGTTTAAGGAATTTTGAGTCTACAAAAGTGTCATAATGGATCAGACTGGCTAAGTTTATCTTGCGTCGATATCCGCTGTAGTATAGAAAATAAGAATCTGTATATTGAATAGGCATTCTTGACGTTGGTGCCCATTCAAGATCGTTAACCATGACATGAGCAATTCTATCAGACAGCCATGAATCAAACAGATCTCTCTGTTTTCGATTGAGGAACTTGTCGTATTCGGTGTTCTTGAACCATAGCTTTTTCAAGAATGGAAACACGTAGGCATACGAGAACCAGAATGCATAGTAATGAACGAACGATCTGGTTCCAAGACCGATCTTGTTCATGTTGATTAAGCTTTGCGCTGTATTGTTTGATCGAATGGTCATATGATTGTACTCATACTGGCATATTCTGTGTATCAATGTCAACTTCTTCCATCATTTTCATAACGGCATCAACAGCAAATCTTCTCTTGTGCTTGTTTGCATAGATGAGCAAGAGTGCTTCTGTTGTTTCTCTGTAGTCGGCAGCAAAGCTATAAGATGGTCCATGGTTATTGATACCCTTTGTCCAAAGGTCTTCCATGAAGAAACGCCGAGGATCATCTGTTGCTTCCATTATGAATCCTGTTACCACGTCAATATAGGCATTTGGAGGCATACGTCGCATTACACGAAACTCATGACCAACTCTTTTGGTCGGGATATTCCAACGAAATAATGCGCGAGCACGAAACGTAGTGCTGCCATACAAGAAGACGTTATGACGAGCGTCGGATATCTTGTACTTGAAAGTCGTTCTCATCATAATGGCTTGATTCTTGGATTGCCATTCTCGTCAACAAGACTTTCTTTCGACAGAGCATGTTCTAGATTGTAATCATAGAGAACCTTGGCAATTTGGACCAAAGCAGTTGCCGAAGTTGACTTGAGCATTGTTGCAGGGGCGTGGGTTCTCGACATAACGTAACTGTATTCTGACGTCTTCGATGACCAGTTAGCTCCTACAACTCCTGCAATTGTCATGCTATGCTGACCGCCTCCAATAAGCTTTACATCTTCAAGACTCAGAAGCATATCGGCATGAACAAATGCCAGAGCATTAATGTGTGCCAGTTCTTTCTTACCAGGGAAAACGGGAACCTCTTTAAACTTGGCATTCATCGCATCAATGATATTTTCCGGTCCCATGAAACGACTTATTATTACTTTGATTGTATGACGCATTGGCATAAAAAATATTACTCTTCTTCTTCTGTTTCTGGATATATGGTACCGTAGGTTAAAACATTATCAATGGTTCTCTTGTACCTCTTGCCGAGAATATCATTCTTTAGATTGCAGAACATAGGAACGAACACTTCTCGTGACCAGACTCTTGAGGACCACAAACAACCCTTTGCACTTGGCTCCAAGAGAACCTCTGAACGATGAATTCTGAGTTCGTTGTTTTTGTGGTTTATCTTGTTCCAGTCCGTGAACGTTACATGCACCAAGGGAACGTTTATCTTGTGAGCGTACTTGTATTGGTTGGGGTTATCAGGAGAATAGGGTTTGCTGCCACGACGTTCGCTTCTAAGGCGCTTCAACTCCTCAGACGACCGCTTGTACTGTCCAAAGGTTACAGAGCCTTCTAGGGGATATAGATAAGACCCTTTCTTTGTTGATGATGATGATGACGGCTTCTCATGGAGTAGAATGCGAATGGTCATTTTCCAAAGATATCCTTTTTCTTTCGCTCTTGAAAGTTTGAAAGAATGGAGCAGATCTCTTTGTGCATGACAATTTCGTTGCTGCACATTCCAAATCCGTTTGATTGGCTAGTAACAGTCATTTCAAAGAACTCTTTGTTTTTGCCATCTCTTCCCGTTATTGATATTGACAAGGGCATTGAGATACGTGCAACGCCCAGGAGCGAATATGTGTTATCGTTCTCAGATTCATATGACCAAAAAACAACATGCCTTACTGAATAAGGATCGGGAGTATGCAGATCCCATGAAGGGAGCTTAACAGTCTTCATCAAGGGTTTTTCTATGGTTGTTCTGATTGGCATGTTATCGCTTTGGATTGAACAATCCGACGAAAGGATAGTCTGTGTTTGGATAGAAAATATGTTGGTTTCTGCTGGCAACAGACTTCTTGAACGAATCAACCTGATTGCGCTGACGCTCTCGCATATTATGATATGCTGCAAGCTTACTATAGCCGATCGAAAATCTCACGGAATTGAAGTCGTCCCAATAGAACCTTTTCTCTCTCCCTGCTTGTTGGCGAAGAGTTAGTGAACAAAGGAATATGTTCACAATAGAAGAGTGTAATTTGGTTATGCTTTCTGTTCTGATTGTCATAGACCTACATCCTACCATTTCAATGGATCCAAATAAAGATATTGATCTATTATTCGCTATACAATCTCATTTCTCATCCTACGAAGTATTTTGTCCATTCTTTGATGCATATCGATTCTACGAGCAAACTCTTCTTGGGACTTTGCTATGTCAATTAGCTCTTCTGTTTCTCTGGCAGAAAGAACAAACCTGCTTTTGATTACTATGGTTCTTGTATCAGGGTCAACAGTTATAGCGTTTCTGCTTCTGGTCTTTAGTTTTTGCCCACCCAACTTCCTTATCTTTTTGGCAGTCATGTAAGTTGTTGCAATCCCTGTACGAGATACTATCGTTTTTGCCAATATATTGCCTGTGTGTCCAAAAGTGTAGTAAGTCTTGTGGAAATCAAGACTTTGGATTGGATCGGATAGATAGTCCAAAACGTTCGAAACAACAGATGCGCCAGGCTTCATACAATCAAACATTGCCTTCCAGCGCAAGACCATTGTTGTTGCTTCCTTTTTTTTGCCAACCCTTGTGTTGATATAGAGACTCTTCGTCATGTTGAAATTTCCCCATGGACGATTGAAATATCTCATATGCTTCAAGCCAAGATACATCTTGCCTGTCTTGTGAGTTGTTCGAATTGTCATGGCAATCTTCCTTCTCTCTCTATTGTGTTGATGAAACTCAAAAGAGTTACATTTCTGTTTTTGAATGAATGCGAGTGAAAGTAAATGGAAGCCAAGTTGTCTTGGTACAGCATTCCAATGTGATACCAATACTTCCCTGATTTATAGGGTCTTAGCATTGCTTGTTTGTTGGTGGTGAAGTCCCAACTTGTTGGAGATCCAAACATGGCAAGCGTTACGTGAACATAAGGGTTTGAAAGACTCTTGGAGATTCTCTTGCGTTCAGCAGAAGGAGACTTGAATGGCTTGTATTGTCCTGTACGTATTGTCATAGCTGTTGCTCAGCGATATTGTCCACAGGTTTCATTCCAAGGATTGCACGAGCTTCGTTTCTATGTGCTGTACTCTTCCAAGGGCTTAGATCAAGAGCACCGTAGTTTTGATCAACGTGTATGACTCTGAGAACAGAACTAACATACATATTGCCATCATAAATACGGAGAAACCTAGACGATTCGTCTGCGTCGATAATGCAAATGCATAGATTGTCAAAATCCCATGGCATGTATCCTCCCGGTGAGTTTATCTGTCTTCTGATTGCCATTGTTTGTTGTTTTCTTTTTTCTACTTTTTATGTGCGCTGCGCGGAACGACAATCTGATTGTAATAGTCGTACGTTATGGAAAATGGAATTTGGCAGCAGTTCTCTTTCAAGAAATCGAGTACATATTTGAACAACCTTGAATCCGAGTCAATTCTGTCAATGCCAATCAAGCTATACAGTAGTGCATCATCTGACTGATGAAAACAATAAGCTGCCTCTATAAACGAGCCATATCGACTAAGACACCTTAGATGAGTTCTATATCTTAGAGAATGAGAATTGGGTTCTGATACCATAAAATGCACAAAGTTACCAGAAGCGTGCTGATACTTTGCTAAGTCTTGCTTCTCCAGCTTTGTTAGCTCTGGAGTGAACCACATTGCTGTCCTCCACAGATATTTGACTTTGCTAATGAAGGCATGAATCGGCGAGTTCACCTTGCTCTTAGGAATGCCAAGGTTGTCAATCACAATCAGATGATTGTTGTCTTTATGGTTTGATACTCGTATTGTCATTTGTCCAAATCCCTTCTTGCTTGTTTCAAGATTGGATCAATAACTCTGAGCTTACAATCTAGACCAAAGAAATCAACAGGAACTCTAGACATTCTGAATTTTAGACCATAGGCGTGTCTGATGTTCGTTGTTACTTCGTAATGTATTGAAAAGTTATCGTTTATAGGACCGATGCGCAATCGTCTTATGACATAAGACAGACTCTCCGTACGAAACAATCTTACAGACTGCTCTGTGTTGATCCAGTCATTATGACGGATGGTCATAGCTTCTCACCACACTCCATCTTTCTCCACAGCTTGATTGCATGTTGATTGGCAATGGAAATGTTGTATTCGGTTACAGTCTCTTGCGAGAGCATCCAAGACTTGTTGACGCGATCATACGAACCAAGTTGAAGTCTGTAGATAACCCAAGCCGGATCTGTGTTATAGCTCATCCACGCATGAGGAATGTTTGTAGGATTGGGACTAACATTATAGTTGTGAACCTGTGGAGGAGGAGAATGACGAGTTTTATTCTCACGACAACAGACAATCTTCAACTTGTTCATTTCTTGCATCATGGTGTTCATCGAGGAGCCCCATTTTGTTGGAGATGCTGCCTTTGAGAACTTCATGTACGAAAAGGGATATTGAATAGCAGGGATTCTTTGTCTAATGGTCATAGTTCCCACCATCTTGGTCGTTCTCCAAGCCCATATACAATATAGCTAACGTGCTCCTCGATGTAATATGGCACAGAATGTGCGTAAGCCGCAGTCATGAATCTTGGAAGCACAGCGGGATCATTTTTTGTGGACGAAAACTTGTTGAGGATTGCCTCACGATAGGAAATGAATGTGTTCTTTATTGGCAGCTTGGTAAGTGCATCTATTAGCCATGGCTGTGACGATTCCAAAAAGACTGCCATACGCATCTTTGATGCGTTGTATATTCTTTGTTGCTGTTGCTGTTGCTGTTGTCTTCGAATGGTCATAGGGTTTGTAACTCCCATTGTATAGAGAAAGATTCAAACAATAAACATAACCAAACATTATGCTTGTGGTACGTCCATCATCATTCTCGTATATTCGTGCGCGAATTCATCGAAGATTCGTTGAAGCCTCTTGTTGTCCTTGTGAAATCCTTTCAATGAGAGATCGAAAGAGATAACCGAAAGAAAATGAGAAACGAACTCTTTCGATCCTGAATAGGAGCCAGCAATTCTTGTTGCACTTTTTTTTGTTTTGCTTCCCGAAACGTTGACAAAAACATTGCCAATAACAATAAGCTTGTTTGTTCTAAGCCAATCAATCTGAGTGCCCACCGAGCAATGGATCGCGTTAAGATAGCCATGATAGGGGAAATAGGTATAGCTATCAAGAGAGGCATTCTTTTTTATGCTTGAACGTATTGTCATAATGACTTTTTCACCAATGAATCGTTCCCGTTTCAATGATCTTGTCGAAGTCTGTTCGATATTCATGAATAGAACCCATTCTGAGACAGAGAACAGAAAGAATCTTTTGTGCGCTCTTAACCCTAGCTTTTCTAAAATGCCAAGATTGAATATCAAGATAGAGCATTCTGTGTCTCATTTCGGTATGTGTTGTGCCTGTGAATATGTTGGTGTAAATCTCTTGTGTGTAGACTGTCATGATCTTGACAAAGCTTTTGCATTTGAATTGTGATCGGGTCTTATCAGAAATAGGAGCATACATAGACTTTCTCCAAGACTCATAAGTTTCCTTCAAGATCTTGTCGGTAAGCTCCATCTTCTTCTTTGATATAAGCTGTACTCGGATTGTCATTCGCGTATTCCTCTTTCGAAGTCTTTCCACAAAAAAGAGACTTTATCATTTGAGTCTACCGACTTCTTCCGCGAGAAGAAGTATTCGGAGCTTTTGTTGTAAGGAAACCATGTGATTAAATCTATTGTGACCAAATGATCAGGAAGACCAATATGAGAACTACGCAGCGTGACAATCTTGGGAGATCCAATTGGGTTATATGGATTGCCATGTACATGCTTTGTTACTTGGTCCAAGTCAGAAACGTAACTTGCTCTGATTGTCATAACTCACCTTTGCTTATCCGATGCCATATTTCTATTTCTCTTAACAAAGCAATAGTATTTGCTAGGCAAGGACCGAAAGAAAGATTGGAAACGGCATTCTTATGACGTGGAACGTCCACGGCATCAAACATGACATATGCACTTGTTGTGTTTCTTGATTCATAATAGATAACGATTACAAATCTTGTTGTACGATCCCATCGCATACGCTCATAATCAAATGGCGTTAGATGCCTGACTCTAATACTCATCGATAAGTTCTCCTTCTCGTATTCTACGAATATCTGGACAACTCGTGTTTTGTATACGTCTTTCTTTTGGTACCACGACATTATTGTAGCGATCAGGACGATGATAGAATGTATAGGCAAAAAGTGGTGGACGGCTTCTGTGATCCTCCAATTCTATTTCATTTGGTGAATGACAAAAACACATTTCAAAACCATATTCTTTCACGATACCAAGAAAGAGTTCATGAACTGCCAACGTTACTTTTCTGGTAAGTTCGACAGAGTTTTGAACCAGTTTGTAGTGAACAACTATATTGTTTCGCAGAGAATTTGCGTCTGTCTTGGCATAATGCAAAATTGCATCTTCGCCATACTTTTCCTTTTTTACAGATCTAAGGCTAGGAGAGTTGTAAAACGCAAGTTCATAAGGATATGTGTCTGTATAATGAGCGGAAGCGTGAAGGGCATAATGATACGCCTGACCAGCATAAAATCCAAACTCTAAATGAACATAGGCTGGCGCTGTTATGTCTTTGACATAAGATTTTGAAGCTCTAATGGTCATCTAGGTGTCTCCAAGACTTGTTGTAAATCTCTTCATAATGGTAATGATGAAACTTCTTTGGAAGCGGTGGAGTTGGAATGTTGTAGCCCTTGGGGAAATAGTTTCTCATGCGAAGATGAATAGCATCTTGCCAGGGATAATCCTTAGAATCTTCATGCCACTCTCTTGTGAACTTAATACCAATCAAAAAGAATGCTGCTGTTTCGTATAGTCCCTTGATTGGACCCCAATGAGCCATTGCTTGCCAGTAATGACAATGACAGACTCGTGTCACAATATCAAGGCTGTTGCCATCAAGGCTGTATAGGAGTTGGGTTCGAATGGTCATGAAAGGGTTCAGCTTCCCATTAGGTCTATCAGCTTCATTGCTGACTGATCGTACAAGACTTCAACGTTACGTCTGTTGAGTTCCTCCAACAATCCTGTTGTTTGATGCGGAGACTCCAGCAACGAATCCAATATATGCATTTCTGCTTTCTTAGAGAACTCAAAGGATTTTGGTTTCATTAGCCTAAGACCAACCAACATGTACTCCACGAATTCTCTCAAGGTCTTAATCTTTTCTAAAGAAGAGAACGTATATCTCACATGATATACGTCAGCATACACAAGACCCATTAACTCAACAGCGTGAGGCGTATAGACAACAAGCTTAGGCATTGTGTTGACACGCAAGCCTTCTGTAGTCCTCGTAGGATGAGGCTTGCTTCTCTGTGTATAGACAGGAAGATCTGATTTGAATGTTGTTCTAATTGCCATACTGGTAGTATTCCGTTCTCAACTTACGAAATTGGCTTCTTTGTGCATCAGATATCCGATTATCATCTACACCCCGACGCCAAAAGAAAATACGTTCAGATGGATTTGGGGCTTCTGGTCTATCGTATACGCAGATACCATATCGATAGTCTAAAACCCACGAAGAGGGGTTCCATATTATAAAAGGCATTCCAAGACGAGGAGGATAGGGACGACATTCAACAATAAGAGACTTAGCCTTTTTTATTGTCTCTGTTGGAATCTCGGATTTGAATGTTGTTCTAATGGTCATTTGCTTCTATCTGTATCCATCTGTCTGTGAAAATGCGTCCACCTGAATGAACAGAAGCATCTGGTTCATAGTCTGGTGAGTTCCAAGAAGGTGCGTACTGCCAACTAGGATAAAACTTGAACGTCGTCTTGTAGACCCAAGGAAATTCAATTGGGATGGTCCATGTATACGCAAACCATCTGTTTTTTCCAGCAGGCTTGCTATATTTGTCCAGAAGCGCAACAAGTCTCATCTTTGAGTTGTCAGACTTGAATGATGGTCTAATTGCCATACTTACCTGCCTCTACCTCATGCCATTTCTTTATTTTTTCTTCATCTATTTCGATCCGTTGAGCAAGTCTTTTCTTGTGGCTAAAGTAGAACCTTTCGTCGAAGACTTCTGGATATCCCTTGAACAGTAAGTCTTGATGCATAAAGCGTTCGTCAGAAATCATGGAACCGCCAATCGTCGCTCGGTAGAGAAATGCTTCTTTTGTTACAATACGAACTCTGTTGTTTGGACTCTTGAATGTAATTCGAATGGACATACTCTTACTTCCTTCTGCCATTCTCTATGTCATGCCAGATATCTTCAAAAGCACGATAGTCTTCACTAGCACAATTTGCATAGAATGATCCAGCTTTTCTAAAGAACCATCCAGTCTTCATTGGATAGTCGCTATTCATATACAAGAAATTATAGTGAATTGCATCTGGTTTATTTGGATTCATTGCCAGAGTGCGAAACTTCACTTGTGAAAGAATACGAACTCGCGTTTCTGTGTGCTTATATGAAGTTCGAATTGTCATGTGCTTTATTTTTCGTTTTTTCTGTCTCTCAGCAAGGGATATCCAATCTTCCGACAGATTTCGTAGTAGACAGGCAATATCTCTATCATGGCTTTTTCCGGTACGTTGTCAAACATGGCACTAAACGTTTCGATTGGATACCATTCAATCTTCGACAAGCCATTGTCATTTATCCACTGTGATATCCGTGAGCTGCATGTAAACAGAGTGCAAAATCTTCGTGTTTTATGAACAGAAAGATGAAACACTTTGCTCTGAACATCATAGAACGCAAACTGGTTGATCTGCTTTAGAGCTACTTGAAGTCTTGGAAGCTGCTCTTCCGAATATTGGCTTCTAATGGTCATTGTATTCTCGCAAGATTTCTTCTATGAATTGATGAGCCTTGCGAGTCGAGTCGTTTTTTGGATCTTTCTTCCAAGGGATTGTTACATACTGCTTGGTCCAAACGTTGAACTTGCTTATATCATCCCAATTGCGAGATTTACCATTAACTTGATAGTAGACCGTAACTTTTCCTTCTTGGAATTTTGAAACAGGAAACTCTAAAGGATGCTCACAGTTTGGTATAACCACCCCTAAAGTAAAGTAATAGGACGTTCGTCCGCTACTTCTCATGCTCAGTAGACTACTACAGGCTCTTTGAGTAAAGATATAAACCCTCGTCTTCTTTTGTTTCCAAAAGAGATTAGAAAGGGGTTTTGATAATGTTGTGGCTCTGATGGTCATCGCACTAAAATTGCAACCTTCCTGTGATTCTTATGGAACCATCCCTGCTTGTTTGGCGGAAAAGACTTTGCATATGAATAGGAGATGTTGTTAATCTCTCTGGCAAGATGGGATTGGCAAGTGTCTCCAAGCCAACAAAAACTTGGCTTCATTTCATGAAATCTCATATAAATGCTAACGTTGTCGCTACGAAGAAGATTGGTCATTATCAGAACTCCTGGATTATGCTCTGGTTCACGGAACATGGCAACATAGATCCATTCGTAATCTCCTGCTACTCCTACCCTGTGATATCTCGCTTTTATCTCTATTGTGGCTCGTATGGTCATGAAATTAAAGAGCCTTCCATGATAGAAGCAAGTGCTCTGAACTGCCCTGGTCCATACAAGGTATATATGTCAGACATATGCGTACCTTGCATGTAGGCATTCCAGGGACATTCGTAATCTCCTACATCTCTTGTAAGTTGGTTGATTATGGCAGGATTTCTTGCTGCCGGTGTAGTTGCCAAAGTACCATTGATGATCTTCAAGGCTGCGTCAGAGAAGAAATAAGCATGAAAGACGTACAGCACAGGATTGACAAAAGCAAAGGAAGGAGAAGAAGAAGAAGAAGAAGGCAGATGACTTCTTGAATACTTTCTTGTTAGTGAAGCTCGAATGGTCATAGGTGTCTTTTTCTCATCGTGTTGCTTTCTTTGTCATTTCTTGGATAGGGAATGTCATACACAATGTTGTCGTAGATTTCTCTAAGCCGACAACTTGGATTATGAACAAGAAATCTGTAAGAAAAAGTGCCGTCATCATCATCATCATCATCATCTACCTCGTCAATAATGCGAAGCAAATAACCTTTTGCGTTGCTATGAGAAACGATCTTGAACTTGTAGGTATTACGATATCCAGAGCTCTCGATCAAGGAGGCAGGAAGCTCTATCGATCCATAGCAAGAGTTTACGTTTCTTAGGTCTGTTGTTCGAATGGTCATAAAATAGTCTAACTTCCCTTCTCTCTTTCTCCTCTTCCGATTGAATCCCATATGTCTCGTTCTTCTGACATGTTCTGATTGCTGCGTTTGAAGTTCACAGAGAACAGAGTTTTGTTATTTGTTGTTCCGTTATCGGAAGAAATGCTTGTGGTACGAGAGATTGTTGCCGTGATTCTTCCTACTTCATAACTGCCAACACCGAACGGACTGTTAAAATCTTTCTCAATAGCTCTGTAATAATTCAAGTCCTCAAGGGTGTAAGTGCGGACCTTTCCATCAACAGCTTCTTCATAAGCTATTTTGTCAAGAATTCGATCAATGTTTGACTGGATCCTATCTGTCCAGTAAGCATGGGAGTCTGGATCTGGATACTTCTTTACATGAGTGAACGTATTGAGGAGCAATAGTCCCGATCCATCTATCATTGCTTCTCTTTTTATTCCTTTTCTTTTGCAAATGACATCTCCAAATAAAAGAGAAGAAGAAGAAAGACTTCTTGCAATGATCTCGATGTTGATTGTTGGTATGGAGATACGGATGGTCATTGTTTCTGTTCTTCCTCTTTGTCAAACAGAAGATGAAACTGTTCAGAAGAAGTGGTCTGACAGATTGACGATGAATCAAAGCCTTTGTCAACGCTCAGGAACTTCAATACAGGCTTGTATCCTGAATAGAATGCGCCATCGCGACACAATACAAGTTGCCTTGTTGTATAGGTTCCCATTCCGGTAGGAGAACGTTCAATGGCATCAATGACACGTTGGTTTTGCATGATAGATTTTTCGTAAAACAGTCTGTCTTTTTTATGCTTTGCTGTGTACATAAGCCTGTTTAGATTGTCATTCTGTTGTTTCAAGTTCTTTGCCATTGCAGCTTGGTCAAAGTTCATTACATGCTTGGTAACGATCTTGATCCCTTTGTCTCTAAGGAAGAGGAGGGAGGAGAATGATAGATCTTTTTGTTGTCTACGGATGGTCATATAGAATGGAATATAACCCCATTATAGGTTATTGTGCGCCGACAATAAACAAAAGAAGGGATTTTCTCAAATGTGCTCTTGAAAGCAAGAGCAATTGCCGCTAAAAATAGGAAGATTGTTGTTATTATCTATTGCCGACACTAAAACTGCCAAGAGGAAGATCTAGCAGATGAGGACAGTGATCTAAGATAGCTTGCCTGGTAATGGCATGAAGCTTTCTATTGATCTCGTCACATTCATCATTCCATTTTTTGTTAAAAGTGGCATATACATGCTCTTGAGAAGAAGAACAGTTAAGCCGAAAGAGAGTTCCTTTAACGGTATCCATGGAATACTCTGATGAGCTATTAGAGGAAGAAGAAGAACTAGCATCATGAGAATGGAAGTTCAGTCTAACGTATGTATAAGGAAACCCAAAGGCTCTTGAATGGTTGGCTTGGATAGCTTGTTTGTATTGCCAGAGAAAGCTATCCGATAGCTTTACTGTTTCTAATAAGACTGTTGTTCTTGTTCTTCTGATTGTCATAAGTTCCTGACAGTAGTCTTTAGTCGTATAGATACCAATAAGCTACGTCCCAATAAGCTTACAGTAAAAGCTTAAATAAGCTTACAGTAAAGCTACCAATAAGCTTAGCCCCTCAACAAAGCAAAGTAAACATAATCGAATGGATTCTTATTCCATTGTGAGATTATTCAAAGTGTTCAGAGTAAGTGCCACCAATGATAGGGGTAGGGTGGCTATAGGTGGGTACCCCTACCGTATTAGTGAGGGGTTTACACATGCAGAAAGTGGTGCTAAGGGCTTAAAGGAATTTTTTGGGAAATTTGGAGGTCAATTTGGAAATTTTTTTCCTGGAAAATTTTTTTCTGGGAAATTTTTTCCATACTTATAGGGAATATGTCAACCAACAACAATAACAGTAATAGCAACAATAGAACCTTTGGTGTGGAATTCGAACTGTTCTTTACGAACAAGGGATGGGTACAGTTTGTATATGACAACAGGGATGTTATAGGACCAGAGGTTATGAGAACAAGAGTTCCTAGAGAAGATAGAGATATCTTTATGAAAGCTATGAATTCTGGTAATGCGAAGAAGTTTGAAAACGAAGTCAACATGTTTATGTCTGACAACTATGATGTGATTGAACTTGTGCTCTATAAGAAACTGGGCTTTCCTAAGTCCTGGGAGACTACCAGTGACCAGTCGATCAACGGTGGACAGAGTGAGGCATTCTCTATAGAGATTGTCACTCCACCGCTCTCAGAGGCTTCTGGAGGGTTTCAAGAGATTGTTAGGTTCTGTCGGGCATTCAAACCCTATGCTTCGGTTAACAAGTCTACAGGCTTGCATGTTCATGTTGATGCCAGGGAGTTTGTTAAAAAGAGCGAACAAAAGAATCTATCTCATAGACTCTTGGTTGCTCTTATGAGCTATAAGAGCGTTGAGCCTTTGTTTGATCAACTTGTTGCTGCCAGCAGAAGAGGAAACAAGAACAAGAAAATGGCACAGGCTACTCCAAAGGAAGAAGAACTCTATGGTGCTTACAAGGCTGCCATAAAGAGAGATAGCAAAGACCTAGAGAGTTACATTTCTACCTTTCAGGGCGATAGATATAACAAACTCAATCTTTGGAGTCTTGAGAAGCACGGAACCCTTGAGTTTCGACAAATGCATGGAACCCTTAACGAGAAGCTCATCATTGGTTGGACCAAGCTTGCTCTTAACTTCATTGAACAAGTCCTTAAGACCGATGCAGAGCTTAGATCATACTTTATTGAGCAACAGAAGCTCATAAAGAACCAATACGGTCAAGTTAAGAAAGACCTTGAGACTCAATATCCGAAAATGAAGGATATTGACATAGACCTCATCATAGACGAGTTGATCCATAGCAATGATGATTTTTGGTTATCGCGCGTTGTTCAAAATCCAAAAGACTTACAAAATGCAAAGAAGATTATTTTTGCACTTAAGAACAACTCTGTTGATTCGAGGGCAGCGATCGATTATCTAAAACAAGTGATTGCAAAGAACCAAAAGAACCTTGTTCCAACAAGAACCTATAACCAAGCCAAGCAGGCATATCAAGCAAACCCATTGGCAGAAGAACAAGAACAGCAAGAACAATGAATAGTAGTATTATCAACAATAACAGAACCTTTGGTCTTGAGTTTGAGCTTGGATATCCAAGCGAGGCTAACTACATTTCCCTTATTCTCGACAACATCAATGCTCTTGAGAGATTCAGAGACTATGAGTATGATGACGATGAAGAACTTAATGCAGAAGACCCATCAAGAGAAGCTAGAGTAAAGAAGGAATATAACCTTGTTATCTCTAGAAAACATCCAAAGACGGACTACTACACGGACATTGTTTATTTCCTGTTCAACTTCTTGCAGAAATACTATTATTTCAGAGATTTTGCAGACCCAGAGCATCCAGACACTTATGAACTTATGCGAGTCATCCTTGACTCTAGAGGTTTTAAAGGATGGGACGTTCACCTTGATTCGTCTATCAAGAAGCTAAAGCTATCCATGGAGATTGTTACTCCTCCTCTTATGTTCAGTCCAGACTCTATTGGGCAAGTGACTAGGTTCTGCAACTGGATGCAGAAGTATGCCATGGTCAATGATACCACGGGTCTTCATTGTCACGTAGACGCAAGGGAGTTCAAAGAAGTTCCTGCTAAGTTCACAGAAAGACTTGTCTTGGCTTTGTTTCATTACAAGAGCCTTGAACCTGTTTTTGATAATCTTGTGATGGCACAAAGAAGAGGGAATGAAGCGTACTTTGCTCAAAGCGGTCCAGAGATTGAAAGATTGCTTAGCATCTACAAGAATGCCATTGTGGATAAGAATGCATACGCAGACGAGCTTATCACAATGTTCCAAGATGAAAGGTACTTCAAGCTCAACCTTCATTCCCTAGAGAAACATGGTACCTTGGAGTTCCGTCAGATGCACGGAACATTAAATCCAATCCTCGTTAAGAACTGGGTAACTATCTGCGTTAGCTTCGTTAACATGATTCTATCCACAGAACACCTGTTCTTGGATCTATTCTCAAAGCTCAACAAGGAGCTGGCAGCAAACCAACAATCCAGCAGCACTCTCCCTAGAGAACGAATCGATCATATGATTGAAAGCGGAGAGCAATTCTACACCGTTGGAATACCTTCTGTTATAGCGGTAGCGATAAGAAATGCATTTTATCCTTCTTCTCCTTCTGGGGGAGATACTGTTGAAAGCAAGAATGCTTCGTTTGTATATAACAAGATAGCAACAGCAAAACCGCCGCAGCTTGGACTCTCGTACGTTGGATTCATTGAAGACAAACAGCTATATCGCTGGTATCTAGATCTAACCAAGATCAAATCATGGATGGACCAAGTTAGCGGACAGGCTCTTCCTGATACTGTGTTTCAAGCTCTGCTTCAAAGGGTAAAAAATGGCATTCGTAGATACTATAATGATCCTGAGAACATTTATGTCGAGGCTGCTGATGACCTAGAGACACCTAAGCTTGTTGCAATCTCTATGACTGAAAATATATTGAATAATCGATTTGGAAGGTTTGAAACAATCGACCGTCTATCCAACAGAAGAGCAAAAGACAACCAAACCATTAACCGAGTTGGCCAAGACTTCAAACAAACCCAATATGACCTTGCAAAGAATACACCTGGCATAAACAAGTCTAGAGCAATTGCGCAGGCAAGAAGACAAACCGAAAGAAGACCTCTTGCAGAAGATTATCTGGATGAGATAGAACTTTTTTGATCTTTTGTTGTATACTTATCCTTGGCAACACCATCGAAA